TTATATAAACCTTTACTTTTATATCAATTTTATTATAAACTTGTTATATGATTAATATTCATATAAAAAATTCATTTTCTCAACTTTTGAATGTGGATTCAAAGACTATTTCTTTGGTTAGAACTACCTTGACCTATCAAGACGATGAGGTCGCCAAAGAAATAGTCAACCTATTCATGCAAATCAAAATAGCTCAAAGGAAAAAATTGAGTTATAAGATCGAATTTTTTAGAAAAAAAATTGAGATTTTAAAACAACAAGAAACTGTTTGTCTTCTTGATCAGGAAAACTATTTTCCAACCGGACTTCTCTTTATGGTTGAGGAAGTTCTTAAGAACAACAAATCTAAATTTGAAATTTTAGATCTTCGAAAAAAACCAAAGAAATCAATAAATTACCAATGGTATTCTGATTTAAATCTTCGATACTACCAAAAAGAGTCTATTGATTTAGGTTTAAAATATGGTCGAGGGGTTTTTGAACTGAGTATAGGCAGTGGTAAAACTCTTGTAATGCAGCAATTGGTTAAAGAACTTGGTGTAAAAGCCTTAATAATTGTTCCTGCAAAGAATCTGAAACATCAATTAATGGAATCATTTAAAGATGCTTTTGGTTCCAAACAAGTAATGGAGATAACTTCTGATTCCGTCAAAACTAAAAAACCAATAAAGAATATTCGTTTTGCTACAGTTCAAACTTTGGCTTCTCTGCAAAAACAAGGTCTATTAGAAGCTGTAATTTGGGATATAGACTTTATTGGAATTGACGAGGCGCATCACTCTGGCGCTGATACTTATCTGAATCTATTGCCTTATTTTGATCACGTGTATTATAAATTTTCTTTCTCCGGAACCTATTTAAGAAATGATTCTAAAACTATGTCATTACTGGGATTTTGTTCGAACATACTTTATCGCTACTCTCCAGCTAAAGCCACTTCCGATGGATATTTAACTCCTTTGGAGATTACAGTTCACGAGGTTGAAGGTAAACATGCTCGAAATTATAATACTGAGTATACCCAAAACTATTGTAAAAATATTGAATTGTTACTCAAAATTAAAGAGATATTCGAGTATCAAATAGCTAAGGATGAGCAAGTATTAATTTTAGTCAAACAAAAGGATGCGTCAGGTAAAATTATTCATGAGTATCTAGAAGAGTTGGGAATAAAAAATACCTTCATTTCTGGTGATGATAAGCAAAAAGATGTTAAAAATGCGATTGATAATTTTAACAATCGAGAAATTCAAGTTCTCATCGGATCTAGTGTATTGGGTGAAGGAATTGATATAAAATCAACTGATCATTTGATCATGTGTCAAGGCGGTAAATCGGAGATAGCTATTGTCCAGGCTTTAGGCCGTGCTGTAAGACTTTACCCAGGAAAAAAGATAGCAAAAGTTCATGATTTTTTATTTTTGAATACTAAATATTTGAGTGATCATTTATGCGAAAGACTTAGGATCTATGAAAAAAACTTTGAACCAAAGAAAATAGAAATCATTTAAGTTTTAATGTTTCTTCTGTTTTGACAGAAACTTTGTATAAACATGGTAAAGTCTTGATCTATTATTTTTTTCATAAACTGGCTCCTTTTTTCATTTTCACTATTTGTTTATTTTTTTGAAGTTTTCAAATGAATTTTTGATCGAGAGATTCTCTCCTTTATGCATATGAAAAAATGAATTAGGAAGTGATTCTAAAAATCCCTCTATATATTCGACTAATTCTTTTTTGGTCATTATAGTAGAGGCTACTATTGCGCTTTCATAGACAGCGATATATGCATCGCAATTTTCAGGGATATCTAAATCCGACAATTCTTTTTTTATGAATTTTTCTGCTTTTTTCATTTTCCCCTCCTCTTTTTTGACCCTTGACCAAGGTAGCTCACCTACCCTATACATTACTATACGGCATATTTTTGGTTATGCTTTAGGCAGAAATGTGATTTTTTTGTAAAATGGCGAGATTATTGGGATAAAAATGGCTAAAAAATAGCTAAGGATGAGCAAGTATTAATTTTAGTCAAACAAAAGGATGCGTCAGGTAAAATTATTCATGAGTATCTAGAAGAGTAACAAACAAAAAAACCTATCACTGTTATAACAGATAAAATATATATTATCATGCTTCTTCCTCCAAAGATTCTAATGCTAAAACTAGTTCAAAATCTGGATAAAATAAATCATGCCTTTCCAGCATATTTTTTACTTCTTCTACTACTTTAATCAACTTCTTGATATCTTTAATTCTAAGCTTTTCCTCTTTTGACTTAGATTCTTTCGAACTCCGATCAATCCAATCTTTTAATCTAGAGACACTAGTATTTTCTATTTCAGGCTGGTTTTTCCCCTGAACTGTCTCCAGAAGATTTTTGTAAATCAACATAAAGTTTTTCCGCATCTTTTCTATTAGAACCTTCTTCGATAGCATAAATAATCCTCTCCATATCTTTTCTAGAGTGATCATAACCTCTATAATAACCAACTACGTGGCCTAAAAAGTAACCACATACTATTGCTAGTAGCAATTCAATTCCACTCATTCTAATCCTCCTTCAAGATTTTCAGTCAGGTAATTGATCAAAGCTTTAATTTCTTCATCTGAAGAAAGGACTACTTGAACATGTAGTAATCCATCTATCCCTACTGCAGCACGTCCATTATGGCCAAATTCAAGACTGGAAGCAGCTTGTTCTTTTGAACCCATTTCTTTCTTTAACTCTTGAACTTTTTTATTAATTTCTTGGGTTTGAGTTAGAAGGTTATCAATTTCTTTAAGTTTACTCATAACCTCTTTACGTTTCATTTTTTATTCCTTGGTGCAATTTAAGGGTGGGTTTCTATCTGCTTTGGTATGAATTTGGGGGCAATGAACTTGAAGTTCATGTTGTTCCACATGAGTTCGAGGCTTATCTTTACCATCCTCATAACCTATTTGATAACCACCAAATACACCGAGAATAACACTTATTAAAACTATCATAGTTTTACCCTCCATTAATCTTTTCGGCACCACACAAAAAAACTTTAACACTTTTCTATTATTCATGCTACTCTTTTATTCAGAGTCGTTGGTTCAGTTCCCTTAGACTTAAAACAAGAGGATTGCAAATCGGATTACTCCGACCGGTAAGGCTAATATCTCTTTGTAATGATTGAGATAAGTATTGTGATGATGAGCAATAAGAGTTATCTCCCTTAAGAAAGAAGATGAATAGTGTTTAATCTAACTAATACCACCCAAACACTCCCCTCTGAACCTCATCGTTTCCATAGAAAATATTCTTTAGATAAGCTTAGTATTATTGAACAGTTCTTTGTTAGATTCTCTGTTCTAGGTCGAAAACATCCTCTTAGCAATAAGAGTTTCATAAATCCTAGATACCTTTAGTACTAAGTCAGTAAGAATAAAGAGATCTTATAATTGGGAAAACATCTAAGATGTAGAGCCCAAAGGGGTGGGGTTTATCTAGAAAGATTAAAGGGTTATAAGATTATTAAAGTTCTATATTATTAGACCGAAGAGTATTATGGAGGTATTGATTATGCAAAGCTTAGTAATAACTATAATAGTTTTCTTTATACTCCTTTTCATTTCCTATGAAGATAAGATTATGCTAGTCTTCTCTAAGAGGGAAAGAATGAATAAGAAACTTAGAGATCTTAAAGATAAACTTAAATATAAACATATGAATAGAGAGTAAACTATTGAAATACTTACTAATATTAATGACTTTATTACAAATATTAATAACTTCACAAGGTTATGCTGAAGACTATACAGTAGTCAAGTCTTACTCAAATTTGATTAGAACTACAGTTTATAAAACCTCTTCTGGAAAGAAAATCATAAAAATTAACGGCTCTAAGTCTTGGAGAAATAACAATCCAGGTAATCTACGTAGCAATGGCAATTCAAAGGCCTATGAAGGGGTTGTAGGCTCTTCAGGAGGCTTTCTTATATTCTCAGATGTAGAACTAGGTCGAAAGGCTCTAGTAGCCTGTGTGAGTGAAAAATATGGTAATGTTTCTTTGAAGGTTATGATCTATCAATATGCTCCACCTTCAGAAAATATCACCAAAAACTATTTAAGTTTCCTGCAGAAAAGAACCAAAGTTTATTCCAATAAGAAAATCAGTACTTTTTCTGAAACAGAATTTGAAGCTCTTATCAAAGGAATAGAAACAATGGAAGGGTGGAAGGTTGGGAGAGTTGTAGAACGTGGATAGATGGTTCCCTTTTCCTTGGAAAGGTCTACATGAAGTTCATTCTTTTTTTACTATTTTTTCAATCAAGTATACTGATGGCCTCTGATCTAGATACCAATTCGGATATCAGCCTATTGCATCCTCGAATGCAAGCCAAAGTTTTGGAAGTGTTAAAGATTTCAAAAGAAAAAGGCTTAAATTTAGGAGTATATGAAACAGTTCGCTCCCTTAAAAGACAAAAACTTCTAGTAAAGAGACACTACAGTGAAACTATATACTCCTATCATGTTCTGGGGTTAGCCACTGATTTTGTTTTTAAAGATAAGGATGGTAGATGGACTTGGAAGGTTCCTAAGAGTAAGTGGGAAGAGCTGGCTAAGATTCTAGAATCTGTGGGTTTAGTGGCTGGGTGGCACTGGGAATCATTAGAAGATGGCCCTCATGGAGAACTAAAACTTCATGGAATCAGTTCAAAAGCTTTACATGAGAAGTTAAATAAATTAGGCTCAAGAGAGGCTTTCTATAAATGGTTAGATGAAAATTATTTTAAGTCAGAAAAGCCTTAAAATGGAGTTACGATGATTTATAAGTTTTTACTATTATTGAGTTTATTTTCTCTTTCACAATGCCGCTCCGTAGATCCTGAAATTGAACCATACATCCAAGATTTTAAAACTGAAGCTAAAAAATTCAACATCGAAGTCGATGATGTTGAATTAACTGCAGCCAAGACTACCTTTGCGAATTACAAGTATGATGGTTATTCTATTCCTAACCCTTTTAAACCCTTTATAAGAGTTAATACTTATTGGTGGGACAAATATGATAGTAATACTAGACGTTTATTAGTTTTTCATGAATGTGGCCATGAGTTTTTAGGCCGACTTGAGCATAACAATGAATTGACCTATGAAGATTGGGATCCGGAACATGCATACCCATTGCCTAAGAGTATTATGAATTTTCAAGGAATCTCCGAATGGCAATACGAAGCTCACAAAGAATGCTATCTTTATGAATTATTCAATAATAGATATAGCGATGATCCTAAATGCTCGATCTTTAAGAAGAAAAATATATGAACCTTCTAGCTTGGATAGGTTCAATTTGTTTTGCTACTTGTGCAATACCTCAAATTATTTTCGCTATCAAAAATAGAACAGCCGCTGGATTAAGTTGGGGACTTTTGATACTATGGTCTGGAGGTGAAATCTGTTATGTAATTTTCACTTCTTATAATCATATGTGGCCTTTACTATTGAATTATGGTTTTAATTCGATATCATTAACCGTTTTATGGGTAATAAAAATCAGAGAAGGAAAAAAGCCTAATGAAAAAAGTAAATAATTTTTTTATCCTTCTTTCTTACTTTTTTTTAGGTATTACTGCTTTAACCAATGTAGCCTCTGCCCTCTTCAATAAAAATATGGTTCATTTATCCATAGAACAATTGATCTCTATTGGGATTTGGACTAGTTTACCTTGGAGCGCCAAAATACTCTTTTCTTCAGTCATAGACGCTGTGCCAATTATAGGCAATCAACGCAAGAGTTATTTAGTTCTAGCGAGTATTCTAGGTATAGCAGCATCCCTAGGGATGGCTGAATCGGCTCTCCCAAATTCTTGGCTATTCATACATTTAGGGGAGTATACAACTTTATTACTTACCAATCTTTTTGGAACAATTTCAGTAGTAATCACTAGACTTTTATTTGATGTTTTAATAGTCGAAAATGCTATTGATGAACAAGAAAAGGCAAGCTTCCAACTTTATAGTAGAAATTTGATGATTGCTGGTGGGTTGGTTGGAGCTGCAATCTCTGGTATATTGGCCTCTTATTTTAGTATTGCAACAATATTCATGCTGAGTACCATAAGCCCTTTAGTAATATTAATAATCTCAATTTCAAATACTTACAAAAAATCAAATGAGGCTTCTGATAAATCTTTAATAGGGATAGGAGTCTTGTTTCTTTTGATTTCTACCATCCTTGGATTATTTCTCTCCGATGTTTGGTCTCAAATACTAGTTTTTTTAATGAGTGTTCTGTTATTCTCTTATTTATTATATAAAAAAGTCCCGCATTTAGAAAACAGCCACAAACTAGGTTTTTTTATAACAATGCTTGCCTTATTTCTATTCCGAACCAATCCTAGTGCTGGTATTGCAGCCACCTGGTATTATATGGACATTTGGCACTTTGATGCGGCCTTTTTAGGGACTCTTTCTACTATAGGATACGCTGCTTCAATTCTCTCAATGGTTTTATTTAGAAATTTTCTAGTTAAAAAAGAAAAATTAATAAAAATTCTAGTTTGGACAACACTCGGATTACTCATTTTATCTTTACCCGATTTAATGATCTACTATGGTTATAATTTCGGAATCTCTGCTAAACATTTAATTTTATTAGATTCTGCTGGAGTTGATGCTCTAGCTCAAATAGCCATGATCCCTTTAGGTATAATTGTGGCTTTGAATGCTCCCGAAGAAGGGAAGGTTACTTACTTCGCCCTAACAGCCTCCCTTATGAATGCCGCCTTAATGCTAAGTTCTATAATAACAAAGTTTCTGAATCATATTTTTGTAGTTCCAAGAGGCCATTATGAAAATTTAGGCCTTTTATTAGTTTGGAGTTTGATTATTTCAGTAGGATTGAGTATCATAGGTATTATTATACTTAAGTTTACAGAAAAAGGATCTCTGAAATGAAAAAAATACTGATTTTACTTACACTTTTAATAACCCCTAGTTTATGGGCAAAAGACTGTGTTAAACCAGTAACAGTGTTGAAGCAGGGGATTGTGGCACCTTGCGATGGCTTTCTTTTTAGCAAAGAAAAAGAGTCTGAGGTTCGTTATAATAAAGAAGAGTTGGATTTAAAATTTAAAGAGATTAACCTACAGATATCAAAATCATTAGATCAAGCTTCAGAAATTAAAGATTATGGAGTAGCTCTAGCTGCCGAAAAACAAAAAAGCAAAGAATGGCAAACTACCGCTGAAAAATATACCACTAAATATGAAAATGAAGAGTCTTCAAGAACTACTAGGGATGCTATATTTTTTGCTGCCGGTATTGGAGTGGCACTCATAAGTGGGGTTGGAGTTGTTTGGATCGTAGGACACACTGCAGCTTCTGCGATCGTAGGGGGAACATTATGAATATTGAAAAATTTGAAATTTTAAAACAGATAATCCTATCAATTCACACCAAAACCACCATCGCTTTTATATTTATAATAGGATTTTTATGTTATTATATAACTTACGAGGAGCATAAAATAGCGACTTTACAAGTTAAAATCGATGTTCAAAAAGTAGAAACAGATAGTTCTGCTATTGATCAAAGAATTCAGGATCTTACTGAAAAAAATAAACAGTTGAACAAAAACCTCTCCGATATCGATAGTCTTTTAAAGAAATTGAAAAAACAAGAAAATGGACTAAAGAAAAGTAAAGATTTAGCCGATAAACAAATAGAAGACTTTTGGAACGATAAAAATTAGGAGAAATAAAATGAAACTAGAAGTAGGTAAGAAATATGTATGTAGAAACACACCTAATACTAAGTATGTTAAAGTAGAGGCTATTAGAGAAATTAGAGTGGAAGGAGATGGACAAGCAGCCTGTACAATAGTTTATGCCAATGGGACCGCCGTACCAGAAGACTATAGTATTGATGGAAAATTTTGTTCTTATTTAGAACAATCTATCTTCGATCTAGTAGCAGAATATGAAGAGTCAGTCATTCTAATTACTGAGAATGATGTAGGTAGGAAGGTGAGACTTAGAAATGGAGATATATCTATGATAATCCATTTCATGAAGGATAGTATATATCCAATAAGAACCCAAATATATAGTTATACTTATAGTGGACAATTTGATTATAATTCCTTAACTAAACCTCAAGATATTATTGAATTTGTTGATTAAATTAGGGAGTAAAGCAATGACTATAGTAGAAGCTATAAAATCCAATAAAAAATATAAACGGAAGGGAGACTCTGAATGGTATAAAATAGATACCCCCTATGTTTTTAAAAAACCAGATATATTAGCAGATGACTGGGAAATTGATGAAACGATAGAAATTTCTAAGTCTAAGTTAGAAGAATTAGCAAATATGATCTTCTATTACCGAAAAGTAGATGCACCCGATTATGTGGGTAAAGCACTCGAATATGTTAGGTGTTAAATGAAAATTATAAATAAATCTAATAATGAACTTGCCTATCAAACTATTAATGCTGCTTGTTTTGATATAGCAGCTAATGAGTCGGGCGTAATACATCCTGGTGAGTGGAAAGCAATCAGTACAGGTCTATACTTGGAAACTGGTGCCGAGGGTTCCTTAAATGAATATTTAAATTTAAGGCCTCGAAGTAGTTTAGCACTTTTTCATGGCGTGACCATATTGAATAGTCCAGCCACCATAGATGAAGATTACAAGGGGGAAATTAAAGTTATCCTCATTAATCACCATAAAACTGAATCCTTCAAGTTTAATGTTGGGGATAGAATAGCTCAAGGTGAGACAAAAATAGTTTGCCAAAATACCACGATAGAAGTAAAAAATAAAGAAAGAATTGGCGGTTTTGGAAGTACTGGAAAATGAAGGACAAGTTTACAGTTTTTATTATTTTATTTTTCTGCTCAATTTTTGTAGCATTATTTGTGAACTATAGTGAAAATTCTTTAGCGGATAATATAACCAAGAGTATAGTTAGATGTTACTCACAAAGAACATGGCCTTGCAATAATTAATCAAAAGGAGAAATAAAATGAAACTAGATCTAGTATTAGATAGACTAGGATTTATAAAGGAGGAATGAAATATGACACTTAGTAAAGCAATAATGTCAGGTAAGAGATATCGTCAGAAATATAGCGACATTTGGCACGAACCAAATGGGGCATATAGATTTAGTACCGGAGATATAATATCAGATGATTGGGAAGTAGAAGAGGATAAAGTAGAAATTAGTTTATCGCAGCTTACTGCGGCCTGTTATGGCTTACGAGATTCAGATGGGTATTGCTCATTAAGTACTCGTCAAGTAACTGAACTTGCCCAAATATTAGGATTTAAATAGACAAATTCAATATATATATATATATCCCTCCGCTCAGGAGTGATCTGAGAGAGGATAAAATAGATAGGCGAGTTTGAATAAATACAGGAATAACTCATAAAATTAGACGAGGTAATAGTATGTTATTAGAAGTAGGTAAGAAATATGTATGTAAAGATAGGGCAGATGTTAAATATATTAGAATCGACGCCATTAGACCTGATGTCTCAGATATATTTGAGAGAGTAGCCTGTTCTATTTTCTATAATAATGGAATGTGTAGAGATCATACATCTACTCTAGATGGCCGCTGTTGTTTTAATGAGGCATACAAGCTGATAGCAGAATATGAAGAACCTAAATTGTCTATTACTGAGAAGGATGTGGGCCGTAAGGTTCGATCGAAAAAAGGAGCAATACTTCAAATTATAGGATTCTATCCAGATGAAGAATTTGGTGTTGTCACCCATGAGGGTGGGTATACTAAATTTGGAAAAAGATTTGGTAGATATAGTACTGACGATCTTATTGCATTTATTGACTAAAAAAAAATAAAGGGAAGACTTCTTATGAAAAATGAACTAATAGAAACTGAATTGGATGGTTATAGTCACAAAATACTCCAGTTATTGGATAGAGAAAATTTATATATACCTAAATGGGAGGACGGTTATCTTGATAAGCTCAATAAAGAATTCCTTGATAAAGAACATATCTCCATCCAATTTGACTCTTTTTCTTTTTATACGCTTTTTGTTACTAAATCTGAGGTTTCTTTATATTTTAGAGGCACTTCTATCTATTCTATAAAAGATCAAAAGGTTTTGAATTTAATAATCTTCAAAATTGAAGATAGATTGAATGAAAAAAGGAAAGAAGAACTTAAAAAGCAGGAGGAAGCATTAAAGGACTTTCTACTTTTATAGGTTTCACTCTTTATCTACCCTCAAAATTTTATCAGCTAGCCCCAACTCTACGGCTTCCTCAGCCGTAAGAATAGTATCAAAATTTAACATATCATCAAATTTTTTACGTTTAAATTCCGGATGTTTAGATAATATTTTCTGAAATAAAATTTCATCCAATTTTTTTCCATATTTTTCTTCAAATACGATCCAACTCTTTGCTGTTTTTTTGTGATCTAATCCATAACCATTGCTGCTACCATAATGCATCATTAAAATTGAATTTGGAGCTATACAACGCTCATCGGCACTCTGGAGTATGTAACTCCCCATACTTGATGCTTCCCCTCGTACAACGATTGTTATATGGCATGGAGAGCTTTTTATTGCATCAAAGATAGCCATTCCCTCAGTTTCGAGGCCTCCGGGAGTCGACATTATGATGGTTATCGGTTCATGGGATAAAATTTCTAAGAAAAACAGATTCTTAAGGAATTTAGTAGCAAAAACATGGTCAACCCCCGGATCTGACTCTTCTCCATCGATATAATCTTGTCTTCTTAAGAAGATTGTTCTAGATTTTACGTGTATACCATGCTCATGAAGATTGTCTAAGTCACTATCTTGGTGTTTTGGGGCTGCCATGTAGTTAAAACTCTAATTTTATTGATAAATTTGAATCTGAATCTCATAAAGAATTTTAACATTTTTCGAGGGAGTTAGAAAATGAAAAATTTTTAGGTGCAAAAACAGGCGATTATAACAAAACAGTGTTTCAGCGCTAAAGTTTTTCTTAGAATAGCCGTTAAGTAGTATGGAAGTGTAAAAAGAAGATCATAAAGTTATGCGGAGTGAGGACTTGGGGGACTGATCTGCCATCATTGTTTCTTACCTAAACCAAACAAAGAGGAGTAAAAATGAATAAGTATAAATTAGATAAAACAGACTTAGTTAGAATAGAAGGACGTACCCTATATCGAATAGTTGCTATAAGAGAATTTAAATACCCATTTAGTCCGGAAAAAGAAAAGAAATTTACAGTAGAAATAGGAGAAAAGGGTGGATATATTGAACAAGAAACGAATCTCTCTCAAGAAGGAGATGCTTGGGTATTCCCGCAAGGGAGGGTATATGAGAACGCTCAAGTATTTGGTGATGCTATCGTATGTCGTGATGCTGAAATTTATGGCAATGCTAAGATTTATGGTAATGCCCAAATTCATAAAGGAAGTAGAATATTTGGAAATTCTAAAATTCATGGAAATGCAGAAGTATTTGGAGACGAATATCTATGTGATAAAGAAATAACAGAGAGGTTTGAAGGTAGAAATGAGATAAGTATAAATGGCAATAGAACTATTTGGACTATAAGTGAGGATGAATATGAAGTTTGGCGAGCCGCCAATAATTCCAGATATGGGGGAAGACTAATGGCCTTATCAAGAGAAGAAATTAAAAAAGAACATAATAAATATAAAAATATAGGATTTATGGGACTTATAGATAGAATACTAAACATCAAAGTATAATAAGCACGAAGTCCAACTTCGTAAACTATAAACCTAAGATTGAGAAATGCTTAATTTGAGGATTTATTAAATGGCTCCAATATTAATTTCAGGTAAAAAATGCCTTTTTGAGAGAAGAATTGCTACTATCATTACCGATGATGGACTACTTGAAGTAAAACTTAAGTTTTTTGAGGGTTTAGATGAAAAGGCTGCACCCCTATTCAAGTATATTATCGCTCCTATCTCAGAACTTTCGCCTTTATTGCTTCTATTCAAGGTAAAAACTGACAAACTCGAAGTGAAGCAAGTTAAAAGAAAAACTCAGACTCAAGAAGATGTGAAGCGTATAATAAAAGAGGCGAAGGAGAAATAATGAATTTAATTTGGTTCAAAATAACAGTTTTAACAATTATACTAACTGCAGGTATTACAGGATATCATGGAGCAAGTCTTATGCCTAGCAAATACTTTAATCCCCTATTTGGGCTAGTATTTGGATCAATGTTGATAAGTCTAATTTTTACATTCTGGTTAAGTATGTAATGAGGGAGAGAATTTCTATGAAAAATAAAATCGTTGATTTAGAAAAAGTGAAGCTTATAAAGTTTATAAATTCAAAACTTCGAGAGGCAAAAAACCTCTATAGTGAAGACTATGAAGCTGGACTAGAAGAGGCATACCTTAACATGCTTGATTTTCTCCAAAATGGAGAAGAAAATGAATGAAATCATTACAATAAGAGATAAGCCGGTCAATCAGGCATTGAAACAAATTAAGGATGGAGTAAGCAGTGAAGTAAACGTTCAAGTGATTAAGAAAATATGGAATACAACAAGATATCAAATAAGAGAGTTGGTGTGGCGTAAAGTAAGAGATCAAACGGAGGGTGAGATAATGAGTGAAATTCTTAAAATAAGAAAATATAAAAGGGAGACTAGGACAAATGTTCAAATAAGGGATCAAGTAAGGGATCAAGTAAGGGATCAAGTAGAAGATAAATCAATTATTTTCGACACTTGAAATTTAAAAAAATCTCATCCCTAAAGTTTTTCATAAATATGCCGATAGGTAGTTCAAGAGAGTAAAGAGAGACTTAACAAAAGGAATTAATATGACAGTTTTAGAAACCCTAACCCCAGAACAAGAAGCGCAAATACCAGTATATAAAGACAAATTTTTGGCATATGGCTTGCAAGTACAGTCAAACGTCCCAAAATATACCGATCAAGAAGTTTTGTCGTTATTTACAGATGTTTATGCAGTGGTGGGACTTAAGGCTCCCACCAAGTGGATGAGGGATTTGGGTTTTAACTTTGAGTAGTCGCTATGTTGTCGAAGGTAAAAATAGAAACGGGCAACATATAGTAGTTATATCAACCTAATATTAAAGGGAATAATTGACTTGTTGTCGCAAAAAAATCTATTCTTCTGGAAACTCATAAGTAGATAATTTATCTTGAACCCATAAATATCTAAGTCTATCTATAATAAAAAATAGTTCGGAAGGAGATTTAATTTCAAGTTTTTCCATTAATTTAGGAGTTAAATCATAAAGACTCGGAGCAGGAGCTCGTCTCTTTATTATTTTCTGAGTTTCTTTAACTTCCTCTAGTTTCACCATCTATTACAATCTCCTCATCTACTTCTTTTTTATCATACAACTTTTTGATGGCGTTCACATCTTTTTTTATTACAGGCCTAACAGGGTACCAACTTGCTCCAGTATCGTACTTTAGTAAAGATTCACCTTTCTTCATTCGTTCGATGAGATCTTTATTGTGGGTTTTATAATCAACCTTTTTCATTATCCGCCAACCGCTGTAAAACCCGAAATTGGTGCCGTCAGAAATAAACTCACAGTTTCACCATTTCCGATAAGCACGTTACCATTTTGTGGAGTTAAACCCCCTGCAGCTGTGGTTAAAAAGGCGAAAGCAAAGGTACCCACACTAGCACCCAGTATTATGTTATCAGCTTGTGCTGCACCCGCTGCGGCACTTCGAGTCCAAGTCCCTGATAAGTCTCCAGACGTCATAGTTGAAGCAGAAGTATAGCTGTTTGGTAAAGAAATACTAGCGGTAGCACTGGTTACCGTACCTGCAGTGAAAGAGCCCCTTATTTGAATCGAATCACCATACCTACGGTAATAGAGGTTTGACGAACTAACCGTCCCAAAACCAGTAAACACTGGACTAAAAATTGTCCAGTTTGATATAGCAGGAGTCTCGCAGATCCAGTCAGTCGATAGTGTGGGAGTGTCTTTTAAAGCTGTTATCTTAGCCGATGTTTGCGACCATATAGTTCTCACCAAACCGCCAGCTGAACTATTAACTAAAATCTTTATATCTGAAAGACTTACCGCTGAATTATTGATGAAAGTATAACTCATGCCAGCTAAAACGCCGGTCGTAGGAAGTGTGTAAGTTCTATTGACGGTGGGGGTTATTACTTGAACTGGAGCACTTGCTATTGACATCGTTACCGCGCCATCAGCAGCAGCAGGGTTTGCAGTAGGAAGGCTTTTTAAAGTTAAACCACCCAAGAACGCTGTTTGAACCCCTGATTGTACGCCCGAAGTCGTGTTGACGTACACACCTTCATACAAGTTCTCTAAACTAGAGGATATATTGTAAGTGTTAGCATCAATTTTAGTTATCCAAAAAGTCGTAGAGGCTGGTACGTTGGTCGGCAATGCTCCGGTCGTCATGAAGTAAACAGTGTCACCCGTAGAAGCTCCGTGCGCTGTTTGAGTTACAACGCCGGGATTCGCGTTCGTCATGGTAACAGTTGCGCTAGATGTTTTTGCTGATATAGTACCCAAAAGATTGGTATTTGTTGCAGTATATATCGAAGTTGAGTTACCTATCGGTACGTTAAACTGAGCTAGGGATGTGCTAACCGGAACACCCACCCAAGAATCTGTGATAAACCAGTTGGTGCCATCGCTCGTTAAATGGAGAGCACCATTACCTACCGAGAAAACGTAAGTAGCTGCAACACCTTCTATATTTTCAGAAGCATGCTGCAATATGCTAATGCTATTGGTACCTGCATTACCAGTAGAATCTTTTATTATGATAGAAGAACTTTTTGAAGGTGCCGGTAAAGTTAAAGACCTTCCAACTGTAGTATCAACGAAGTGAAGAGCATTGTCCGTTAAAGTAGTACTACCTGAAATTGCTACAGTTTTTACTGTGGCTAGATATTCACTGTAGCGAGAAGCATGGTAATGTACTAAAGAAGAGTTAGCTAAATTAGCAATAGCTCCGGCATTATTAAATAGTTGAACGTAGCCAATTCCTAAATAACCCGCTGGTATCGCTGGAGCAGTAGCAGAAGCAGCTACGGTATTTTGGGTGCCGTAAGTTAAAGCTATGTTTCCAGTAGGGGCAAGATTTACGCCTACATTTATATAGTTGTTAGATGAAACCGTTACAGTTGAACCCGAATCAATTGTAATTGAACTTGTTGCAGTTCCAGCACTGGCCGAAGGAAAAGTAACTGTGAAAGAAGTTGTGCGCGGATCAACAACGCCAACAATGGCTGGGTTTGCATGAGAAACTGAACTCTCAGCATTTGTAATCAAGCCAGCACCAGCAACCGTCAGTACTCTGGAGGAGCCCGTTACGGTAAAGTAATACGGCCGGGTTACCTCTTTGTCTAAACCTCTTGCAACAGAATCCCCTAAGCTACCTGATTGAGCAGTTGCTGATTGAAGAAGGTCTCTCTCAATTGTCTGACGTAAATCCACGCGGGTATATGAAGCTGACATCTAAATCCTCTTAATTTTTATATATTTTATCATTCATTTTTAATTAATACCACCCTAAAATTTGAACTTCTATTTTTGCAGTATCTCTAACTATCCCCACTCTAATCGTTAAAACGTCTGTAGCACCAGGATTAGTCAAAGTTACAGCGCCAGAAGTAGTCAAATATAAGGGAGTTCCAGTTTGGCCAGAAGTATAAGTTGAGGCACCCACATTTATCAAGCCCATTTTTACAACATTTACAGAACCGCCTGCAGAGATCGCTCCAGTTGGATATATCAACCCGATTGCAAAATAGTTGTTCACACCGCCAGAAACACTTGGATCTGCGGCATAAATTCTACCGACTGTTTCACTTTGCCCCCCTTGCCCAAGTCTGACAGCATATATCGTATTAGCTGAGAAGCTTTGTCCAGCTATCATTTGTTCTGAGATCGTTGGGAAAAAGCTGGTAGCATCAAAGGTTTTATTGGTGGGGCTTTGAGCTAAAGCAATCAGACCTAAGGTGTCAGTGCCGTTAACTTCAGGAACGGCTAAAGTTGTGGTATGCCCCGTCGTGATGCCAACTAAGCTAAATAAAGCTTGTTTAGTAGTATCCGTTGAATTTTCAAGGGTTAATGCATTGTCTTTGATCGTAATAGTAGGTGTTGTTAAAACCGGAGAAGCAGAAAATACTACGTTCCCACTACCCGTGGTGCCGCTTACTACAGTTCCTTGAATTTTTGCCACTGAAGCAGCGGCTGAAGCAGATCCCGAAGCTGGCCCCGCAGTTACATCCCCTGTTAACTGACTAATAGCATTAACCGTTACTGCTCCTTGTGCGCCATTAACTGAAGTCACACCCGCTGCGGGAGTCGTAAGCTCCCACTGTGAACCATTGTAAATGACCAAATCTCCAATTTGGAAGTTGATCATTGAGGAGTTATTTAGTCCAGAAATAGGGCCTGCAAAAGCTGCAGAAATCCAATAAGTATACCCAGATTGACCAGTTCCGTCCACTAAGGTAGGAGTGTTAGTTGTAGGATTCCAAGCACCTTGGTATTCAAATACACTGGAGGGTAAGTAACCTATTGGAATTTTTCCAGAAACATCTAAGGGGGCAACACCACTTACTGCACCAACCTCTGCTTGGGTTACATAAGTGCTGGAGAGACTTGGAATATCAGTTGCTACCAAAGCTCTAAATGCTGGTTGGGTTACTCCCCCACTTGTAGGACCTGCAAACACTTGATTAGCAGATTGATTGACGAGAGTTAAATCTAATGTGCCTGCAGCCGTGATCGGACTTCCAGAAACTCCATATATAGGAATTGTACTAGCATCAAATAAAGCGACGGAGTTTACTGAACCGCCCGATAAATAACCATATTTAACAGCCCATGAAGCTGCGGTCGTCCCGGTCGTCAAAATTGCAGTAAAACGAGCAACTGTATTAGCCGCCATTGTTTGAACGGTATTCAATCCGGAAGATTCAACGGTTATAGAAGTTGACGCTAGATTAACGATCTCAAATTCTTGACCTATAGTTAAAGTACTAACTATAGGTAAAGTTACAGTTTGAGCGACACTTCCTGTGATATATTGCCTATAAGCACTTGAAACAGTTAAAACTAAAGGAGTTAAAGAGCTAGTTGTGGTTGCATACCCAGAAAGAAAAGAATTAGCGCTTAGATTAATATGTGCATCCCATTTTGAGATGGTAGATGCTGTTGGGAAGATGGTTGCGGCATTAGCGGCTTGTTCAGCCGAATGTATGTTACTAGCAGAACTACCACCAACTGAATTAACAGTGGTGCTGGTTGATCCGGGGCCCGTTCCACTGACATCTCCAATCAAAGCACTAATAGCCAGACCATCAACATAACCTTTGGTAGCTGCATCAGAACTTACTGTTGGGGTAGCTACATTGGTTAGCTTATTGCTCCCCATTGATTGAGGGCCGGTAAAAGGATTTGAACCATTTATTTTTACAAAACTAGCATTAGTGTTGGTGTCAGTAGTTCCATCATAAGTATGCATAGCATTGGAGCTATCAAACCAAATACCTTGTTGACCAGAACTTAAAGGATTGGAAGATTGAGGGGTAAAAGTGATAGCGGTTGGATCTATGACGCCATCAATTTGAACGTTACCAGCTACGTGCAGCAATTTTTGACCGCTAGGGCCGCTAATAACTACCGGCGCACCAGACTCAGTTACTATTGATTGACCATTATTATAAGATTCTTGTAAGGTCCCTGTCGCAACTGGGGAACCATTTTGAAGAATGGTTAATCCACCCACCCTTACTATTTCGTAGGTTACTAAGTCGCCCACAACAATAGTGGTTAACCAAATGATTTGATTAGAAGATAGTCCAAATGTGCCAAACTCAGAATAATCAATACCATTTCTTTGTTCAACACCGTTTAAATAAACTACCAGAGTTCTATCACCAACTATAAAGTGTCTAGTAGTATTGGCGAAAGTGGCATCTAAAGTACCGTAGTCATTGTAAGTGCCCGCAGCACCTGCAACATAAGAAAAATTATTCGAATCGATTACAGTACAGGCTGTTGCGGTTTGAGAAAGGTTTCCCCCAGTTATCCCACCAATTGCAGAAGCAGTAATGATTGTTACTAAATCACCTGTAGTTAAACCATGGTTGGACTTTGAAACTTGAACAGTCGAAGAAGAACTAGTTACTCGAGCTTCAAGTCCAGTTCCTAAATACAGATTGGTATCTTTAGGAATAGTCACTGTTACTGGTGGCGAACTAATTGGAGCCATTTGGTCATTGCCACTCGGGCTAGAAACTACGTCAACATCCTCTTTATAAACGTTTCCGCCACCATTATTGCCGTCTTCGAAATGCCCTAGGTCGGCAAACTGATAAATGTTCGTTTGTGAAATTAAACTTATAACGCCAGCAGTATTTACTAAAACTATATACCCGATTGAAAATGCGCCATAAGGGAATGCTGGTAGTTTCGCTGCAGAAAGGCTAGATGCTTGAACACCGGGGACTATCACTATATTCCCACTAAGATCAACAGCGATTAAAACTTTTAGATAGAAGGATGATTGTATATCTATTCTAACAGCTGACCCAACTGAAGGTGTTGCATTATTACCTGAAGTAGTTGGGAAGGAGATTGTCCCACCCAAGAAATCAGAAGTATTGGGTGGATTTCTTGAAACAGCGGATTTTTTACCTGAAACGTCGTCCGTATTTACGGATGGGCCAATATTTAATACAGAGGTATTCGGAACATTTTCGTAAAGTCTGAATGGAATAAATTCTTGAACTCCGCCACCACCGCCTCCTCCGCCAGCATCGATCGACATCTCTTGGCCGGCGACCATTTGACCGAAACCGTGAGTGATGAGCCTAGAACCTTCCCTATAAGCTAACCAATGAGTTTTATCTGTTGCTACAAAACTGTTTCTGGCAATAACTTGAAAGTTAGTGGATGCAGTACCAATTCCAGAATAAGTGCGGGAAGTTGTGAGATCAGAAGGTAGGATTATGAATAAAATTTGTCCATCACCAATAGCTATCTCTGAAGTACTAACTGTTCCATCTTGGCGGGATAGAATAAAGGTACCGCTTTTCCCTGGAATTCTAAGAGCAGCTATTTGATCTGCAGAAGATTGACCGCTCGTTGCGGCATCGCTGATTGCTAAATTTGAACCATCCCATTCATATTTTGCGCCAGCTGTGAGCGGAACAGGGATGGTATTGATAAAGTCTAACAATCCCGGTGTAGTAGGTGCTACACTTTGTGAATACCAGTAAGGGGTGCCCTTTAATGTTCTAATTTCGGTCATTAAAGCATTTAGCATCTCTTTCAGATTTAGGATATCTTTATCTGCACCAACAAAAGATTCATAAAAGGATTGCAGTGTTCCAGTCGCACCAGAAGTCAGCCCTGTTACGGTATCACCCAATGCGAAGTTCAAACCTGAGAAAGAGGTAGCTTGAATATTATTAGTGCCTCCAGTTTCTAGAACTGCAGTAGCACCACTGGTGAAGGTTATGGTTTCTCCGGCATCAAAGGCCGGGCTAGAATTCATTACAAAGGTGAGGGTGGTTGGGGGTTCAATTTGAGTATTCCAAGTCCAACCTAGAGTAGGAGTGTCTTTGGTTCCAAGTCTAAAAAATAAGTTCCTTTGATCTAAAATGCCAGAAATTAAGGCGCTACTGTTGACATCAACGATCGCCAAAGGAATTAAGTCAGGATTTGAAACATGAAAAGCAGTTTGGTTAACAACCACTTGTACTTGTAGTTCTGTAGTCGTATTTACTTGTTGCTGAAACTCGCCGCCGGCACCACTATTGGCCGTAGGATCCCAAAAAGCCCTTTGAAGGGGCACGCTATCTATGGTACTAAGTTGTAATTCTACATAGTTTCTACCGATTACGAGAGCGCCCGCTTCAATTCCTACATTTATAGGGGAAGCGCCCGAAAAACCTGCAAACCAAGAAAAATCTGTGGAGTTATTGGGATTTAAAAGAATAGAGGAGTCAAGAACGATGTTTATGCTGCTTTGACCTATAGAACTTGAGCTTATTTCAAAACCAGCCACAACATAGGAGGTTTGAGCATTGAATAGTAATTGCCAGTATTTAGAGTCTGATCTTAACGCCGATAGTATGGTATTAAGATCTTCTAAATCAAATCTTTGTTGGCTATGTTCTAGTAATCTTTGGAGAATTGCCATATTTTTTTAAATCTCAATCTAAGTGTCTACACTTTAAAATTTTAACACTAATCGGTATTAGCGAAAGGTGAGGCTATGATATAGTCGTAATGTGGTAATAAAATTATGAATTTAACAACAATCCCAGCTGCTGCGATAGTCTCTAGAAGAGTCTGAACTGAGGTTCTAGCATCAACTTCCGAAGGCATATACATGGCTAAATCTTGGCCTGCGACTCTTGGAGCGTAAGGACTGTTGGTGTTAGGCATCAGCACATTTAAAACTTCTCCAGGAGAGTGATCATTTTGAAAGAAATAACTAGCGTCAATCTCTATTGTTTGGCTGTTGAGAACAGCGAAGTATTTCAAACCATGCTCTTCGGCATTTTGACCGAAGTTTATCACTAGACTACCGCCAGAAGTAGGCAAACCAGCCGTACTTGAAACAGTTAAAGTATTCAAAAAAGCACCTTGCGAGATACTTTGATTCAAGACTGCCGTTTTACTAGTTGGAACGAAGGGAGTTTGTGTGGTCGAATAAAAGAAGCTACCTTGCCAAACCCCATTAGCGCTCGGAACTGGACTAGCTAAAGTATCATCAGCATGAAAATGGTGCGAACCAAGCAATGTATCTCTGGTAACCGGCACAAAAGCGGGTATTTCAAGTATAACTTCACCCGGATTTAGCTGATAAGCAGCAACCCTCTGACTTTGTTGGGTTAAAGTCATAAGTGCAGTTGGAAACCCGACTCCCGGTAAGTTATTGGTGTCATCCACTAATAAGGATCCACGCAACCCCGGAGTATTAGTCCTTATATTTATTTGTTGTTCACCGGTATTCAATAGAAGAAGGCTGGCTGTTATGGTATTTATTTGATTTAGAAAATCAATTACTTCTTGCGCTGTAGCGGCACCATTGTTTGCTACATCGCCTGTTTTTACCGTTATAAACTGCGCCATTTGTCCATCAACAGAAATGCTGAATGTTTGACCTATCGTAACATTGAAAGGTGCGCTTAAGGTTCCAGTGATGTTAGCCCTAGAGTATAGAGGCCCCCAAAAGACATCCATAGTATCATAAAAAGCTTTATAAATTTGTTTGTTTTTAAAGGACAAATTGGGAATCAATTGACTAAAAACAGTATCATTTATCCCAGTATTAGCTGGTCGAGACACTCCTACTGCAGATGCCAGCTTATCTAAATAAGTCCCATTAGCTGTTTTCACAAAAAGTTGAGCTTTTGTGTTATCTAATTGAGTTAATATGTCTTGATCAGAAGTAGCCCAAGCAGTCACTAGAGCTTTAATGACGGGGTTTACTTTAGCGTTAAAGACCTGTGGGAGGTCATTTAACATTTTTGCTACTGCATCAATAGCCATTAGTTAATTTGCTCCACGTTTATTAATGAGGCTTGAGTTTTAGCAACCTCATTTTGAAGAACCTCAATGTTAGAAGTAGGAAAGGTTATCACTATATCGTTGATGCCAGACACACCGTTCAAGACTCTTTCAACTATATTTGAGAGTATTACTGAATCCCCAACTCCTAAAGTATTAACATATGAGATAATTTGACTTTGGATCTCATTTTCTAAAGTAGCCAAAGACAAACCTTGTGCTAAACTAACTTGAATTGAAAACTCAGCTTCAACCGTACTTGGTGCAGCGACCTCAAAACTCACCCCTGCAGCCCCAACACCCGGGAATGAGCTTAAATCTGTTTCATCACCGTAAATGGTTTTATGAACTAGTTTGGTTAACCCAGTATAGTAAGAGTACGCTTGATGCCCTTGAACTTCGGTAGTTGAAAATTGCACCAAGTTATTAACTTTTCCGCCGGCAACCTGAATGTAACCATCTGAACCATTGTTATCTGAAGAGATTTGTAAGTATCTATTTTGATTTACCGCTTCTATGGTAGCCAAAGCAGATATAGAAGTGACTTTGAAATTATTCAAAAAATTCAAAAGGTTAGTACTAGTGCTAGGAATTACTGCAAAATTGTCACTCGCAGAAGGTGTATGGGAAAAAGCAGAAGATACAGTGATCTGTCCTGTGGAGGTTGTATAAGCACTTACTTGGCGTCTTTGTCCGATCAAACCAGTTCCAGTTGAAGCACTTTCTACTTTTCCCACTGCATTTGTTATTTCGACCCAATAAGGAGAAGAACCGGAATTTATAGCAGTAATTAAAAAACTACCGTTATTATCAGCATTTTTCATGCTAGAAAAAGTAACCTCATCACCAACGGCAAAGTTAGTGAAGTTTGGAGGTAAAGCACTAAAAGTATATTTGTAGGTATTACCACCGACACTATCGACTTGACTTATAGTTTGAGTAGTAGTATTGGCACCACTTCTGAATACAACATAAAAATTATTTAAGATATTATTTACAAGAAATACAGTTGAGAAAACGCTGGCAGCAAAAATAGTTGTTGAACTTCCACTAGTAACTTGACCAGCATAATCAATTGGTATAACAAAAGTTTTTCCGATTGGATCATTATCTATAATCACTACCAGAGTCCAACCACTGTCAAAACTCCAAGGACCTAAACTTGAGTTTTCCACAAAAGCTACGTGAGCCGGAATAGAATCGTTAATGCTATTAACAGGGAAACCAAATACGCTTACAGCTGTGCCGCCGGTAATTTCAATACTACCATAAGTCGCATTATAAGAGTTGGTTCTGATTTCTAAATAAACATTATTCCCGATAGTTCTAGTAACTGCTAACCCTCCAAGAAGTTGGGCGTTTATATCTCCTGCAATCAAGGAAGCAGAAGCTGCACTTCGGGCAGGCAACGTAATGGTTTGAACAGAACCACCATCTACACTGATCAATAAAGTAGTACTCGCCCCCACCGTATAATTTTGTGGATTGGTAGCAGTTAGGAAGCCTCTAGTATTTCTAGTTCCTGCGGTTATCATATCTCCTGCAGAAAGCGGTGAATTAAATCCAATAGTCCCAAGTTGCTCATTTAATACATAATCATCGTTAGCACCAGTCACCAACATTAAGGGAAACCCTAAAGTTGTGGCGGCAGCAGACGAGTTAATTTGGATCTTAGAAGCGGAGGACAAAGTAGTATTTGAAGTCAACCTTACTGTATTATTATTAAACACAGAGGCTGTTGCTCCTGCAAGTTGAGCATTTATAACGGCCACCACTTCCTCAGGAGTGGCTTGTGAAGGAATAGAAAAGTTCGCTAATTGAAACGTTACTGTTTGTGGATTGGCTGACTTGCCGTCTACTATTATCGCTAAAGTTTCAGGAACACTAGAAAAGTTAAAGGTCGTACTAGCCGAATCTACGTAAGCAGTAGCACCATCTTTTGATAAAAGTCTATCATTTTTGTAAAGATAAAAGGTTTCACGCAAGTCAATAGGGAAGTCCAGGATAGCATTAGCGGTACCACCTAAGATTTGTATACCTTCATTCGTACTAACTTTAGCACTTATAAATACAGTTGTACCTATATCAGCAGTACGAGCGTCCACCAAAGTAGATTGACTGTTGATTTCATTTACAATCTCATCCGCAGAGGCGGCTTCTGGAATTAGAAAGTTTAGGTTATTGAAAACAATTGTTTCAGAAGAGTTACCAACAGCTATTTCTAAAGTTAAACCATTTGTAGTAAAATTATAAGGTGTTGCGTTAATAGTTTGAACAAAAGCTTTAACCAAAGGAAAATTCATTAATTGAAGTCTAGTTTCTAAACCTTGAGCACTAGCAAGAATAGTTTCTTGACCCTGCAGACTAAAAGAAGGTTCAAAACCGGTACCATCGTCTATATAAACTTTAACATTGTCTGTAGGGTTAGTCGGTTCAACTATATTAGCAGAGACTACTCTTTTGCTGGTCTCTGCATCGGTTAAACCAAGAATTGCATTGAAAATACCACTAGCTGTAGATTGGGATAACCCTTGGATAAATTGTTTAATTCTATTTCTAAGTTGAGTATCTGTTTCCATATCGGAACCAGTTGTAAACGCTGCTACATTTACTGCTTGAGCTCCCGTAAATGGGGGAGTTGGGAAGGCATCAGTAGTTCCAGGAATTGCATTGACTGGTATATTACCGGCTGCACCAGCTTGAATAGCTCTAACGTCTACACCATCTACCTCAGCTTCTCCGGCAAGAATCGTGACTTCTTGGGTAGTTTGAAATACTACCGCTGGATTCTTTGAGGTTGCTGGGACTTGAACAAAAGTCCCAGCATTTATAGTTATGTTAAATCCTTGGCTAAGGATAACTACTTCACTGGTATTGTGATTATTAGTTACAGAACTGGAAAGGGTAACAGTCCAATAATTAGTATTATTAACCGGAGCACTAGAAAAATTCACTTCTTCTTCTACGGGAGTACCTCTACCAATGATCAAAGTTCCGCTGCTTCCAAATTCAGAAGCGTCGTTTACATAAATAACTGTATCACCGGCTAACGGTGCTCTAAAACCAGCAAAGAATCCTGAACTGATTTTTACAAAACCTGCAGGCCGTAGGATGTTCACTTGTCCGGTAGCTTGTTGAGCTTGAGTTCTAGTTAAACCATATTCAAAAGCTCTATTGTCAAGGTCTGTACCAGTAGTAGTGTCGAGGTTATAATTCTTAACTGCTTGCATAAGTTGGTAATATTGAGCAAAATCCTGTCTAGCTGCAGCCTCTAAAAGAGTTAAAAGAACGCTCCCCGGATTTATATCGGTCAACCCTGTTTGAGAAAATATTGTAGCAATCATATCACTTAAGATTTGATTCTCTGATTTTAAGGTTATGATACTCATATTTCAAATTTTCCTAGTTTAAGCTGGTATAGTTACAGGAACGGGAGATTGTATATTCTTAAAATATACATCCATAGACACCATTATAGTGCTACCTTGTTGGAACAAATTCACATTTTTAACATCTTGAATTCTCGAATCTTGTAATAAAGTAGTCAAGATTTGAGCTCGCACCACACCTATATCCTGAATTTTACCGCCTATTTGGAGTTTTGTACCAAGTTCTGGGTGACTTTTTACTTCTCCTCGAGAATAAAGAAGTTTCAAGATTATAGCTTGAGCACCATTGACTGTGCCTACTGAAAGATCTAAATCACCATTAGGGGTAATTATTAAGTCCCCATCTGATCCTAACTTTAAGTCCACGCCTAGACTCTTCTCAGATTGAGATAAACCATTTGTGGTGGCATTATCTCTAGGCCCTCGTTGAATTGTATTATTATCAGGACGTTGGATTATAGGTATTTTGATTAGATCACCAGGCCTTAAAACTTCTCCTGACATCAACTCGGCTAAAGATATTGGACTCCAAGTATTGGTTAGTATTGAAAATTCCAGAACTTTCTGGCTGTCAAATACTTGAGCAGTCATGCCATCGTCAGGATATCTAAAATTCCAATTTGTTGAAACTGTTGGATCACCTCCAGAGAAGGTGGCTATGAAGTTAGGTTTTCCAATCCAAGCACCAGTCGGAGAAGGTGAGATAGCTACTATATACTGAAATCCTGCAGCCAAATGCTGTAATTGAGTAGGATTGCTATAACCCGCTGATTGAACAGATAAATTTATTCTTGATCCTGAGGAGTTAGTATTATCTATAAAGGGAGGTTTTAAATTATTAAGTTCAGCCAACTCAGTCCAACGAGAAGTTGAACCAAGTTCCGATAAAGCTATTGATTCTAGGGTGGCACCAAAAGGTACTATGCCCTCTTTAATTCCTGCTTGTGGATCTGGAAAACTGATGATTCCAGCACCAATATTGAGATAACTTGAATTCGAGTCAGTTCGACTAAAAAGATTTTGATTTATGTCAAATAACTGATCGTTACTAAGTAATTGTTCTAATTGTTGAATTGCTAGGCTAAATGCATAAAGTATCTGAAATTGTACGTCCACGCTATCTGTGGGAATTATTCCATTGAAGGTAGAGGTGATCCCATAAACATCGTCGTAATCTGCACCACTCAATTGTATAGAATCTGCGAATTTATCCCTAATGGAGATTCCTTGAGTTAGAATAGTTTGCATCTTTTGACGAGATATACCGGATGCCGAAACTTGCTCATTAATAAGTTCTTGTTGCGCAGCTGGAGGAAAATCTTCTATGCCAATTTGTGAATTTAAATCTCCTAAATTGGCTTGAGCTTGAAAGAAATCATTCTTAGGATTACCGCTTCCGCCAAATCCTCTAGCCACTTGTTGAAGTTGTGCGCCAACTTGCTCAGGTGTTCCAGTAAGACTAATAGAAGATAGATCGATCCCCGCCCTTTCTAAACTTTTAATAGTAGCAGGATTAGCCAATGCTTGAGTTCTAACACCAAGTTTTAAAAGAAGATTTAGAGCATCTCTCTGAGTGAGAAAGTTTTGCTGAATTCGATTACTCATGTCTGTTGCTGTTAACTTAATACCAATGGCGGCTTTTACAGCCAAGTTCACATTTCTTAGATTTTCAGTAAAACTATCAATTTCTAGAGCAGAAGATCTAATTACATCTTGGAATTTAAGGAAAATGCCCCTAGCTGTGCTAATCGCAACAGACACCTCCGTTATAGCGTTATCTATGCTATCAAGAATGCTGTTACTAACATTGGGTAATTTATAATGCCCCAAAACTTTAAATTGTATAGAGTAGTTATATAATAAAGGTCTAGAAGCATCCCGTTTCATTGAAAATTTTAAGGGTTCTACAATTAAGAACTCCCAATCTTTATAATTCTTGAAAATCATCCTTAGATTTTTTTTATCGGGATTAACTTTAGCCTGGTGATAGGATTTGATCCAATGCCTAAAATGAATAAAAACTTCATAGCCTGAACGGTATTTGAGTTCATCGGGTTGCGCTATTGCAGCACCAGTTAATTGATCAACTCCCGTAGCTCCCCTAAAGGGGCTTACTCCAGTAGTTCCTGAGATAACCAAATCTTTATATCGATTACCTGCATGCTGAATAATCGTACCACCTTGTGATGGTTTAATCGTGACCGCAAAATTTTCAGTTTGTGTGATTTCTTGGGGTGTTATCGGTAGTGGAAAATCAGAGAAATCATTACCAGAAGAGTCGCCACCACCGCTAAATAAAGAACTAATCGATTGAATAGCTTGAGAACCCTTACTCAGGTAGTTTAAATCATCGCCATCTCTTATAACACCGAATACATATCTATCTTGGGGAAAATCTAGCCAACGTTTCTTATCGTCGGCTTTTATATCATTGATGCCTTGGTTTGGAAATAATAAGTATTTAGGATTGGTATTAGAAGGAATTATACCAAGAGCACTACCGATCCCTCGTGCTAAACTACTAATATTGTTCAGAAGATCTGATATGCTCGCCATAGTAAATTTAAATCTCTATTTGAATATAATTCCAGAATAATTTTAACATTTTTGAAATTAATAAGTAATATTAAGCTATTGTACCTCCCGCAGCGGAGCCAGTCATGGGGCCGCCTGCAGGAAAAGCGTAGGCACCGACCACAGTTCCGGGTGCGTAAGAACAGTTGGCATTAGCTAAAATATAAGTTATCAAGGCATTATAAAATGGTAATCCAAGCGGTCCCACACTACCTAAAGCAGTGGACACAGCCACCAGAGCATCAGAACCGGTCAAACCAAGAATAGTACCGCCTATACCGCTTCCAACGAATGCGCCCGCTGCACAAGCACCATTTATAGTGCCTGGAGCAAAATTAATTAATCCTGTACCTACATAGGTTACTATTGCTGCATTTTCAGTTAATATATGTGGAGAAGTGCTAAATTGGACTGAAGTAATTGCTTCCATCGGTCCGGGAGTAATCACCATAATACCACCCACAGCTGTCCCGGCGGTTAAAGGGCCGGAAGGAGGAGCAATCCCTGTAACTAAAACATGACTAAAAGTGGCCGCTTGAAGAGAAGCAATGATCCCTTCAGCATACGCCAAAGTGTATGGAGTAGCGGTTATTCCCAACCCTGCAGCTAATGCAGTATTTAAACTTGAAGCTACTAGCATTACAAGGAGCCTTTTATTGTTTGGAGCAACGTTTGGATCGCCGTTATTTGAGTATTAACAGATATGTAGGTTGCGACGTTTACCAGTGGAGCACCAAAACCCGCTGGGCTCTCAGTAGATAAAGCTTGTGTTAAAGTTTCGAGTTGTTGCAATATTTGGTTAAATAAATCTAAAAGTTCAGCTGATTCATTACCCAAAGCTACCAAACCATTAGCTAAATTTAATTCTGCTCCCACACTATCTTTTAATTTGACTCCGGTTAAACCACTAAAAATTGCTGAGGTACCTGCGGAGGTCTCTATAGAGACTTCATCTTGCTCACCTTTAACTGATAAAGCTGCACCCGCTTTACTTGAATATTCAAAACTATCTGAAATTCCATCTAAAGTTAAACTTGCTCCAGTAACATTGGCGAAAGAAATGGAGTCTTGAGAAGCATCTAAGGCCATTGATAAGCTGGTTCCGGGAGTAGGATTTATTGATAAAGCTAAGCTTAAGTCATTATCTACAGTTAATTTAAAAGCCTCATCGAATCCAGGCAACGCAACAAATTGATCCCATAATAATTGCCCATCTGAATTGGTAGTAGGAAAAGGAAAATACTCACCCTTTGCCTTTGTCCACGTCAAAACACCATCTTCATCAATATTAGTAGAAATACCATTAAAACTGGTACGAAAAACTGGGCCGTCTGACTCAGAAGCCCCTTCTGTGACGTCACTAGCATGCTTCGCCCCACCAATGATCACGGGATAATGTATATCCCCATTGATGAACATTATGTAAACCACATCACCATTAAGAAACTGTTCACTATTTGGATTGAATATATTAGCTGGATCTAATCTTGCAAGAGTAGTAGTCTTTTTCCAACCACGTTCTGAATTGTTGGTGATTCCGCCGAAAAGCTGCATATCTACTGCATTATCAAATATTTGACCGTCTCTACGGCCGCCTATAATCCTAAGTTTATAAAGAACTTGAGGCCCGTTATCATTGGTTGTATTATTTTGGGTACTATCAGTATAAAACTTATCAACAATTTGAGCAATGTACATACCTTGGTCAAATACCGTAAAACGGTTATCCTGAGTAGGGTTATTGGCGCTATCATAAGACATGTCAGATCTGAAAGCCATCTTTTATCCTTTTACGAAGGTTCCCACATTCGTTAAAGCCGTTCGTTTACTAAATCCGCCTTTATTTTTTAAGGCTGATAAAGAAACACCTCTACTAACTCCTAAATTTTGTTGCCACACCCCAGTACCTTCAGCGGTTAAAGAGAAAGAATCCGTATAGGATTCGATGTAGAATACCATATTTGAGGCGCCATCTACGGAATCATCGGTGACTAAAACTTTACCGATTTTTATATCGTTTAAACCAATTATGTTAAAACTACCTGAACTAAAGTCTTCAGCAAACCCCCAATAATCCTTCATAACTTCGTTAGCTTCTTTTAGGAAAGTTCTTTGGGGGGTATCAGTTAAAGGGCCTCCTTGAAGAGGAGCATTATTATCACTTAAAAAAGCAGCTATACTAAAATGTCTTTTTCTTAACCCATGACGTTTTATCGAGTTTATATTTTTGAAAGGTAGCTGGTCAGCTAGTTTGTCGCTCTGCAAAGAAGAGTAGACCAACGTAGATTGCTTAGGCCCTTCATTATTAGCTGTTACTAAGAAGTGATTGTATCTATTATGAAAGTCTGGACCTAAATCAAAACTAAATATATCTCCACTATCAACTTGAACATAATCTTGGCGAGAAAAGTCAAGTATATTACTCAATCCCCCTTTAGCAGCATTTAAGGGGTCGGATATAGCGGAACTTGCCGCGTTTAGTAAATTCCCAACTTGCTGAAATGCAGGAGATAAAGCATTTGTGTTAGCTAAATCAATGTAATTAGTTACATAAGAGCCTATATTCGGGTACTTTGATTTATCAATAGCCCAAGGTATAGGTCTGAAAACTAACTTTGGTCTACCATTATCATCAAGTTCAAGAAATAATTCATGATATTCAGGTTGGCTAATAGTTTTGAGCTTTTCCCATGCGGTACCTTCTAACCCCGCAAAAGGGTTAGTCATCACATTCTGAAACAGAGTGGGATGAAACTCTTTAATGGCCTTAATATGACCAAAATAAGAGTCTCCATCAACAGCTATTCCGGCATCTTTTAACATCTGCTTAGGTAAAAGCCATTGTTGTAAAGTTGATTGAAAATCGTTGGGAGCTAAATTACCGTTTTTAAATATATCTTCAGGTTTGAAAAATATAGTAAAACATTTATCCATGAAGGAGTGTAATTGACGGATTTGTTGCAAGCCGGATGAGTCTTCTACCACAGTTCTAAATTTGGACTCTTCTTGAAATAGAAAATTGAACCAAAGGTCAGTTTCCTCCATGCAAACACCAAGATCTTTACCAGTGACAATATAACGGATATCAGGTTCACCATCGTTTCCTAAAGAGGATTGGACCGAAATTCTTTGAATTAATAATAATCCTCTAAGTTTATCAGATACCTGGGTAAGATCAATTCCTAAAGGTGGTAGAGGTGGCTTATCATTGAGGTTGGATACTAATCCTGGCGCTATGGAAGAGGCTGCGCCCAACCCAAGTTTTGCAACGGAGCCGCCGGTATTTGTTAAAGAGCCCACAACCCCTGATAAGGGTGTTTGAGCTTGAGAAGGAAGCGGTAAATCCCCATCCGAACTTAAGTATGCAAGCATCCACTCGCCAGCCTTAAGATACTTTGTCCAGTCGATAGAATTAGATAGCACCAAACTAAATGATCCAGCTGCTTCATCTAAACTTTTTTGAAAAGAAAATTCAAGAATATGTTCAGAAATATCAAAGCCTTGCGTGGCGGATAGAGAACCCAAATCAGGTAGAGTAACTCCGAAAGTAGAGTTGTCATCTGCAACTTGAAAACTCCAACGATAGTAGATGATCTTACATTGATCAATTCTAGTTTGTATCTCAGAATTGGAGGTAGAACCAGAGGTTGCGCCAGGCAATGATGGTAAAGTAGGCATTATTTTTTCCTTTCAACCATTGGAGGTTGTGCGGGAACCTTTTGACTCATGCCTTGTTTGCGATCTTTGTTGCCTGTTTCTAATAATTCATTGGTTTTTCTTGTTTGATCGGCATTGAGGCCAATAATGCTTAGCATGGTCGTGAATAATTTTTCCATGGTTGTCTCAGGTTTGGTACCTTTTGAACTACCACTCGTATCTGAGCCTAAAGTACCATATGCTGCCGCTCCAGCACCACTTCCATTACCGCTAAACATATCTGAAACAGCGCCCAATACACCATTGTTCATGGAAGCTGAAACTGCACCCTTAACATCCTTAACTACACCGAAAATGCTAATGATCGTCTGATCTAATTCAATTAATGCATCTTTTAAGGCGAGCATTGCATCAGTAGAATCTTTGCCCAAATCAAATTTAGTAAAGGATTGTTTTGCTTCAACTTTTGCGATTTCTCCAGCAAGATTATTCAATGCAGTCGTAGCTTTGTCTCTGGCTACAGATTCAGGATCTTTACCCAATTCTTGCATTTTGCTTTTTTCTTCTTTGGTCAAGTTGGTGCCAGAAGCAAGCTTCTTCAGTATATTCTCAACTTGAAAAGATTCTTGCATGGTACCAAGACCAAACTGACCTTGAACAAACCTAGCTCTACCTGCGGTGTTTTCTTTAAATCCAGTAGCATTAATCTGCTCTAAAATCCCTTGAGCATAGCGTTTTGTATAATCTCCATTATCCACTAAACCCATGGAGTTCAACATTCCCAGAGCTTGTTTATTATTCCCGGTTGTTTTAAGAAACTGTTCTCGGTTAATCCCTGTTAAACCCTGTTCTTGAGCAGCAACAGCGCCCAATAAACTTGTGCCTCCAATCCCGCCTCGAGCCGCACCAAATCTAAAAAATTGAGCACTTTCACCTTGAGCTCCGGTAATAGCCCCTTGAATACCTCTCAGGCCTCGAGCAGCCATTTCTGGTGACATCATATTGCCTTTAGTTAAGGCACCCATGGCTGCTGCAAAAGAGGCTGTACTCTGTAAACCTGATTTATTTAACTCAGTTAAAAGACTAACACTTGTGGATAGAAAATGAGTAGCTTGAGATTTATCCATTCCATCCATTAAAGCTCTGGATAGAATTTGGGATACCGTTCTTAAAGATTCTTGAGGGCCTACTACGGATCGAAGTTGATTGCCTGCACCTGCAATTTCATTAGGATCAACCCCTAATGCTCTTCCGGATCTTTGAGTATTTATGAGTATGTTTTCTTGTTCTCTGCTTGAACGTTGCGTGCCAAAAGCTCTAGCTAGATCAAGTCTTTGTGACATGGTTTGCTGAACATTAAATCCCATTTCTAATGAGCTATTTCGTTCTCTTTGGCTGGGTTCAGTACCAATTCCTATTGCAGCGCCAGTAAGCATGTTGGGAACTTCTCGAGAAAACTCCTCGAATGCTGCAGTCATTTGGTTAACTGCAAAAACAGCACCCGCTGCAGCTGTGGCTAGAGCACCCAAACCTAGTGCACCCATTGCCCCAACACCACCTTCAGCTGCATTTGATGCTGCATGAAAACCCTCAGCTGCTATCGATACTGGAGCGCCTAGGCCAGCAGCATTAGCAACCCCTGCAGCACCTCTAGTAGCCAAACCGGTAGCCTGCCTACCAAATCCCGGGCCATTAGCCAATCCTGCATTACCACCAACTTCTTTCATCTCTCTTTGAAGAGTAGACATTTTCTTGAGGTTGGCAAGCCTAGCTTCTACGGCAGCGTTTTGTCTCTGTTCAGAGAGGGCGCCATCTTGAAGTACGGAATCTAACTCCTTAGCTTCCTCAACCAACTTTTGCATCTGAATAGTCATTTGACCAAAAATATTCTTAGAATATTGAGTCAAAAAGTTGATAGAACCTTTATCAAAGATCTGAATACCACTTTTGCCGAGATTATTTTGAAGTATTCCAGTAACTTCTTTAGAAGATCTAATAAGTTGACTAAAGTCACCCGTACCTGTGAATTTTATGGTTTTTTGTACCATGACTAGAAAGTATCCTCAAATTCTGGCTTACCGTTACTTATTTTCTCTATTTCTTCTTTTTTATCATTTTCATATTTTGTTTTCATCAATTCTAGCCATTTTATATCATCTGCTTCCACACCGCGTAGTTTAGCTAAAAAAGCTTCTCTTGCTTGTTCGTTTTCATCAAATGTTAGACAAAAAAATTCTATTAAAATTTCTTCTGCAGTGTACAATTCCCACTTAGGATCATTGAAAAGTAAGTTCTTAATCTTACAAATTTGATGTCTAGCATAGTCCACAAATATAGCAGCAGTTCTATCCTCTTCTCTAGGCGGAAGTTGAGATCGACTATAAGCTATCATCTTCAGTGCTATAAAAGGATCTTTATCAGCCATGGAAGTTTATGCTTTCGGCATCAAGGCATCATACCAGTTATCGACTTTTTCTTTAGCTAAGTTATAAATTTCGATAATTATATTAGGATCATATGAGTTTAAACCAAATTCCATTTCTTTTGAGAACCATTCTGGAGATTGAACCAACAGCACCTTTAAATAAGCTATAGCGTAATGTAAGATTCTGGTTTCAAAGGGCATATCTTCAAATTTTACCCCAGCACCCAACATTCCTAACTCTAAACCAATTTTAGACATCTCTTTGACTCTGGGGGGTATAATTATAAAATTACCAGTGTATTCGCGGCCGGTGATTGATCCTTTTGTGGAGATGCTGAAAAGTAGTTCTTTAGGCGGAAGTGTAAAGGGTAAGTTATTGTTTTCCATGATATATCCTAATTTGAATCTTGATTTTGGAATACAGAAGGTATTCAGAAAATTATAACACTTAAGAAACAAGATAACTAGGTGTTTTTATAAAAGGTTTTATTCTAAAGGTTTTTAGTGCAAACCCCGATAAGTAAGTGTAAAGTTAACTTACTGGGAGGCTTTTATGGTGGTTCGTGATCTAATAGATCTGAAAATCAATGAGAATTATCGCTGGTTGAGAACTAATCCTTATGGTTATTCCATGTGGGAAGACTTTATTATCGATGAACTTAGAATCGAATATGATCCTTCAGTTGGACTCGATATGTTAGTGATTTATTATAAAGATCTATTCGGGAAAATAAAACAACTATCTATAGATACCCAAAACTATATCATAGTAGATCATGAATATACCCATGCAGCGATAAGTAATCAAAGTTTCTCAGCTTACAGAAGATTGCTGATCAGTCCCAACGAGAGATTCCCTACTATAGAGCACGCTGAACCCGGGAATAGATTTTGTAATCATACGTGGGCCGATACCGGTCAAATGCTTTGGTCATTTTGTACATCTTGTAATGCTACTGGGGATTGGTCTAGAGAAAAATCCAAATACGAGGTTAAGAAATGAAAAAATATGAGAGTGGCGCTTTTGCTTTTTTATTTGGTTTTGGATTAATTTTATTCTCAAATGCACAACTATTTTTGATCGCACCTTTATGGATAGGTTTTTTAATTAGTGCAACTTTTCAAGTTTTTGATTTTATTAATTTTTTTAAAAAGAGATAAAAATGAGTACTGTATTTACTGGTGCTAAAGCGACTATAACCATCGATCACCAACCCATTCTTTGGGCTACAAATGTTCAAGTAACTCAAGAAAATAAATTAGAAGAAATCCCACAACTCGATGATTTAGAAGTGGCTGAGTATGCTGAAAATGGGCATCGAATTAGCGTTACCATAGGAGTATTAAAGACTAACCAACAAGCATTGGCTGATTTTGGTCTAGATTCAGATAATGTTTCAGATATTCTTTTGCAACCTGAGATGCTGGTTACTATTTATGATAATACAGACAATACCCCAAAATATGAGATTTCTGGGGTTAAGTTTAGAGCTGGTACTGGAAGTGTTGATTCTAGGGGCTTTTGGATAGGTTCTTGGTCATTTACTGGACGAAGAGGTCAGTACTTATAAAATATTATTTCAATATATGAGACAGTAAACGTACATCTGCAAGAGATAGACCTCTAGTTCCATCTGTTTGGACAAAATGCTCAGCTTGAGTCTCAAGCATATCGTCGTTATCATCTACGATAGCATATGTTTCTGGGGAAAACTCTTCCAAATATGCTTGAATCTCATCACCCCTACAAAAACCTAGTTCCTCGGTTACACCTATAAAAACTTCTCTTTTAAGAGTCGAACCCCTTTCAACTAACTTTCGATGCAAAGTATCTAAAGATACGGATTTTCTCCATGTTGAAGAAAGAACAATCTTAGCATCGGTATTTTTTATTAAAAGCTCTAGTAAAGCAATTTTGGTTCTATTCAAGTGATCAAAACCCTTATTATAAGGATGACCTAATACCTGAGTTTCAACCCAATCTTCATCAGAATTTAAAACCCCGTCGATATCAAGGAATAGGATCTTGGATTTATTGGTCACTCTTTATCCTTTTTTGGCTTTGCATCGGCATGAGCTTTTTTTATTCTTAGCTTTCCAAGCTTCTTGTTTTTCTTTTCTTCCTGCTTTACGTCTTTGATGTGATAGTGGCGGGCATTCTATAGAGTCTAAAGTTTCTCTATCATATGATACTTTCCAATCACTATATTTCATCGCTATATAGGCTATTGTCATACAAATAGCTGCAACGATCCAAAAAGCTTCTCGAGGTGCCATTAGATTAATTCCTTATTTTTATCTTTCTTATCTACCGTGGTTCCTCGTTCTTCCGCCAAAGCAATTACATATTTCATTTTAAGCCGTAGAACTTTCTTGAATTCTTTATAAGGTTCGCTATAAAGTTGAACTTTTTCTTTAGCTTTTAAGAGATCTTCATCCTCCTCTTTTGCTTGCTCATTAGCTTCAGAATCTTTAGCCAATTTTGCAAGTCGATTATTAAGCTGATCACCACTTAAATTAGCTACTTCTGCTGCAAAATCAGGCAATTCTGCTTGAATTTTTTCATGAATTGTTTTCTTTTGTTTCATTTTGCTATCCCGTTAAATATTTGTTCTTTATCACATTTTTTGCATTTTATTAGATCATATTCGACTTTTCGAATTCTTCCATCAACATTTCCTAACTCTTCTATATGTTTAGGTTTTCCAAATTTATGGGCGCAAAATAATTGTTGAAAAAATTTTTTCATTTTTTAATCCTTTCCTAAGAGGAATAAGTTCTTTTTAGATACCAAGTAAACTATAGCTACCGTAACAGGGATTGGCCCAAAAAGTAAAGCTGCTACTACCCAACCGGGGTGCGCTTTTCCCGCTAAAATGACCCCATAAACGTATAGTCCAAAGTAAACGGTAAATAAGGCCCCAATTGCAATGATAGTAAAAATGTACCCTAAAATCATGAAATCTTCTCCTTTTTAATAAACTCTGCAATAACTTCCACAATGAGCTACCGCTGGTATAACTATATCTGCTGTTACATAGGTGCCCGTTGCAATTACTGCAGTTGGAACGGGCGCGACTTGAGCTGCTGTGCAAATCCAAATTGCTAAAATTATGAACATATGAAGACTCCTTTTTTGTTCTAAAAATACTATCGGCTTTTCTTCTTTCTTTCTCAAGTTCTTTTTGATAAAATTATTTTGTCTTAAAAAAAGAACGATATTTCAATCCGTTAAGAAAGGCACTAAAAGTGACAGACAAATTCGATGTATTCTCGACCTCTTTTGCGAACAACATCTTTAAGCAAAAGTATTCAATGAATGGTCAAGAAACTTGGGCGGATACATGTGAAAGAGTAGTTGGGGCGGTTACTGGACAGCTTCTACCTTCTGATTTAAAAAATGAAGTACTCCAATATATGTTAGATAGAAAATTTATTCCGGGTGGTAGATACCTATATTCAGCTGGTAGAGACTATCACCAAGTCAATAACTGTTTCTTACTTCGTGCCGAGGATTCTAGGGAGGGTTGGGCTGATGCTATGCAAAAAGCTACCGCTTGTCTTATGACTGGCGGGGGTATAGGTTTTGATTACTCTGGTTTACGTCCTGAGGGTGCTCTTATTCGAAGAACTGGAGGTCAAAGTACTGGTCCAATAGCCCTCATGAATATGATTTCTGAAGCTGGTAGATACATTATGCAGGGGGGTGCTAGAAGAAGTGCTATTTGGGCCGGCCTTCAATGGGATCATGCTGATGTTCCTAACTTTCTTAAGTTAAAGGATTGGTCGGAACCTTTGAGGGAATTAAAGCAAAAAGATTTCAATTTTCCCCTTCCTATGGAAGGTACTAATATTTCAGTAATATATAACACCGAATTCTTTGTAGCCATGGAAAATAAGAACCATCCCAAAAATAAACAAGCTAGAAAAATTTGGTTGGAAAACTGCAAACAGGCATTTAAAACAGCCGAACCCGGAATGAGTTTCAATTTCTGTAAGGATAATGAATCATTGAGAAATGCCTGCACAGAGGTGGTATCTTCTGACGATTCAGATAAATGTAACTTAGGTACTGTTTGGATCAATCGTTGTAGTACTCGAGAAGAGTTTGCTCGGGTTTGCCATGTTGCAACCATATTTCTCTTATGTGGAGGCATATATTCTGATGTTCCTACAAATAAAATTAAAGAAGTAGGTTTAAAGAATAATAGAATTGGTCTTGGATTGGGAGGGTTACATGAGTGGCTTATGCTTCGTAAGTTCGATTACGAAGCCACGCCGGAACTTCACAAATGGCTAAATGTGTATGAACAAGAGTCTGATAGCGCCGCCTATATTTGGGCGAAGGCTTTAGGTGTTCAAATTCCTAAAGGTAAGAGAGCAATAGCTCCTACAGGAAGCATTGGCATTTTGGCTGAAACTACAACCGGCATTGAACCTTTATTCTGTAAAGCCTATAAACGTAGATACTTAGATAAAAACAGAGAATGGGTACATGAATATGTAGTGGATGGGGCGGTTAAACGTTTATTGGCCGCTGGAATTTCTTTAGATCAAATTCAAGATTCTTTTGATATCGACTTTAAAGCTAGAGTTAAGTTTCAAGCAGATGTTCAACAATATGTTGATATGAGTATCAGTTCTACCTGCAATCTCCCTCAATGGGGCTCTGAATTCAATAATGATGAAACTTTGGATAAATACTCTAAAATATTGCTAAAATATGCAAAAAGGTTAAGGGGATTCACTTGTTATCCGGATGGTGCTAGAGGTGGTCAGCCTTTGACTAGAGTTTCTTTAGAAGAAGCTTTATCTCAAGAAGGCAAAGTTTTTGAAGAAAGTGCTGATATCTGTGAAATTGGAAAAGGGGGTGTTTGTGGGAGCTAAATCTTTGGCATATTTTTCTAATACCATTTTTGATATAAATGTCTTTATAGGCGCTAGATCAAATATATATCTTAAAACTTTTTACACTGTTGATGGATTCATATTACTTTATGATTGTCAACGAAACATCAAGATACTTGAAATGTCACTCGATGATGCTCATTTATCTGTTGTGGAAGGTATTTCTTATGACTTTAATATTCAAATGCTAAAGTATTGTGAGTTAATTGATAGTTGGGAGGGTCGTTCTCCTCCGATAATTTGGAGCTAAAGTTTTCCTTAAAAATGCCGAAGAGGTATTTATGGAGGCTAAGAAATATGAAAATGAAAGATAAATTGATTTATAGCTTTATGATTACTGCACTATCAAGTTATGCGGTTGCGCTTATTCTTGGTGCTTCCTTGGTCAATTTTCCTTCAAATTTAGAAAAAAAGAAGTAAGTATGAAAAAAAACACTTATAACCATGACAGAAGGACAATAAATGTATAAATTTTTGCTCTTAACCCTTTTCATAGTTTCTTGTGGTCCGCAGTCGGATCCTTTTGCCACTATGGAAACACTTCAAAACAAAGAGCAAAAAGCAGATAATACAGAAAGTGCTCGTATCGATGCTGAAATTCAGTTATTAAACGAGAAATTGGAGGCCAAAACTTTACTGGTGGTGTGGGCAGATCAAGAGATTGCTAATGCCCTTGAACATTTAACTGTGGCCGAAGATGGCAAATATATAGGGTATTCAAGTGTACCAGAGGCCGTAGCAGCGATTCAGTATTATTATCCTGAAGTCAAAACATCTTACCAAGTTTATAATAATTCCGGAGTAATAGTTTTTGATAGCACTAAAGGGGTTTCTGCCGCTATTCAGGCACAGGCGGATGCGATTAAAAAATTAATGGCTATGCAATCAACTATATTAAAAGCTCCGTGATATTATATCAAAAAATTTAAAAAAAGGAACTGATGATGGAATTATTATTTTCGTTAATGTTTTATATACCTATGACACTGCCATTTACTGTAGGATTATTTGCTTGGAATGCTTCAATATTTATACGATGTTTTGTGATTTCTGTATTGATATACCTCATTTCTATACCTGTAGCCTTTGTATTTGGGATGCAAAGTTCTGAGTTCGGGCAATTAATGTGGGGCGCGATAGCTTATTCGCTGAGTGTTTTTATTTTTTCAGTATTGTCATATGGTTATTTATTTAAAAAATATATTAAAATCTCAATTACTAAAAGGGGTAGTTATGAAAGAAGAAAGAAACTTCTTAAAGAAGAGATCGAATACAATCTAAAGATAGAAAAAGCTAAGGCAAAATGGCTGGAAGCCATCAGAAAACAAATTCAGAAAGAATTATAGAGGTATCTGAAAAATGACCGTAAACAATAATCAAATTCAAGTAGAACTCCAAGATTGGATGGGCTCTGATCGTGCCATTGCCGAGGCAGCTTGGACTTCCTCCAACACCCTTTCATCAAAAAATTCAAAGACAGACTTAGACGTAGAAAGAATTGTCAAATTACTAATCGATCAAAAACATGCTTCTCCCATTGAATCCGTGGTTCTTAGGTTTTGGATAAAAATGCCTATTCAAACTGACCGCCAGCACATGACTCACAGAATAGGTTCCCATAACGGAATGTCTGGTCGGTATCGTACAATGCCTAGTGAATGGCTGAATATACCTGACGACATTAAAGAGATTATGAGTAGAGCTGACAACTCCATTTCTGGAGAAATTACCGAGACTTACAAGGAATTGTGCAAAAAAACTAACCTTTTCTATAGTTTAATTCTTAAGGAGTTTAAAGGGTGCGAAGAACACAAAATCATTACAAATAAAGAATATAAACGCTGTAGAGAGTTTTTCCGAGGGGTTTTGCCTCAAAATAATATGACTGAACGTGTAACCATCTTTAATTTAAGATCTTTTGCAAATTACCAAAAGTTACGTAATTCTGAGCACGCTCAACCAGAAATTAGAAAAGTGGCTGAATTGATGCTTGAAGCAGTTGAAAAGGCTAATGTATGTCCTATAGCAATTTCTGCTTTGAAAGCCAATAATTGGAATATTTAATTTTTTGAGTTAAAGTTTTTTAAATAGAATTCCAAAGAGTTATTTGGAGGTAAAAATTATGGAAATTCTAAAAAATAGAATTTTGGCCGAATTACAAAAACAAATGGCTACTTATTCACAATCTACGAGTCCAACAAATATTGTGGAAGTTTCAACTTTATTGAAAGTTTTAAAATTAATCGAAGAAAGACAGACTGAAGCTTATATTGAGCATTGTAACAACCTTACCACAAAAACCATTCCTGTGGTAACTAGCCCTCAAGAATTATTGCAAGCCTTTAAAACTATTGGTTTTGCTGCTATTAACCCTATTGATTGGCTTGCCAATTTTAAAACATATCACTTGCATGCAGCTAAAGATGCTGCTGAACATTTTTTTGCTCAAGCTCTTCAATTTAAAATGATTTTTCATTATCCAGAAACAAATGGTCAAATAGGCTATACCCCCTTTAAAACTGAAAAAGCTAAAGATCAAACTATTCCTGATTTAAAGGAGTTTTTGCATATTCCGCATTCCTTAGTATCCCCCTTCCATTTATCCAATTTCGCTCTAGCTTATAATGCTTTAGACGAGTTAGGTGGTATATTGATCAATGTTATAGCCAAAGACTTGAAGTTACCCCAACTTTCAAAAATTGCTAAAGACACTACAAAAAATAACTCTTTATTAAGAGTGCTACACTATCCTCCAACTGGGGCTAATCCTATAGGTATGCGAGCAGCTGAACATGAGGATATCAATCTACTCACCTTACTTCCAGCTTCTCGATCAACTGGACTGCAAATAAAGGCTTCGGATGGTTCTTGGATAAGTGCGCCTACTTCAAGCAGGTTGATAATTGTGAATATTGGAGATATGCTGCAGGAATTGACTGGAGGCGCACTTAAAAGCACTACTCATAGAGTTATTAATACTAGGTGGGGTGAAGAACATAGTCGCTATTCAATACCCTTTTTCTTTCATCCTCCTAGTGACTTTATTCTTTCGGAGAGATATACTGCAAGAGAGTTCTTAGAAGAACGTTTAAAGGAGATAGGATTAAAATGAAAAAATTTAAACAAGTTCCGGAATACCTTCAGACGTTTCAAAATAATTTTGAAAGATAAAAAAATGAATAAAGAAACTAAAGAATTTTTAATCATTAAATTCGAGGCTATAGTTCAAGACTATAAGGATTCTGGTTATACTCTTAATTATAAATTATCCTCTGAAGTAGCCAATATCGTTACAGCTCTTTATATGTTAAAGTCAAATTTAATTGAGCAAGAGGAAACAAAAAATGAAGAATGATGATAAAGAAAAAATAATGGCGAGTATCGGAGCAAACATGGGATTTAAAACGGTATTTAAAGCTACTCTGGGATTTTATGCTGCTCAATTTATCGCTACTTTAATAGGTTTAGCAGTTTTTGGGCTAGTAATTTTTGCAATAGGGATAGCTATTATGGTGCTAAAATGAAAATATACGTGACTAAACATGTTCTAAAGTTCAAAGGAACGCCAACCGGAATAAGTGAGCACGACTCCTCCGAATATAAGAAGCTTTCAATCGATGATAAAAGCCCTCTAGGAAAATGTAGTATTTTAATAGATAAAATTGGTTTCACTTCTCCTTCCGAGTATTGTGTCGATGAAAAAGCGGCCATAGAAAAAGCTTTAAAAATGGTATATATAAGAAAAATAAGATTGATTAAGGAATTAAAAGCTTTTGATCAGAAGCAAGAAGTCTTAAGAGAAAGATTATATGAGTTGGCACCTTCGATAAAAATCTTAGAAGAGTTAGAAAAGGATATCCTGTGGTAACTAGCCCTCAAGAATAAAAAAGCAAAAAAATGAGTGTTAGAGTCAAATTTAAAGTAAAATGCTTAAATTGCAATCTTTATACAATAATTAAGCATTACCGGGAGTTACGAGATTATGGTTATAGAAGTGGAGAGAAGTTTTTTGACTGCCCTGGATGCGATTCAATTGTTAGATTGACTTTATCTGATATTCAAGTTGTAGTTAGAGAGCGGTCTCACTTCTATTTAACTTCGTACGGATTATATAAAGAGGAAGAAAAATGAAAATATATGTCGTTTATACCGATCACTATGAGTTTTCAGAAGATAATGAAGAGATTCTCTCGGAGTCTGAAATATATCAGGATTTCTTCCTAAGTAGAGATCAAGCGATCGAGTTTCAAAAAGATTACAATGAAGAGATTTATGAAATCTATCCTTACTCAAAATCAGATTCAGATTGCCTCATGTTAGCCAAAGTCAAAGAAATAGACGTTAAGGAATAAAAAAGTCGATGTTCTCTTTTCTAAAAAAGTTATTTAATTCCAAACATCTAGAAGTTCCTTCTATTTCTCAATCAAACCTTTATTTTCCTTCGACTAATATTGTTTTAAATTGGTCCGATTTTAAGATAGCTTCTCATTCCTTGGATGAAAACTTAAAAAGTATTAAATTAAACTTCTCTCCTGATATACTCCAATTTGATGTATCTATAGTAGTAAAATTGAATTATGTTCATAATTCTCATTTAATTTCTACTTTTGGATCACTTAAAAATTTTGTAGAAGAAGCTATGAATCTAGCTGTTACTGAATTTTTCGAAGTTTATATAACTCAAGAAAATTATTCTAAATTAGAAGAAAATAAAGTTGAATTTCAAGATAGTTTGAAATATGAATTGCAGCCAATCTTTAGAGATTTTGGAGTGGAGATCGTAGATACTTTTATGAATACTTTTAAAATTTTTAGAAAGGAAGGAAGCAAATAAAATGAGTAAAATATATAAAATAAAAGATCAAATATGGGCTCAAGTGTGGAATCAAGTATGGGGATCAAGCAAAGAGTCAAATAAGCGATGAGACATGGAAGCATACAACCAACAAAAAATGATTATATCAATACTGTATGGAGTTTGTAGTTAATTGCTAAAAATACATTTGAAGTTCCGACTGAGGTATAAATCACTCTTAAGGTTAAACCAGCTAAAATCTTTGCTGGATAAACCATTTCAAATTGCTGATCTGAGGTTGAACTTATATACCAATTGGATGCTGCTGTTTCTAATACTACAGTTTTAGTTGGATCCAACACTTGAAGAGTTAAGGTATCTCCAAAAGCAGCGGCCTCTGTTATTAACTCTACGCCAGTCAATAAACAATCATCGGTCATAGTTATATCTAAATTTGCAGATGAGCCAGCTGTAACTGTTGTCGAAATTCCTCGAGCAGAAAAAAGTAATGCTGTTTTTGTAAAAGAGTAAATGTTAGGAGGATTATAAGTAGTATTCGAGGGCATGATTACTTTATCCTATTGGTAAATCACAGTTATATCGTTACTAGTAGAGCCGGAGGTAACAACTGTTAAACCGGTAGTGAAAGTAAGACCGTTCACACCTAAAGGTCCCATAAAAATAGGTCCACCTTGACCGCTGCTACTAAGCAAACCCCCACTAGGCGTGCCAATAGTTAAAGTCATTATCAAAGTCCCTGATCCCGCCGTATTATCATAGACTTTAATCAAGCCGCCAGTAGTATTATTGTTTATGCAAATTGAATGAAGTCTTCCTACACCCGATTTAACAGTGGTCGTGGCGTTACCGGTTATATGATTATATTTGGTAGGAGGATCTATTGGATACAAGCCCTCTTGGCTACCTGTACCTGCATCAAAGGTCACCACTATTGAACCAGAAGAGTATGAAGTAACTAAAGCTCTTATAAGATTGTACCCCCCACAAGGAGTCATATAATTGCCATTAGCACTTACGGTTGGGATTTGGAACCCTGTTGATAGGTCAATAACTGAAATATTGAAAAAGTTAACATTATCTATACTGGCTTGAAAAGTTAAAACTCCAGACCAAGTACCTGATACGGCTATTCCGCATGAACTACAGCCGGCGGTTGCTCCTGTGATTGTGCCATTCAAAGCACTAGCAGTACCTACATTCCACCTATCATTTGATGGTGTTGCAACATCCGTAGATGCCGCCGAAGATATCATTGTTACATCTAAAGATCCTGACGTATAGTCTAAAACTCTAAGTCTGAAATTTGTACTACCAGAGCTATTAACTTCCCACGGATCATCGTTGAATGCTGAGGAAAAGGCACCCCCCCACTCAAGCATAAGTAGGTTGGTTGAGGGGTCTGTATCAGCTGTAGCACAAGGAAACCAATTAGCTCCATTATCATAACTTAATTCAGTGCTTATATCACCAATCCAACTATGGTTTATCGTCCCATACTGTACTGTAGAACAGCCAGTAGTATCAATTACAAGAGTTTGTCCTGCACCAGTAAAGGTCGTAGCCACACTGTTATCGATGAAGGGTTTAGGAAAAAGACTACTTCTAGGAATTGAACTTGAATTTTTATAATTGGTCTCAAAATCAGTCTGATCGGAAGAAGCTGGTACGGTAATAGGAATAATAGCCGTTAGTTCTTGAGAACCTCCAAATGTGGTAACCGTGTAAGAATTGTCATCTTGGAGCCAGCTATAATCGGAATTATTTGATATAATTGACTGTTTTATTTGAGTCCATGTTACTTTAGTCATATATCACCGTAAGGTCAGCTGTAGTTGAATTGACTACTATCGTCAGCCCAGTTGCATAATTCAAATTATATTCCACTGATCCAATTGCAGATGTTAAAGCCAGAGTCGCCACAATAGTTCCAGAATTAGTGGTATTATCATAAATAGTTACACTTGCAGAGCCTGTTCCGATTGTATTAACAGTAATTTTTCTGAGTATTCCCGCGCCCGACTTTATTAGTGCGGCTGTATTGACCGGCACAATCATGTTTGGGGTAGCGAATTTAAAAGTAGCTATAGCAGCATACTCATCATCACTCTGACTAGTCGTCCCGGTAAAAGCATATGTGCCTGTTGCTAGTACATATTGATCAGCCATAAATAGTTCTAAATTAGCACCACCCCTAGTACTTAATGCTGTACTTATGGAATTCCATCCAGTAGCCGGAGTGAAGGTTGTATTATTATGCAAAGTCCCCATGCAGTTACCGATTAGCAATTCTGAAGCTTGAGCCGTAGCTGGAGTAGAATTACTAGTCCAAGAAGTGGAAGCTGTTTGACCGTGGGTAGAAGTCTGATCTAAAGGAGAAGCAGTCAAAACTCCCGAATATTCAGCTACTACTAAGTTTAGGTCAGTAGAAGAGGTCGAAGAAATAGTTACCGTGGTTACCCCTGCAGCCGTATTAGGAAAATAGAATATTTTAGAAGTTTGGGTGCCGTTTCCAGCTAACGTTGTCGCTGTTGAGTAAGTCTGTGACGCACTATCTGCTATAGTTAGGGTGCCAGCATTGCAGCATGCGGCCACAATTATGGTGTTTCCCGCTTTTGTGGCACTAATGGTTGCAGTTAGGGAGGTAGAAAGAATGGTCGTAACAGCTGATACATTTTGAACTCTTACGGAGAAAATAGGATGAAAATAGCTAGATCCTGCTAGTTTTAACCTACCATTAGCATCAACCTGCAAGTCTACTCTGCTTCCAGTGGAGACTACAGGCAAGGTTGAATTGTAAACCCCCCCTATCTTGATAGGATTACCAATATCCGGCTGTCCAGATGCTATATTCCCCACACTTTGAGCTAATACACCTTGTATACCTTGTGTAGCGACCCAGTTAACATTAGCAGTTCCGGAACTCCAAGCAGTGGCTATAACTCTTATAGAAGCAAAACCTGCGCAAGGAACTATTATTGTTGCATTGGCTGTGTAATTTTGAGCGGAAACAGCATTGGTGTTAATACCATATATAGCATTCCAAGTACTATCACCAACATCTCCTTGAATTTGTAAAGTTCCGGACCAAGTACCGGTAACGTCCATAACTACAGTTGAACGTTCCTCGGTGTTAATTAACACTGCTCCATTTAGTACTGAAATGGTGCCATTATTGCTGATATCAACACCTGAAGATACGTCGACAATGCCCGCATCCCAGGAAGTAGTCGTAATAACTAAATTCGTACTATCCGAGGCAGTTTTTGTAACCAACATCGTAATTGGCAAGGATGGCTGTAAAAATGCTGGATTTACTGAGCTATTTGGTTGACGTATTATGTGAAAAGTTACCCAATTTCCATCAGGAGAAAGAATCTCGTAATATATTGGGGCGGCACCTAACCATCCGGCACGAATTCTATAAACATTTTTTAAAGTAAAGTTCACCGCCTCTGGAGTACCAGCCCGAGTGAATAAAGACGTTGCAGCGCCGGCTAAAGTATCTAAATTGAAAGAAGCTGAGGAGACAAAGGTTAGAGATCCCCCTGCAACACTTGCTATACCAAAATTAAGACCGTTATACCCAATTAATAAACCATCGGTTCCATTATAAAGACCTGTATATTGGGTACTTGCAGCACTAGTAGGTGAAGTAAAAGCAGCCGTGAATTGAGTATAAATTTCTCTACCAGGGGAATAGTTTATAGATCCTATCGTTTGGAGTTGTGCTGAGGATGTAGCGCCCGTTCCACTAGATATCGTTGCATTGGAGTTTGAAAGAGCTATTACTCCGGTTCCCGTTACTGTTTGTGATAAATTATTAGCAGCAACTGTTTGGGAAAAATCTGCAGATAATTGTTGCACCCTTGATAAAGTGATCAATGGTCCGAAAACGGATTTATCCGTATTTATAGTAGTACTTAAAAAGCCATTCCGATCCAAGGAGGGAGCTTGTAGATTACCGGCTACATTTTTAACGCCTATTTGTATCGCAGTAGCAGGCGTTACAGAGCCAGTCGTGCCATCAGCAAAATCTTTAACCAGCATATTGCCATTGGTATCGGCACCAACGAAGTTAACATTATGGCCAGTTGCATCTTGTCCAGCAATTTTAACTTCTTGAGTAGATTGAATGTAAGATAGATCAGCCAAGATTTACCCTTTAATTTTCTGTACCCGATACAGTTGAATATAAATCCATTGCATTAACATCTAAGTTTGTCATTACAATTCGAACTCTTACGCCTGCTGCTACTTGAATAGGGTCAGACAGTTTTACACTCATGCTAGGGGTTGCAGTTGAGTTAAATTGGGTAAATTTAGCATTGAATACCCCTGTCGCAACTCCGGTTTCAATTTGAACTTGCATTTTAGCTTTACCAGAAGCTGCTGATTCAATTTGATCTAAAGTTAGAGTTTTGCCAGCAGTTACGGTGTAGTCGTGGTTGTCACTAGAACTTGCAGCGATTGAAGAAGCATCCTTGAAGTCATTAACTGAGCTACCAATAACCGTATCAACAGTTACAGGTAACGGGTTACTTATGCTAAAAGCATTCCCTAGGGAGTCAAAAATGCCAACTTTACCAATACCAGAGGAAAACATTGACCACGTTCTTAGGTCTGTTCCATCTGAACCACCAATTTGAACTGAATCAAAAGGAACAGCAGCACCAGTTACTCCCTCAGCAGCTAAGCCAACATCTAATCGTTGTTTAGAGTTGACCAAAGAAGAGGTCAAAGCTGTACCGGCACCATCACTTAAATTGGCTGAAGTTCTAAGAGTTTGAGCACTAGTGGCACCTCCCCCAAAACTGGCTGCTCCAGTAGCATTACCAATTTGAGCAGCTACTCTAAGCGTGCTTGCACCAACTGCTCCATAGTTATGATCTTCAGTTAGTAACTGAGTCACCGATACCTTGAGTTCGCCAGTAGCTAATAAAGAAGAGTCATTAGTACCATCTGTTAGTCGAACCCACCAAGGACTAGCATGGGTTGCAGCAGCAGAGCCTTGATTTCGCGGATCAATTTGGACACCGGAAACGTTGATACCAACATCTAAAGCTTGTTGAGTACCATTTACTTGTGAAGTTAAACCAGAGCCAGAAGCGTCGTCTATTTTTACTGTTATCTTACCGGTAACATCGACAGCTAATTGCTGTGATGGGGTTGTAGCGTCTGAGATTTTGGCAATTACGTCGCCGGCGCTTTGGGTGCGTACCGGAAGGCTACTATTAAAGTCTGACATATCGATACCTTATAAAAAACATTTGTTTAAACTGAAGCTTCTGCTATCTTTTTTTGTAATTCTGATTCTTTATCTAATTGAATTTGAATGTTAGCTTTTATTCTTTCGATATCGTCTAAGCGCTCTTCAATTCTGAACTCAAGTTCAGCTCTTGCAGCCGCCACCTTAACTAATTCAAGTTTTATTCTTTTTAAATCTAGAGGAAGCATAAGATACCTTAATTGTTATTGAAGTACGCCTAATAATCTAGCCTCAAAATCACCAACGTCAGGACGCATGTGTGTTACTTTCACACTAATTATACCTCCCGAGGCAATCATTAAAGGGCCACTACCGGCAGTAAAATTAAACTCATCGGATAAAGAACCCCCAAAATAGGTTCTTCTCCGAGCTTGCAAAACCCCGCCTATATAGACCTCGTAAACGGCAATATTAGTCCCGCTTACTTCTACTTCAGCCAAAAGAAAAGTCTGAGATATAGGTACGGTATAACTTAAAATTTGAGTTTGAGAGTTAGCTACTAGGGAAGAAATCTGAGAAAAAATATTGGTAACTGCGCCCGCTATAGACTCGGTTACTACATTTATGGAACCATCAGAGTTTACCTTTAAATCATTTGTCCCATCGGTGATCGTTACATCGCCTATATTGATAGTGCCATCGAAGGCCATCGGTAAGGGATTACTATCATTATAGCTATTACCTAATTGATCAACCAAAGTAGTTCTAAATGCTACTGTTGGGGCTTCCGAATATACCGCTCTTAGCACATCTATAGAGCCAACTATCGAGCGTCTTTGAGCTGCTGCACTAATACTAGCAGAATCAATTAAAGTGTAGAGGCTTATATTAGCATCTACCATAATCGTGTTTATATCTGTGATATCAGTAATTTTAACTATAAGATCAGATTGACCAACAGCTTGAACTCTAACATGCTGACCAATCTTAAAAGATGTAGTATCAGCAATTTTTACAATACCATTGGAAGTACCATCTGCAGTGAACGCTTGGGGTGGGACACTCCTAAATGTTTTTTCAAGAGCCACTTCTTATGACCTTAAACACTTCAAAGTAGATGACTCTACTTCTAGATCTACGCTCTCCATATCTAGAAGTAGTTCCATGGTAACTTTTGCTAATTTATTGGGTTTTAGTTCAATTTTAATGAAAGTTACGTGAGGTAATAATTTACCGTCAACTTCTATAGCAGTGTTTGAGCCAGAAGAGATCTGACCTGGTTTTTTATTGTAGATCTTAAGCTTAGTAGGTTTTTGGTCTGGCATAAAGCCCTCCTTCAAAAGTTAAATGACTAATTATTTCAAGTATTTAGGTTATAAACCAGCGCGAGCACTAGTGTGTTCGACGAACCTAGCTGTGAAGTTCCAAGTACCAGTAAACATGTCACGAGAAGCCATTCTACCACTACCGCCAGCAAATTTGCAGTCACCTAATTTCATGCGAATTTCATTGTTATTGGTGGTATCAAAGATTTCGATATCGAAGTATGCTTGGTCTCTCATTGCTGAAAGAATTGCATTTTCAAAACCAAGTTCTACTGCAGTAGAAGCAAAACTTTGATCTACGAGCATGAAGTGATCGCAAGTAGCCCTCGCAGTATGTCCAACTTCCGCAAGATCGCCTGTTTCCAATTGTCCTAAGATATCTGCATTAGCCAATGCATAATCATAGTCAACAGAAACGTTTGATGCGAATGCAACGATGTTTCCATTGATTCTAATCTGCGCTTTGGAACCCGTTAAAATTCTTGCCATTTTTTATCTCCTTAAATTTCTTTATTCAAATCACAGTTAAAAATAAGTCCCCAGTATGCTGGATTATCTATCGTTTGTCCCTGAAACATAACTGTTGGATCTTTATATATGCAATATTCTCGACCTGACTTACTTTTAAATATTAATTGTCCTAGAGTCTTTTCTAACGTTTTAAATTGGAGCACTTCTCCAGCTGGAATCGTTTCCATCACTTCTTGAAATCTAATTCCACTACCATTATTACTACTTTTAACTACTGTATAAAATCCGTCATCTTCTTCATCGTTCACCATACCGTTAGCGGTCTCAGTGGGATTTTGAAAAGATCTCATAACAGTGATTGGAGTGCGGTTAACCAATCTATCTATCAACTTTGGTTTCAGTTCTAATTCTTGAGCTTTTCTAAGTTCTTGTGCTTGTTGAGCTTTTACCATCATTTCTTGAGATTTTGCTACTAACTCTCTGTAAGAAGAGTATTCACCTCTAGCTTTTTTAGCTTTATTAAAGTCTAGAGGTACTCGTATCGCATCCCAATCTATGAGTTTATCGCTCATTCAACAATTCCTTAAGCGTTAGAAGTAGCTTCCGATAACGTAAAAGTAATCAGCACAAAGTCGAGGCCAAGTACTGGGAATACTTCGAGTTGAACGCTAGCTGTGTTTCCAACAACTTGTACGGTAAAAGTGTCAGTATTATAACCCAAAGGATAACCAGTTGAAGGGACTATAATTTGAGCTACTAATAATTGACGTAATATTGTTGAAATTCTTGATTTAATGGCATTAGCATCAACGATTGAAGTTTTCTTACCTACGAAAGTAAGTTCAGCATCATTACGGATCGTTTTAGCAATGTATTGAGCAGCTTGTACCACTGAACCACGATTGTAAACAAAATTAGCATCTGCACCGTAAGTAGTATTGTCTACTGCTATTCGGAAAGCTCCTTGAGCTGGTTCCAAATAAGTAACCCCGGCTTGGATAGCTGCATCACCATCGATTACTGGGTTGAAATCACCACCAGAAACACCAGTAGATGGATTAACAAAATGACCCACTGCTGAAACTGCAATGAATTTGTAAGTTAAAGGTTCACCGATATCAACACCTAAACGAGCACCTGCAATCATTGCAGCTAAGATGTGTGGTTGTTTATAATTTAGATTACCAGTTGAATCTACTACTAAAACATCCTGTCCAACTAATTGAGTATTGGAATCGGCTAACAAAGCTGCTTGGGCATACATAGCAGCTGCAGTATTAACTCTGTATCCTACAACCCCTTGAGCTTCGCGACGATTTTTAATATTGCCGCGTAATGCCAAGTTAGAAGAAAGGGCTGCTTGAACAGCTTCTACATCGTAAGTAGAACTAGAGTCAGTTACACCCATACTGATGTCAGCCGAAGCATCTTGGCTAATTAAAGGAACGATAACATTTACGTCTTCGGATAAAGATAAAGTTAAAGCATTTTCGAAGTCAGAAGAAGCGCTTGCACCCAACAATCCACCAGCTAAACTAGCAGCAGGAGAAAGTTGGTCTGGTAAACCAGCTACTGCAGTCATGGCAATAGAAACTAATTGGGATGAATCAAAAGCGTGAGACATTGAATAAGCATCAATTTTAATCCTAGCAGGTTGGTTACCAGCTTCAGAAAATGCTCCAATGGTCATTTCATCAAGTGCTGATGACGGTAGACTTTGTAAGGTTGCATTAGCAGTTACAGACCAACCTCCAGCTACGTTATTAATAGCTGCTACTAAATCTTTAATTAAAGGGTATTGGCTTAAGGTAAAGTTATAAGAAGTTGAACCCGTTGCGGTAAGCACCAAACTAGTTGAACTGACTTGAACTGTTGCAGCTGTACAAGAACTAGCATTAGTTCTACCGATAGATAGAGCGATTGCTCCGCCTTCTACATCAGTTTCAGTTACATTAATAGCAGAACTTGCTAAGGTTACGGTTGCGGTTTGTTCTGAAGCGGCTACTCCAAATTGACCAGCTGTTAGAAACAAAAGGCCTAAGGCAGAACCGCTAACAATTTCAATAGTAGAACCAAAACCATCCCTATTATGATTAGCCGATGTATTTTTGGTAATCGTAAGAATTCCACCAACTTGACTCGCTGTTACTTGGGTGTCTTGAGAATTGATTTGAGAAATCACATCAGCAATACTTGCAGGAGAAGAGAATGTAACTGTGACTGAAGCTGCACCATTTGTTCTAATTACTAAAGTTTCAGTGTTTAAACCACCAAAGTTAGTTACTGCTGCTGAACCAGTTACTGCTGGAGATACTTCTGCAGAAACAATAATTTTAGCAGTGATCCTGTTTCCATTTACGCCGTAATCTAAAGCTTTTAAGGTAGCGTAAGAACTAGCTAATGATAGAGATGCTTGCACAGATGCGTTGGTTTTATATATACCAATTAAACCCGGACCACCACCGCCTGATAGTTTCAGGGGAGCTAAACAATTCATGATTGCGTCTACAATAGGGCCGGATTGATAAATAGATTGAATTTGGGAAGCAGCTGAAGCTGGGTAAAACACTATACCAGCGCTTGAACCTGGTTGGCCACCAGAGGCCTCACCAATAAGAAATAGGGTATCGGTTGATACAACATTAGAGCCGGGAGTTGGGTTGGTGATCGATTTTGAATAAGCACCTGGATGATAAATAGTGCTTCCACCGAAATTTGTTTTAATAGCCATTTTGTTGATACCTTAATCTAAAAAATTTTGAAAATTTCATCGAATTGATCTTCAGACTCTATTTCCTTTAAGCCTCGCTTCTTAAAGAAAATGCTCACAGCTTTTGTTTGCCATTCCTGAAGTTTGCCTTCTTTAACCTTTTTCTGGAACCAAGCTTCAAAAGTCATCATTGGAGAGACTTTGATCATTTGAGGAACAATCTCAACCGCTTCAGATTCCAGAACATTTGAATCTAGATTTATTTTTTTCAATTTCTTTCCCATTAATTCAATCTCTTGGATTTATTAACATAATATGGGACAAGAACATAATAATTATATCATGCCCGTGTCTTATAGAATTGTTTTTATAGTTTCGTCGGCTTCTATTCCTAATTGTTGGCTATCATAAACATCTTTTGGAATTTGTAGATTAATCTCAACATTATCAAATAGATCGATGTTTTCAGAATTCCATTGATTCTGAATGACGCCGGAAACAGTTAAAAATCTTGTAAAAACGGCATCTCCAGAGTAATTCATGTCCCTAGCAAAATCTGAACCTGAATAAGTAGCTAAATTGAAATCACGTTTAATTAAAGATTCTTTTCTAGAAAGAAGAAAGTATTTTACTAGTGTATACAACCACTTAGTGGTTAAAGGGTCTTTGCTGTGCACTCCCACCATTAGAGAAACATTCTCAGTGTTGGCTTTAACTTCAACTCGACTAAAGTCTATTGAAGATTTTATGACCGCTCCGGGATTAAGGCTAACAGTAGCTTGTTTGGCTATTACGATCTGCTTACTCCCAACAGTGTCAGAAATACCTCCTAAGATTGGGAATTCGGTACCGGTGCTATCTACGAACAAAAGGTTGGCATAAACCTGAGATAAATCTACTGAGTCTGGGATGACAATTTGACCGGATAAAGGATTATAGGAAGTGGGTTGAAAAGGGCCAGCATAGACTAAAGCAGCTAACTGAGAAGGGTCTATAAAAGGTATATCAGCGAATCCAAGATGGTCAGACATACCAGACCGATTAGTATCTTCTAAATCTGAATTAATAAGGATACTTATACAGGGGATATTCGCTTCAACTATTCCGTAGCTAAAAACTACTGGAATTTGAGTATTTTGTACCATTTTGGTAATTTTTGCAATTTCAGAATTACCATATCTTCTTGTTGCAAAACCGCGAGTTAAACTACCGAAAACATCACTAAAAGTATCAGGGTTATTTCTGATATCAGTAAAACCATCATCGATAATACTTTGTAAAATAATTTCTGGAATTATCATTGCCATATCAATACCTTATATTTTATCAAATAATTCATTTAGCATTTTTTCAAATTGGACGTCTACCATTTTCATGGCTTCTTCGAAAGCATGAAGTCCAGAAAAACCGGGGTGAGTCCATTGTTTACCATTTTCACTGATCATTCTAAAAGTCACGTAAGTACTTCTAGTTTTGCCGGTTTCTTTATTTGTGTGTTGGTATTTAGTCAATCCTTGCAGTTCGTTAGGTGCACTAGGGATGTTAAAACTACCTACTTTTCCTTGAATTATATTTTTATCAAAATCTTTAAATAGTTGATTTATCTTTTGTTTTTTATCGGTAAAAGGGTTTGTAACTCTCAAAGTAGGCAAACCCATTTCTACTCTCATTTGAGACTGTTCAAATGGTACAGCCGCATAACGCTTCCCTTGTTTGTTCTTTCGAACCCAAGGTTCACCCGCTCTACTACCCGTGCTTACCTCTTTGGCTGACTTGAGCAGCGCCTCATTCAAAGAATAAGGTGGCCGACCATCTTCTAATGAATTAGCAAAAAAACCATCCAAACTTATCATATAGTCATTAGGGCCAACTTGTTGAAATTGTAAACCTCTAAGGTAGTCTAATCTGGTGCTATGAAGCTCCATTTGAGCTTTTGCCACTATTTGATTGTAGGTAGCTTTTGCTAAATCTCCAACAATGCCATTTAGCTCATCACGAATTCTAGGTGCTAAGGCTTCTAAGTCTTGACCTAACTTCTTGATTTCATCACTAATTTTGAATGTAATTTCATTCGAGGCCATTCTAAATTATACCTTAAATTCCCATAATTTCTTAGTCTTATTGAGAATTTGAGAAACTCTTTGACGTGTTAATTTTACAGTGTTCGCTATTTCTTGTACTTCATAGCTTCTCGCTTCACCAATTCCGAACCTGAGTCTTAAAATCTTTTCTTCTTGCGGCGAAAGAGTTGCTAAAAATTCCCGTACTTTAACACTTAATTCTTTCTCTTCGAGTTGCTCTTCGGGATTTTTAGACTCGTCGGGAAAATCCATAATTTTAGGAAGAGCTTTATCATTTTGAAATTCTTGAAGGTACTTAGCTTTTAGAATAATGGAGTTTCTGACTTTTCGAACTTTCTCTAGAGTTAGTCCCGTAAGTTTTGCTATTTCTTCATTGCTAGGTTCATGTGTCAGAGTCTCAGAAAGAGTCTGAAAAGCTTTATTGACTTTATTGATGGAATCAACCATATGTACAGGGATACGTACAAGTTTACTTTTGTCCACTAAAGCGCGGCCAAAAGCTTGATCAATCCACCAAGTAGCATAAGTGCTGAATTTGTTTCCTTTTTCTGGATTATACTTCTCAATTGCCTTAAGTAATCCCACGTTACCCTCTTGGATAAGATCCTCTAAAGACATGCCTCTATTCATAAATCTCTTAGCCCTAGCGAAGACTAAACGAAGATTACACTCTGACAACCTTTTCTTCATTTGGTTGTATTCATTGAGGGCTTTAGAGACTTCAGGAGTGAGTTCTTTTGCTTTTAGAATATTAACTAGTCTATAAAAATCATTAAAAGGGATAACTAAGTTCTGAAAATTCTTGTGATTTTTCTTGGAGAAGTTATTATCTTTTATGGCATTGGCTAGCTCTTCTTGAAGATTCAGAACCTTCTCATCGTCATCGGTAGCTTCTGCTATATGATCAAACATTCTACGAGCTCTACCTACCTTAGCGTTGAGCATTTGCATAAGTTCTAGACGACATTCTGGGGTTTTCATAAAGGCTGAATAAAGGATCTCACGGTTCTTTTTGAGGTTTCTCGTGAGCGAAAGTTCTTGTTCTCGGGTAAGAAGTGGAAATTTAGATAGTTGTCTTATATAGGTTTTAAGGGAAGGTGAAGAATTGTCTTCAGCGTAAGAAGAGTTGTCATTGTAAACTATCGTCTCTATAACAAGAATATCATTCTCGTTGACGATATCTAAGTCATCTTGCATGATTGAATCCAAATTTAATAAAAATTTTTTAATTATTTTACCAAATTTGGTAAGAATCTTGAAGAGTTAGCTATACTACCCTCAATGAGTTAATTATAGTTTACTGATTATTGTCAAAAGATGCAACTTTTTTCTAAAGTTTTTTAAAAATCTACCGAAGAGTGTATTGTAAAAAGTAACCATAAAGGAGTAACGATCATGAGAATAGAAGAAATGATAAAATTAAGTAAAGAAATGAATGAGTTAGCCTTTGGAAACTTAGAAAAAGAATACGAAGATGGTGGATTTCACGAAGATAAAGAATCAGATGATCTATTAGAAGAAGACTTTGATGATGAAGACTTTCTAGAAACTGAAAATTATTAGGAAGATGACGAAGAGCTAGATAATGACGGCTTTGACTTCTAAAAAATTAAAGGAGTAAAAAACTATGAAAAAATACGTAATTAAATTCAAGGATGAATCCATGGAAGATGCGATCCACTCAGGAATCTTCTCAACAAGAAGAGAAGTAGATAAAGAGGCTAGGCACCTAGTAATCGAGGGTTATGCAGTCGGATCTTTTGAAATATTAGAAGTAGAAGACTTAGAATCCACTATTTAAGTTGTAGTGTAATAATCGGAATCATCAGAAATCTCATGAAGTGGGAGTTTATTACTCCTAACTAGATTGCCCAGTTGATCTTTTCTGTCAACTAAGAAAATTTTGAAGCCTAACCATGATTCCGCCATCTTAGTCATATCATCCACACCGTTTTCGGTTATATTGCCATAACGATTGGTGTGCAGTGCCCGTACAGTACGGTACCGTACTTTGGTTTCATAATGAATTGAGTAAATAGTGCCTTCTACCGGGCCTCTATTAGTTCCCCATTTTATATTGCTGTTAAGATCTACGCTAAAGTCTGCACCTTCAAGGTATTCCTTGCCGTGTTGATCAATTAACAAATTGACCCTAGTAGCTGGGAATTTTAGAACATCTACTTGTCCTAATTGCCGGGACACACGTTCAATATAAATTTCGGTATAGTTAACTAATTCAATCATGGTGTAATATTGGCATTCTACACCGCTTGGGAGGGTAATAGTGACCGTATTACCGTCGTAAAGACCTTCAACTAAGTGAGCTACTTCTGTTTGTACGGATTGAATCACAACTCTAGTTTCTAATGGGTATCGATCCACGAATTGAGAACCACGGCAAAGTGGACAATCAATCTCATGCTCCCCAGCTTCAATAGACTTAACATTAGGGCATGGAACTGTTCTAAAGACTCTTACATTTACACCTTGGTCAAGTATAAGTTGGTCAAATTGTTCTTTTTTTAAATTTACTTTAGGGAGAGTGGATTGACGTTTTGTAGGTTTAGCTACTTCTACATTCCAACCCTTTTTAATGGACGTCATAATATTTTTCCGAAACTCTAGTGGAAAAAGAACTAACCATGAGCCATCTCTTTCTGTTGTGAAACATGCTCACTGATTATTTTATGTGCTGAGGGATGCAATACGTGAATAGTATCGGTTTTAGGATGATATCCAATACGTCCTTGAAGTTTTGGACCTAATTCTGGGTGACTCAAAATCTTTTTGAATTTACTCATATTAGGCTTATCAGAATAGTGTGGTTGCAAAGATTCAGGTTTAGTTATAGTACCTTTAGGTGGTTTATAGCTTTCTGGTTGTTTGGCTTTTGCGCCTTCCCCGGGGTGAGGGAGGCGTGGAGCTTTGGGCGTCGTGAGCGTCGCTTTTTGGAAAATTTCATCCAAAGGAACATCAATTCCAAATTGAACCCAAAAATCAATAGATTTATTGTTGCTATCCACATCCAAACTCCATTTACTACTTACGACGTCCTGCAGCACTTAATTTTGCAAATCCTTGTTTTCCATACTTTTTTCTACCTATCGAAGCGGCGACTGCAGCTGGGTTTTTAACTCCACCACGATGAGCTATTTTGCTTTCAAGTTTTTTAAAGCCGATATAGGCTTTTTCAATCTCTTCATCTTTAGCATCTTCTTTCATATCATCTAACTCTTTAGAAAGCATATCATAGCCACCACATTTTTCCAAGTCAACATCTTCACAATTGTCGCTTTCTTTGTGGTCATCTTCAGCTTTTTCCATATGCTCTTCTTTTTCAGCTTCAATCAACTCTTCTGGATCTTTGGTTGCATGTTCGCGTTCTTCCATCTCCATGAGTTTTTCTTTAGCTTCTTCTCTTTTTTTCTTTTCTTCATCAGACTCTTCTGACTCATCTTTACGGATCGGCTCTCCGGATTCTTCCATTGCTTCGCCGGCATCTTGATGCATTACGTCATCATGGTCTTCTGCAGAACCGCTACCTTCGCGATGAATATCATCGTATGACTTTTTAATTGGTTGACCCCAAGTATCTCGTTGTACAAAAAGGTCTTCCATAGAAGAGTCTGTGAATGATTTTACTATGTTAACTCCACGATAGGTAGCAGAAATACCTTTATTAATTAAAGCAGTTTCAAGCTCCAGCTCGTCCATGTGAGCGCCCTTTTCGATCAACTCTTGGATGCCTGATGACTTGGTCAAAGCTTTTTGGTCTGGGTAAAAGAAAGTTGATTTATCTAGATTTTCTTTTGTTGCTTTTTCTTCTGCTTCAATATAAGCGTCGACATCTGCATGGTAGTTTTGTCCAATCTTTCTATATTCGAAAGGATTTAAAGCATCAGATTTATAGAAATCTTCGTTAGTTTCGATGTTATCATAAAAAGGATCTAGGGCTTTTTTAATGCCTGGCGTCATTTTACGGAACATTTTTTCATGTTTGGAAGCCTCATTGAGGTGGTGTTTTATGCCTTCAGCGTGACCTTTCAGCTCTTTAAAGTCTTTCATTCCATCAGCGGCAATCATGCCTTTAGCTTTATCTTCATGGGAATGCGCCAATTTATGATGAACTTTCATAGCATCGAAATGATCTTCATAATGAAAGCCTTCATGCCCTTTATGTTCGGCATGTTCGTAAATAGGTTTACCCGATTTAGTATGGCCTATAATTTTCCCACCTCTGGCGCCTTCAGACTTTTTCAATTCAACTACTTTGTCGTAAAGAGTATGCAATTTACCATTTGGTAGATTCAATTTCACAGATAAAGTGTCAAGAGCTTTAGAAATAACAGCTTTTTCTAGTTGACGCTCCATTAAAGCCTCAAGAATCATCATTATTTTTTCGCGCATTTCCATTCTTTCCTCGTGAGACATTTCGCCTAATTTGTTTAATTCTATAATCTTATCAGCAATTTGATCATTTTTGTTTTCAGATTTTGGAGTTTTAAGATCTTCCGCACCCAACTCATAGTCCATATGGGGTTGTGGATCGTCTATTGTTTGTCCAGTCCAAGATTCTGACATTTCGGGGCCGCCTTGGTGCAGTACGTCTCTCATCTCTTCTGAAGCCATTGCATCCATAGCAATAAGTTCATCAAGCAATGCTTGACGGTTCATATCGTCCATATTCATTTCAAATTTACCGCCTCTATCAGTTTCGATAAAAGGCTCAAGACTCATGGTATTGTTTATAATTGATTTTTCTACTACACTTTTTTTCATTTTATTGTTTTCCATAGCATTTAAATGAGTTTTTTGTTGCTCAGCATGGTATTTCGCTTCCATCAAAGCTTTAAGATTACCGGCTGTAGGAGTTAATTCTTTGTGGGCTTGAAGTGCATCAGCATGATCTTTTTTGGAAAAATCTTTATGGCTGGAGTGATTAGCTGCTTCATAGATTGGTTTGCCTGATTGGGTGTACCCTATTACGTGGCCTCCTCTAGCACCTTTAGATTTTTCTAGAGTTTTTTTCTTACGCTCCTCTCTGTCCCTTAAAACCCGACCTATTTCTTGATGTTGTTGAGCTTCATGGTGATGGTGATCCCATTTATTCCAATTATAACTATGCAAACGTTGATCCTGATCACTCATTGGTGCTTCATTTTCTTTATACTTTGCACGTATTTCATTAACATTTTTTTTATATTTATCTGCTTCTTTAGCATGGATTGCAGCAGCTGTCAAATGCTCATCTGAGTTAAATGTTTTCCAATAAGATTGGCCATCACCAGAAGCATATATAGGCTTACCACTCTTGGTATGACCTATCACATGTCCCCCTCTAGCACCTTCAGACTTTTTCATTGGAGCTTTTTCAGAGGCCATTAGCATTTCTCCTAAAGCATTTTCATCTTTATTCAAACCTTCGGCATCTTCGACTCTTTTAGCGGCTTTTTCTCGTTCTTCTTTTTTTTGTTCAGTTTCATTTTCATCTCTAGGAGCCATTGAAACTCCAGCCATTTCTTCACTCATACCATCAGGAGTAGAATCAGATTTAGTTACACTTTTTGGTATATGTTTTTGTAATTCTTCTTTAAAAGCAGTGAGTTGTGCTTCTGACATTTTAGAGCTTGCTTTTTTTAGACCTTCCAGGCCTAATTCAGAAGCTAACTCAAAAAAGGTGATTTTTTGAGCTTTAACCATTTTTTCAGATAGTTGATCAATTTCTTCATTAATATCAAAAGGTTTTGACATTTATAAGCCTAATCTAAAAAATTTATCAATATAAACAAACTTGTTACGTGAAAATTATACCTTACCTACCTTTAGGATGCGCTTCGATCCAATCACAATTCACTACATGTCTTTCATGGCATGAGGCCGCGAAACCATAAGCTTTTTTCTTGTTTAACTCTGTTTCAGGGTTGTGTCCTTGAGCCAGCAAAACAATCGCCGCATCAGCGTGATCATTTCTAGTGAAGTCGGAGTAAAGATGCTTCCATTCAGGATCCGGGTGATGCGCATCCACGTCATAGATAGGCTTTTTTGATTTAGTATATCCCACGATCTTATCTTGAGGAGTTTCTTCTTTCATTGCTTCCCCTTATATCATGGACATTAGTGGGGCACCCTTGTAGTAGTTTCTTAAAATATGAACGATACTGGTGTTATCAGTAGCATCGCCTCGTTGACCCCAAAGTTGATTTTTGTAGTCTCTAACTTGGCTTGCAAAGGCGCCCCCATCTGCACCGCTATTGGTAGTAGACAACGATTGGGAGAGTCCGTCAATACCTAAACTAGAACTAGCTATGCCAGGGCCTAAAATTAAGTTACCAAGAGGTGATAAAGCGAATATTGCCGCTAACATGCCTATGGCATGATTTATTAATGGTGGTATCTGACCTTCTTGTAATCCCCAAGTATAAGATATAACAAATAATTGAGGGACGTGACCTTCCCTACGAAATAATTCAGGGAAAAAGGTGCCCGTTTGATCAATTTGAAGGTTAGCTGGGAATTTGTTATTTGGTATCATTCGAAAGAGTCCGGTTTCTTTCTTCAAACGCCACCAAGCTTGTGGGATGTCAATAGTTTCATCGTACGTACCATCATCGTTTCTTAAAAAAGCAAAGAATACGTCTTGAATAGAAATTACAGGGTATCGATTAAGCTGGTTATACCCCCAGTTAAAATAGTCATTACCAAAGAAGTCTCTCTCTTCTAATTCTTGACGAGGAGTAAAAGCCATATCTAAGTCTAATTCAAGCATGTTTATAGCTGAATCAATATAGGATTGGAGAGCAGAATCAGAAATAGTATTACCATTAGAATCAGTCACGTCTACAGCGCCGAAGAGGTATTCCGCTTTTAGACGTGCAACGGTCATCAATGGTTGCAATTGGGACTCGCCCCTGTTAGACTTACCATAAGTTCTTGTCATTATTGTTTTTTTTCCTAATTAGGTCAAAGTGTGAGCCGATTCAGTAGTTTAATCGGCTCATATTTAAGGAACATCCCCGGTTATAACTAAACTTAGAGCACTAGGAATAAAACCCATAACTGGTCCGGGCGCTCCCATACTTGAATCTACTACTGAAAATTGAGCATTACCCATAGCTAAAAGTGCTGATTGAGTGGAGTTAACGGCTGCCGACCATATACTAGCGTCATTGGTCATTTGAGTCATTGTTAGTGATAAATCAGAACCATCTAAATTGGGTAGGGTTAAAGTAACAGCTATATGGGAAGGATTGTTATCTTGAGCTATTAGCATCTTTCTAAGACCGCTTTGAGCTCCAAAAACCTGCATTACTACGGTGAAAGCTTCACCCGAAACAAATTGTAAACTACCAATTTCGTAATAATTATTGATAGTTGCATCGCTATTTAAAAGTTTACCTATCAGCATCGAAAATTCCTTATTTGGCAAACATTTTGATTAGTTCTATTATTGTGGCTGCAGAGGCTAGAAAGGTAAAGGTTGTTCCAAGAATCTTCATAACTTTATTTACTGCTGCTAACTCAGCTAAGTATTTTTCAATGGGCGATAACTTTTCTTCTAAAATACCCATCCGTCCTTCCAATTGCGTGCTTCTACGTTCATGATCTTTTACTATTACAGTATTGGTTGTTAATATATCTCTTTGACTTTCAAGAAGTTTTAACTGTTTATCAAGAGTTTCAGTATGAATTTTTTGAAGAAGTGCCATTTCTCTTTGAGCGGCTTGCAATTCACTGATTTTATCCATGAATTCTGGGGTCATAGAAATATAACTCACTGAAAGTAAAGATTATTATAAGTGTCTATTATTATAGAACTTACAAAATTTTAACATGTATTCAAACTGCTAGAGGGAGGGGTATGGGATCCTAGTTTGGATCCCATTGAACTCGGCGGGGGAGAACCTAATCCGAGGTTTCTAAAGCGAGTATTGGTCGCAAAATCAGAAGAGATTCGGCGGAGAGTTTAACATCTTTTAACTCCTCAATGGAGAGTTTTGGTATATCTACTGGTAAAGATATCAAATGATTATAATCTTCATTAAAAGCGGTTGTTTTTTCCAAAACATACTGAGTACCATCCTCTGATATAACTAACTCTCCTTTTTCATCTTTTTTTCCATAACTTTGTAAAAGGGCATTTCGAACCTTTTGCCATCTTCCGACTTCTCGGTCTCTAATCTCCATAATAGTTACAAGTTTATAGGCTGCAAGAACGGGGAGGGGTTGTGATGAAAGATCCTTTAAGGCTTTCAAGAAAAGAGGATTATCTACTAATTGGCCAAGCTTCATATAAACCATTCCTATAAAAATAAACTCCGATAAGAACAATATACTTATCGGAGTTTATTTTGTAAATCTTTAATTTAAAAGACTAGGTAGTAGTTGTGTGAAGCGGGTTGCCTTCTACCCCTAAAACATTGCCGGAACCATCCACTAGAACCACCCTTAAAGCAACAACCGGATCTTCTTGGAAGACTGCTCTAGATATAGCATCTATTGCCAAAGCTGCTCTACGTTGTTCCGCTGCCCTAACTGTAGAGGTTGCAGCTGTAGTGTAAAGGGCAATATTGCTCCAAGTTCCAATGTTTCCATCAGTAGGACCCACAATCATTGTAGCGCCGTCTGCGTTTACGCGTTTAACCTGAACTTGTAAATCAGGTAAAGCAGTAGCTTGAATAGTGACGATCTGTCTTGTATAAAACCCTGCAGTTGAGGCGAGGGTGATCAGACCATATTGAGTGCCATTAGCAGTGAATGCCTGAGGAGCTACTGCTAGCCACGATCCCTCAATCATCTTAAACTCCTTATATAGAATCCAAACAATTATAACATCCGTAAGCTTATTTTATACCTTGCTTAACTACCCTATGTACTTCTCTTAAAAGGTATTTTCGGAAATCAGAGAATCTCTTAGTATCACTAGACATCCAATTTCGCTCTAAATCCCGTCCTATATCTCTCTCATCAAAAAAGCAAAAAAGAGCTCTAGATTTATCAATTGGGTCTGACTTGCATTCGTAAAATTTTAGACCTTGAACCATTAAAAAAGCTGCAAGATCAACATCATAAGTATAAAATTGCTTTATTTCAGGTATCATTTCTTACTTCCTTTAGGTTCGAAGTAAGTGAATTTTTTCTTGGTTTTTTCTGTATCAACTTTTTCTTGATCTGCCATGAGCGCTTTTAAAGCTTCGCTAGGTTCTGGAGGATTTTCTAAAACCTTCATAAAAACTTCAGCATCTTTTTCAGATAGTTTGGTTGGTTGAGAAACTGGAGCCTCTTCCATAAGTTGTTGTTTTTGTAGGTCTTTGCAACAACTACCTTCGTATTCAGTGATATGACCTTCTTTAAGATGCTGAAATTTCATTATAGATTTTTTGCATTTGCAATGTACTGTAATCATTTATTATTTCTTTAAATATGATATTTATTAATCTAAGAAAATTCTAACATTTATGTGGATTAGTGTAATCTATGAAGAGCTTACCTTCTAGGTGATCGCATTCATGTTGGATAATAACTGCATTGAATCCTGAAAAAGATTCTGTTTTGACTAAACCGTGAGTATCTTGATAGTGCAGAGATAAGGAGTTAGAACGGAAGTCTGAAATTCTTTTATCTTTATTTACTGATAAACAACCTTCTTCGAAAGCCTCATATTTTTGTTCGCTGAGTGTGAACATTGTTGGATTTATGAACATTCGAGGAGTTATTATACCTTGTGAAGTTTCTAAAGCTGCTATAAAGATCTGTTTATTAAGGCCTATTTGGTTAGCGGCTAACCCAATACCTTGATTTAAGATCATAATATAAACCATCTCTTCGAAAAGTTGTTCGAGTTCTTTAGGTTTGAACTTTAAAACTCTATCTACTTTTTTTCGAAGGATGGGTGCGCCAAGTTTTTGAAGTTTATAAGTCATTTGCATTATTAACTTTATTTATCAAAGGGCAATCAAAGTCTGATTTTTCAATAGCTTCTGGTCGGATTAGATGAGTAGACTTACATTCACAGTTGAACCAAACTCCAAATTCAGTAATACCTATGATAGAAGATTTTTCTATTTCACTTCCTTCTTTGCCACATGAACACTTCCAGTATACTTTCATAGTATGTCTCCAATGTTCTCACTCCTGCAATCCTCTAAACTTATGTTCCTTAATCTTATCGGCGTAAAGTGAAATTTCTTTAGCGTGAAATAATAGTTTTGCTGTATTTAAAGCATCTACTTTGGCTCTATGCTGTTTCCCTTCAAAGGTTAAACCAAAGGTTTCCAAAGTCCCTTTTAAACCGCCCTTCATTTTTTTTCCGGATAAACCACCTTTTAAAACATCAAACATACTTTTAATGTCTAATTTCTTAAACTTATTGATTATTCCTGATTTAATAGCTTGCTTCTCAATTTCATCACAATCTCTACCCCAAGCAGCCATTAATTTACAGTTATTATCTGCCATCCACTGATAAAAGTTATCTAAAGCTACATCGAGAGACCCCGAATTTGGTCCCGTTGTTTCTACATCACTTATTCCTGTTAAAGCAGTGATTTCTGGAAAAATTGCTTCATTGGGATTTACAAAGGTTTCAAAAGAAGAAATTATTTTACCTGATCTAATATCAAGCATTACAGCGCCTATCTCAATTATGGGCGCCCATTCTACTCGTTCAGTTAATGATTTTTGCCATTCATTTTGGGGAGTGTTATTTTCTAAGTCTACTACTGCTATACGCATTTTTGGTCTCCAATTTTGATCATTTTAACAGTCTTAAAATACCTTTGAGGTTATTATACTAGTCAACCTATTCCTAACCTAATCGAAGCCATTATCAAAACATCTTGAATAGAATGCCCTGTAATCGTTCGAGATATACCAAATCTACGTGCATATAAGAATGCGAGAGGCACGTAATGAAGCTTGCAGAGTGCTGCTCCAAGACCTTGGTAGAGGTGACCAACCACAAAACAAATTGAGCAAATTGCTAAAACCATACCAGTCAATATTGGATAGTCTCTTTTTGCCAAAATTAGAGAAGGGAGTACAAAAGCTACATCTTCAAAACCTGCTAATGCAAACTTCCACATAGGAATAAGAGCTAATTTATGAAACGCATCAGGATTTATTCCGACGCTGTAAGGTTCTAAGCGTAGACCTAGCTTTGGGGCTGCAAAAGTTATTAGGGCGCCCATTAAGATTGATAAAGCCGTATTAAGGATAGTAAATATTAAAGCTTGAGATATATATTTGGCAAAACCTTTAATATATTTACCCATTTACTTCCCCTTATTTTCAACCTCTTCACACTTGGGTTTAGCGTCTTTGGAAGTCGCTACACAGACTATGGTCGTTGGGTCTGCTGGTTTGATTCTATCAGCTATTACTTGTGCTGTAAAGCCAGAAGCTGTTCCTACAAAAAAAGCTATTAAAAGTGGTATAAACATAAAAAATCTTCTTTTTTAAGAGAAAAAGGGTATTGCTATTAAAGCTAAAGATAAAACAATCATCAAACCAATCACGATTATATTAGCGATATTGTTCCACCGTTTATTTAAAAACTCTTTGGGAACAAATTTTTCATCATTCAATAGTAAATGCAAAAATATTAAAGCTGGGGGCAATAGTAATCCCGCTAAGACTTGCACGCTTATGGTCACCAGCTGTAATGGTAATTGTGGGATTAGCACTATTCCTGCTGCGAGCAAAACCCCAAAGATATACATCCCGTAAAACTGGGGTGCTTCAGTTATTTTTTTACCTAATCCCGATGCCGAATTTACTACTTCAGAATAAGCCCAAGAACTAGAAAGGGTTACCGCCATCGCTCCGAGAACAGAGGCATTTATAATCATGATTAAAATAAGCTTCTTTATAAAATCCCCTGCTAGAGGTTTCAAAACCTCGGCCATTTGTGCTGGATCGACGTAGGTTATTCCTTTGCTAAAAAGGACGACCCCTACGCAAACCATAGCTCCGGCTACTAATATAGTGAAAATACTAGCCAAAAATGTATCAAGCCTTTCATGATTCAGATCAGAAGCTTTCAAGTTCTTATCTATTACACAACTTTGTTGGAAAAATAATTGCCATGGAGCTATAGTTGTCCCTACAGTAGCTATTAAAAGAAATATGAGGGGGAGGGTTATCCCTCCAATTGGCATACTTGGGATGAAAGAGTTTGTTATGCTCTCATGGGTTGGAGGGCCTATTTCGCTGCTTAAGTAAAACCAAACCCCATCTGCGAGACATAAAAGAATAGTGAGCTTTTCCCATACAAAATAACTCCCGCTCAATACTAAAGCTATTAAACATATAGCAAAAAGACCTACTGCTAGTTTAGGGTCAAAACCTAGAGTTTCCGAGGCTAGTTTTATTCCTATAAATTCGGTCAATACTGTCAAGAAGTTGACTATTTGAAGAGTTCCGAAAGAATACCTTCCCCACCATTTTCCAAATTTTTCATATATAAGAACGGCGTGACCTTTACCGGTGGCTATTCCTAACCTAACAACCATTTCTTGGCAAAGGTAGCATATAGGTAGTAAAAGAAGTAGAATCCAAAGAAAGTTGGTACCATATTGAGCACCAAGCTGGGTATATGTGGAAACTGCGCCGAAATCGTTATCGCATTCAAGCACAATCAAGCCGGGGCCAAAAACCAGAAGAAAGCGCTGTATTTTTTGTAAAAACCCCCTCAGCATGAGGTTCTCCTTTTCCACAAATTTTAATGTTCTATAGGTAGTTTCCTAGTGAGTTATCACTTAGTTATACCATATAGCACGCATTTATGAAAAGGAGTATTTTATTTAAATTTTAAGTTTTCCGCAAGTAGATTTAACTGAATCTAGTTCTTTTTTCACAGCATCTAGGCTTTTTAGAGCATTATCTTCCAATGCGCTTGCTTTTTGGAGAGATTCTTGAACTTCGGAAGCAGTTTTCTTAGCATCTAGTTCTGCATTAGCTATAGTAGTCTTGATATCTTTAGAAAGGGTTTCTACTCGATCTACTTGAGTAATGGCAGCTTTTCTAACTTTTCAATCCTATCAATATAGTTTCCAATTCCTAAAAATGCACCGCCTATAAAAGCTAAATGATAACCAAGGGTTAAAGCTGTACAAAACTGTTCTTTGGTCAGTTTGATTATTTTGCTACTCTTTATCATTCACACACCCTACAAAAAATGTATTGTCTCTTTTAAAGAGACCGTGAAATTTATGCTTTTGCGCAATGCACTCTAATCTAAGATCACTGATAAGCTCATTCACATATCCCGGTTTTGAACCGTAATCATCCTTTGAAGTACAATATACTAAATCATTGTGTAGTTCGACTGCTCCTTGATGAAGGGATATAGCTAAATAAATTAGACCTGTATTCAACAATAATGAACTTATCAATAATACTTTCACTTATACTCTCCTTTTTTGATTGCAGATTCACAATAGTCTTTTATAAACCCTTCAATATTTTTGTGTCCACTTAATTTTGCCACTATATTTATAGTTTGTGTTTGCTCTCCTGAGAGTTTCTCGAATTCTTTACGGCACTGCTCCATTGGAGTTTTGGGAGCTTTAAGGTAGGTTATTAGACCTAAGAAACCCAAAGATACTCCAATTGAACCCCATAGGAATATTAGTTGTTTAGTTGAAAACATTTAACCCCTTTTATTAACTACTTTTTATTCTCTAAAATTGCTAAAATTCCAGCTACTAGAAAAAATAACACATAAATGGTGGTCACTATAAACAATGCAGAAAACAGCATCTTAATCCCTTTTCTTTCAATTTATATCTTTTTCTTCTCGATTGTCAATTAGAAGTTTGGGCTCATTAGAAGCATCTATGAGAACAGCCGTTTGAATTTTTTTCCCCATTTGTTCAAAGGCCTCCTCAAGTAATTTCATAAATTCTTTTACTTTTTCTTCGGTCATAAGATCCTCATTTTTTATTTCTAAAACATTTCTTTTTTTAAAATTCATTAATCCCACCATCCTTGGATATATTTATCTAAGTGTCGCCACAAACGTTTATAAGCACCTTTCTTTCTTGCTGCCTCCAATTCCAATATTTTTATAAACTCTGCAGCTTCCAATTTTTTATCCTCTTCTGTAAGAATTTTAGCTCTATTAAGAGCGGACTGACTAGGATTAGTTCTTTTCTTAGAGTCTAAGATAAATTCCAACTCTCCCCATTTTTGATCATGTGCAAGATATTCTTTGTATGCAAAATCATCTTTTATGATCGCCTCTAATAAGAACTCGGCATATTTTATCTGCTTCTCTACTCTTTTTGAATCAACTATAACATTTGCTTTGACGATCGCTTTACGAGTTCTAGAGAGTTTATATTTTAGAAGAGTTAATATAAAAACATAATCGAAATCATATAAGTTATCCCATAAGAATATACTATATTCAAATAATGCTTTGAGCCAATAAAAAAATTTATGTAAGAAATTTATTATTTTAGCTTTCTTTCTATTGGTATAATTATTTTGGTCTTCAAAATATAAATCACTTTTAAAACAATCTGTTTATTAGATTGGTAAATTTGTAATAGGTTTTGTTCATTATTTTTTTACCTTTATTCTTTCGGAATATCTCTTGTTCCGTGATTTTGAGTAACTGACCAATCTTGTTTTGGAGTTTCCTTCGCTGCTCCATTACCTAGAATGACAGCAATTACTATATAATACGCAACAATAACAAACATAAATTATCTTCCTTCGTAATGTTTCAGTAAATATTCGATTGTTTCTTTCTTGTTTTCGATTGGATAACCACTTAAATATTCACCTTTTATTTCAGGGAAAGCCCAAGTTTTAAATTTAGACCCAAATTTATCAGCTTCGTATTCATATTGAAGTCTAAATTTTGAGATAAAATATCTAGTTTCTGGTCTTAGCCTATTGTTTACTATTTTTGTCAATTTTGTCTGTAGCTTATCTTGAGCAGCGTGCCCTAATTCATGACAAAAACAAGAAACTAGATTAAGGGCATTTAACATATACCCTTTCTGGGTGACTAGACTGACTGTGATCAGTTTTTTGGTATCATCATACATACCACCATAACTTTTTCTTTTTATAAAATGTAATTTTAAGCCATTGGCATGAGCTATATCAATCATTTTCTGTTTCAAGGCTTTGGTTACTTTTTTCATTAGAGTTTCTTTAAAAATATAGTTATTCCAAAATCCCGACTAAATAAGCGAGGATGAAATCAGGTAAACTCATAATTTTCTTTCTATTGGAAAGGTGTTACTTTTAGACACCTTGTTGAAGATTTTTATAAGTTGCCGAATATAATGCTTTATTAATCTTCGCTTATAAGGAAAAATGTTTGTGTCTGTAACAGTGATTTTAGTTCCATGTATTCCTGGTTCTAGTGGCCTAATTAACTCTACTCTATAATAATTTTCATGTTCGAAACGAGTAATGTATATAATTTTTCCTCTTATAAGGACTTCTCTACTAGAAGAAGAATGAATGTATTTTGACTCTTACAATTTGTCCTAATTTGATTCTTGGTTTTAATAATAGCAATAACAGTGTTATGGGCCATACCATACCCAAAAATAAGGACTTATCATCAGGCGAATAAGACTCATGTAAAAGGGCTACTGCAGGCATAATACCTATCCCATATAAACAAAGAATAGCTGGAAGTAGGTTAGACATTTCTTTACCTCTCTGATTTCTCAATAGGAATTAATTTAGGAAACTTAAATGCAGCATCTGTAAGATTTTCTTCGTATAACTCAACCATATAATTGGGACTACTATAGTAGGTTATAGGACATCTCTTAAACTCAACTCTATACCTATTATGAGTTAAATTAAAATCTCTTATAATTCCTACAGAATTCAAGGGGATTTTGCGGAATATATAACAAATTTCACTCTCAGTTAATCGATTATAATTTACAATTCTTACAGACTGTCTTAATTTATATTTCATTTATCTTTCTCCTTAGGAATAAGTTTCAAGAATAAGGAAGTTAAATTTACATCTATAAAGTAGATTCTTATTAATATTAATATCCCTCCTAATGTCATAATAAATATATATACTGCAAACATAAATTCATCTTCGTCCATTAGATTTCTCCCTAGGCAATCTGATGCGAAACATGAATAATAGTCCTATCACAATACTTGTGTATATTAAGAGTGCTAATGCGGCACAACCTATAATTCCAATTGGAACAAGGAAACAAACTATTAACACATCTAATATGTCTCTCATTTTATTTCCTTATTTGGAAATCATCCTAGCTAAGTAAAACAAACATAAAAGTAATCTCAATTCCACAAAAAATGCCCTTATCCTCGACACTTTGAATCATCTGCTTTTGTATATTCTTTTAGATTCTTTTTATAAAGAAAATCCGCCGAATCTGAATCAGTGTAATTGAAGTGTATTATAGCGCCCTCTGTGGTTACTGCAATAACTTTTCCTTCCACATCAGTCTTCTCATTGCTAAGTATACAATCGCCGACGGAAAAACCTCCCAGAGATGTTTGCTTATTTTCCACTTCTTTATGTGGCAACAATTCCTTAACTTTTTCGATCAAGAAAATATGTGGAGCTGCTGCCAGTTTAATTGTGTCTTTGGCTTCAGTATAAGCATATACCAAACCTACAATCAATACTAGACCCATCACAGTCGAATACAAAAACTTAAACAAAGTTCTAGATTGACTCGGCTCACACAAATCAAGAAATTTCTTCCCTAGACTCAGAAATCTATAGATAATCCCTGTAATTACAAATACTAATAGTAAATGTAGCCCCGTAGTGATTAAGTAGTATCTGAGTAACTCATCCATTAAAAGGTTTACTGAACTTGAAGATACCTCGATTAACTTTTCAATGATCGGTACTAATTTATCCATTTTTATCTCCTTAGTTTTTAGAACTCACTTTAGTTCTTTATCGGCATATTCTAATTAAACTTTAGCCTTCTGCGTAAATAAAATCAATCAAATCTTGTCTAGAATAATACTCTTTAATTTCATGAAGATACGTTCTAGCATCCCAGTCTAATCTCCCAGTCCCAAAAGTCTTGTGAAAGAGACTGATTGCTAAATCCCTTAGTTCTTCTACTTCTAATGTTTCCAAGCTTCCTACTTCCAAGTCTATGTTTTGCATGGTTTTATCATCCTTTGTTTCTTTTAAGAATTTTTTAATTGTTTCAGACTTGTATACTTTTTCTGTTATTTTGTACATAAATTTACCTTATGATTAAGGAATAAACATTACTATTTGCTAAGTTCTGCACAACCGCTCTAGCTGCTTCAATAGACCATCGTTTGCCCTCACCTAATACCTTCCAACCTGCGCTTGGTTCTATGATCAAACCGGCCTCTTCCAATTGGACTTCGATTTCTCGGTATTGGAGAACTACGTATTCAAACATTTCTAAACCTGAAACTGTTACTTTTTGGATTTTTGCTATTGTATTGTTGTTATTCATGTTTTATTCCCTTTCTAACTTATATTAGATATATCGGTAGGGAGTGTAAGAAACTTTAGGGGTTTAAAACTTTGCCACCTTTCTTAATATTATCAAAAGCTTTCAATAATTGAAGGTTCGAATGATGGTTCAACAAATAAACATCATTTAAAGTCTTAGCAGTAACTAATGGAATTATATGATCTATATGAACATTTTTACTCCAGTTTAAAATCTCTCCTGGGTAGTTTTTCTCCCAAGTAACTTTTAAATGGGTGACTAATGCTGAAAAGGTGCACCCCAAAATAATTTCTGTAATTTTTGTTTTACGCCAATTCGAAGTTTTAATAGCTCTATTGATCGAGCGCCTTATATTTTTTTTAACTCGATAAAAAGGATCATTTGCAAGTCTATTATTCTCATAATTTCTTCTTTTTAAAGTTAAATCTTTTTTGTTTTTAATTTTATATTTTTTATTATAAGAAGCTGTTTTATCTGAATTTTCTTTTCGGTAGGCCGCCTGATAAATAGTCACTTTTTCTTTATTCTCTTCCATCCAAAGATCATTGATTTTTCTAACTTTTTCTTTGTTATTGGTATAATATTCTTTATTTCTTTTGTTAACTGATTCTTTATTTTTTTCATAGTATCTATGATTTTTATCATTAATCGATTCTTTAAATTCCAAATAATAATATTCTTTCTTGTAGGTTTTTATTTTCTTTTCATTCTTTTCTCTGTATTTTTTGAAATACTCAGTATTGCAAGTTTTGCACCTACTAGAATTAAGACTTTCATTTATTTTGCAAATATAACAAAGTTTCATCTTAAAAAACCTTAAGATTATCTATGATAATGTTATATCACACTTTATATTTAGATAATAAAAAAAAGCTGCTTAGTAGTTTTCCCAAGCAGCTTTTAGTTTTTAAAAAGGAAAAGAATTACCCGAGGTTATCAATTATTACGTTCTTTCTTGGGCCAGTCACTAACATGGAACCGTAAAGCAATTGCAACCATTGATAAGAGGTATTAGTTACTGCTAAATCGTATTTTATAAGTGAACCAAGTTGTTTCCAAGCTAAAACATCAGGATCATTCATAAGCAAATATGCTCTTGAAGAACCTGGAAGTCTTACGTTAGAATCAATAGGAGTACTTACGCCTGTACCTGCAGGAGCAATACGACCGATGAACAGTTGACCAACGGTGGTGTTGATTGGGGCGCGGAAGATGTTGAAGTAAAGTGGGCTACCGCTATAAGTAATAGCTGCACTAACAACATCACCAGCAACAACGGATACTGAAGAAGCAGCGGCTGGAAGGGTTTCGCCGTCAGCATATACTGCACTGATTTGGTAGCTATAAGTACCAGCATCGCTTGCAGCAAACATAGAGCCAGCGCCAGCAGTGTGGCTTAAAGTGAAGGTAGGAGCTGATCCAGCACTTACTGCGCTAGATAAAACACCTTGACGTGCACGTAGGAAAACTGAAGGGCGGAAGTCGAATTTCAAAGTCCCACGGAAGTCTGGAGTATACCAACCGGATGGTTGCATCATACCAGGCATCGTACGTTGGGATAAGTAAAAGCTTCTGCTGTATTCACTATGAATGTCAGTAGCTAAGTACATTTGTTTTGGGCGACCGAAGTTGTTCAAAGCACGTAGAGCTGCTTCTTCATTGAAATCTTGGCTAAGTTGTGAAGTTGCGCCTGCTGAACGGGTATCCAAAACAGGAGTGTCATCTACGCCAACTTTATTATAACCAACCCAACCTTGTGGGATATATTTTGATTGTACGCCTTTAACGCGGATCTGTGAATCAATACCATCGTATTCTAATGAATTGATTGTAGAATCTGCATCAAACATTGCTCTTTCATTTCTTTCGAGCAATTCAACAGTTTTGTTTTTTACCTCACGTGCAACGACTGGGCCGTGTGCAGCTTGGATGAGGGTTAAGTTATGCTGTACTGAACCTTGGGTACCCAAGTATTTAACTATGAATACATCGCGGTTATAGCCAGCATCTGTTGAGGTAGGAGTTGAACCCATAGTAAAGAAGGGGCTTACTTCATTACCGTATTGGTTTTGTACGTTGTACTGACCAACAGTTTGCATAACTTTTTGTTTAATAACATCTTTCCAAAGTACTAAATCTTCTAGTGAAGCTGTTACCAGTTTCAAAGTACGATCTAGATCTTCGACTGCTAATGCTGGACCGCCAGACAAGTTACCTGGGGTGGTCGTAGCATATTGTCCACCAATGGACAATGCTTTTTGGAGTTCTTGAACTTCTTCGGCGGTATGGTAACCGAAACCGGTAAGTTCTTGAGTTTGTGACTGGACGTTCATTGCTGTTCCTTCTTTCGTTGTTTTGAAAAAAACTTTGTTAAATTAACGTTTTGGCTTAAATAAGGCCGGCGATCTTTCTTTAAGGCGTTGATCACGAACATTTATCACGCCATTTTATTATCTTCTAATACTTCTAATTGCTTTTTCTAAAGTCGCTCTTTCATTTGGATCTACAATAAAACCGGTTTGATCCAATTCGATTGCTGAATCAAGCATTAGTTCGTTGGATTTAACCAATCTCTCTGCAATATCAACTAGATCCGCTTTAGAAAGACCGTTGTTTGATCTAGCAGCTGATCCACCTTTTTCAAGGGCTGACATTGAAGTAATTGCGGTTGCTGCTTTAGGCTTATTAGCCATGGCTTTGATCAATTCACTTTGTTCTGAAAGAGATTTTCTAAGATTTTCATTTTCTCTACGGATATCAGCAGTAGCTTCAACAACCGCTGATTTAATCAAAGAGGTGTGTTCTGCTTTTGCTTTTCTCAAAACTTCAGCTTTAATAGTCGCTTCGCGAGCTTTTTTAAGAGCTACGTATTCAGCATATTGAGCTTTAGAAATGGCAAAAGATTTTTTGATACCTTTTTCTTCAATACTATCGTCTTCATCTTCTGCTTCATGTTCTGGCACAGAATCATGTTCGCCTTCTGCTGGAGCTTCGACTGGGGCTACTGGGGATTCAGGCATGCCTGGGAGTTTTGCTGGGGCTGCTTCTGATTCTTCTTCTTTTTTACGTTTACCGGATTTTACCTGTTCGCCTTCTGCTGGAGCTTCTTCTTTATTTTCATCTTCTACAATGTCGGTGTCATAGCGACCAGCACGTTTGCCGTCTACATCGACTTGTGGAATTTCTGAGATTTGTTTTGGGCGACCTGCTCCACGAGCTTCATCCATTTCTCCACTTGGAGCATTTTTAATGGCTTCATCCGCTGTAGTAGCTGCAGCGAAATGATCCATTGATTTCTTTACTTCAGGAGCAAAAAGCTCATCAATAAGCTGATCGATAGATTTTTTAAGTTTATCAGTTGGCTTCATCGTTAAATCCAATCGTTATATTAGGTTAATACCGTTACTACACGGTATTTAATTCTATAGTCCAAAGTAGAAGCTGCATTGCCAGCTGCAAAATCTGCACTAGCTGCTGACAAAGAAAGTCCTTCAGCTGCTGCAGAAAGAAGATCAAAACCAGTAGCAGTACCAGTTGATGCATCTAGGTTATAAACTGAAGGTTTTGCGAAACGACCAATTGAGGAGCCGCCAGTCAAAAGACTTGCTGCAAGTTCCATAATGGTTGCACCGCTGGTGTATGCCAAAGATATTACGCCCCCGCCAGTGAAAGCAGCAGTGCTATAGTTGTATTTAAAGTGAACTTCATCTACTATGATAGCTGTGCCAGCTGCTGGAGCAGCCACCAAAACAGCACCCACTGAATGGAGGGTTTGAATTTGTGCTTGGCTTAAAGAGCCAATTGCAAGGTTTTGTTGAGCGCTAACATCTACAGAAGCGCTTAAGTTGTTGATATTGCCAACTAATTCATTAGCTTCAGCGGTGTGACCTATAGCCACGCTTAAGCGTTCAGCTGCCAATTTTGATAATGCTGCTTGTGCCATTAAATTAAACTCCGAAAAAATAAGTTCGAATTCATAAGAATTTTAACATGAGATTTATATTGTTTATTTTAAATCAGGAAATTTTGTTTCCAATCTTTCTTTCATGCATGCAAAGAGTTGTTCTTTAGTATACTCAGGATATAAAGTGCCTATTTTACTAAGAATTTCCTGCAAAGTAGCTTTATAAAGTGATTTAGGCATGCGTTGCAACGCTTTTTGAGTTTCTTCTTGCTCTTTTTTCTTCTTTTTTTCTTCTTCAGAAGAAGAAACATCGGAAGGTTTGGAATCTAAAGATTCTTGAGATAAAGCAGTTCCGCCACTCATCTGTGCTGGTGTTTGGGTTGCATATCCTCCACCAACTCCTAAAGTCTTTTGAATCAGATCGACAACTTGATTCGCTGTAAAGATAGGTGTTTCTGTTGCGTTAACTTTTTCTATATTATTCGCAACGGGTAAAGTGGAACTAAATTCCACATTAGAAGCTGCTAATGATTTTACCAAACTTAAATGAGTTTTTGGGTTTACTGGACTCATAGTTATGGCTACATTTTTTATGATACATTTAGTGATTACTTTTTCATTATTCGGATCACGTTCAAGAACGCTTCCTTCAACACTTAGGCCGATTCTGGGACCATCTTTTTCTGAAAGTCCTTGCATCACCTGAATGATAGCTTTGGCCCTATCATGATCTTTAAACATTCTTCCAGAAACGAAAATCCCATTAGGAGTTTTATTATAACCTTCTAGAACTCCAACTAAATCTTCCACTCCTTGACGATGTTCAAAATTTAACCAACCTTTTTTTTCATCTATTGGTGAAAGATCTGCTCCCGCAGCTTTAATTATTTCTCCTTGAAGATCAATGTCTTCGGTACTAGCTAATCCTTTAACCCGGTATTCTCCATCATCTGACTTTTCGAGAATAGCAGGCATATTAAACTGAAAATTTTCCATTATGCATCCTTAGAAATGTACCAAGAAGACCATTTAGGATCTAAACTAAGACACCTATAAAGTATAGCACGCCTAGTTTTGCTTATTTAAAGAATAAGTCTTTGATTTTTTTTGATTTTTTTAAATTGAGAAGTAAATGATCTAAGTGGGTTTGAAGATCTTCTTTTGGCAAAGCTAAAAGTCTAGATATTTCTAGAGCTTCCAAAGGAGGCATATCGCCTCCAACATCACTCTTTCTTTGTATATACTTCCAGAAATAATAAAAATCCTCCTCACTATTAATAAACCAAGGCCGATTTTTTAGATCGGCCAAATCTTCTAATTTTGAGATTTGTTCGCTTGGTTTGGAAGAGATTAAACGAGTTTTGCTTGATTTTTTAGTATCTTTCGGCATTTCTGTAAGTTCCAGCAGCAATTTGAGAGAGTTTATCAGTAGCTTTTTCAAACTCGGCAAGAATGTATTGTTTCAATTTTTCTGATTTAATGTCATTAAATGTATCAGAAGTATATTCTTTGCCATCGACGTAAAATTTCATTCCGGCTTCGATTCCCAAAGGCCCTGTAATCAAGGGGCATTTGGCCACTTCTGCTTTTGCTTGAATCATCATGCCCATGAAAGGTAATGATACTGCTAGATTTTGGGTTCCAGATAAAGAATCATCGCAAGTAGCAGTAACAACTTTATCTGCGAAGCCTTTATTCACACAATCTTGACCATCACACCAGTATTCATCCCGAATAAGTTCTTCATATTGTTTTAAGTCCATTTTGCCATTGGTGCGTTGAACCGCTCTTTCATCTAAGCGTTTGACTCTTTTAAGATAATATTCAAATCTAGTGTTCATTTGACCGCCATTTGGTCCAAACTCCCCACTGAATCCACCTTTAGCTTTATGGCTCATAAGTGTTCCATTGGCTAGAATCAAACGTTCTCCGTTTACTCCTTGTACTGTTTGAAAACCCATAGAGGCTGAAAATTGAGTTAAAGTAACCACTTTATGATTCAAAGAATTCATATTTTCAATGAATTCAATGCCAGCATCGATATCCCCGCCCGGAGAATTGATGATCAAGTAGATCACAGCGTCTTTGGGTAATTTAGCATCAAATTCTCTTGCTTTCACCGTAGCTACTGCGACCGTATTTTCCATGAAGACGTCTCTGAATACTATAGTATTTGAATCAGTAAGTACAATATCAGTTTTATAGGTTTTTTTAGGTTTAGCGACTTCAGCCGTTGAAGCAACATGTTTGGTGTTTGCTGGCACTGGAATAGGGGCTGCTCCAATTTGGCCAGAAAGTAAACCTATCAAAGCAGTGGTTAAGAATTGATTTTTCATTTTGACTTTTCCTATAATTTAAGACTTTTTCCATTCTTATAGTAAAGTTTTAACACTTTTTGGCTAAATGGTCAAACTTTAATTTAGATTACGTTTGCATTTTTATCACATTTTGCTTTAAATGGGCAATTCTGACAAAAGTGAGCGGTTTTAGGTGGCAACACCTTTTTATCTGCAAAAGAATTAACCAGGGTTACTTTTTTATCTATTTCATAGACTGCTGCATGGAGCACCGTTTTATCTAGTACGAACTCCTTGAGTTCAGCTGTATCTTTATTTACATAAACAAGGCGTGCACCTTCAGCTTTACCTGTTATTTCTGGAATATGCGCAAAATTACCTGCTAAATAATAATCATTAAACATTTGAAAGTATAAAGCTACTTGGACTATATGCTCTTCATCAGGAGTTTTCATTTTATTGAAAGTGGTTGATTTCTTTGATTTTATTTCAAAAATCCATAATTTTTCATTGAAATGAGCTACATTGTCAATTTTTCCCATTCGTATACGCCATCTAGGTGATCCAACCCTAAATTGAGGATCAGGTTCACCATCTTCTGTGGGAATACTCCCACTCTTTTCTCTGAAAGGAATATGAAGTTTTACTCCTTTAAGGAATTCCATCATCATCTTTTCTACATAAATCCCCATTTTGAATATTTTAGCTGTTTCAGGACTTATAGGTTCTTCTTCTACCCTAAAATAAGAATAATAAATCTTTCTTAGGCATGGAGAACCTAGAGAAGAAGGTCTGTGACCTTGTTTTGCGGATTTAGGTTTATTGGCGGCTTCTTGTTTTAGAAATTGATTTATAACTTCTATAACAGAAGGTTGTGGATTAAGAAGAGTTTTTAAGCGTTCCAAATTCATGCGTTTTCATCGGAACGAACGACGGCCAAAACATTGTCAAATTCCATTACTAAAACTTCTCTACCACCTAGAAAAATTTTCTCGACTTTATTACCAAAGTAAACAGTGCAGCCTTCTTTGATACCATACTTCAGGGCTGTGGCAGTTTCCTCAAGCATCAAAATAGTACCCATATTATTGTCGGCATCTAAAAACTGACCAAAAGAAGAAAATGAATTTGTTGTTTCCTCTTTTTTACGTTTGGCTAATTTCTCTACAAAAAGTTTTCCATTTACTACTTCTATCATTTTCAATGCCCTTTATAATTTTTTGGATACTCTCTTAACTGTAAAATGATAAGCATCTGAATCTAATGTTAAAGTTTTAGATTCCCCTTTTGTCATACCGATAAGAGCTTCTTCTAACTCAGACATTGTTTGAACTTGTCCAGATTCATTTTTTGAATTTAAAGCTTGAATAGCCACTTTTCCATTTAAAGGCTGTCTTTTTGAATCTTTTCCAAGAGTAGTTGTAATCTCAAATCGAACTAAATCTCCTTGCGATGCTCCATAAGTTACTTCTGAATAGTTGAAAATTTTATCCTCTTCAGAACTTACTTTTTCAGCGATGTCTTCATCAGTAACTCCAAGTTTTTCTTTTAAAATTGCTTCAATAGCAAAATTTCTCAATCTAAACTCTGCTAAATGTTGAAGCAGTAGTTGAGAAAGTTGCATCAAATTCTCGCGACCAGAAATCAAAACTTGTTGTTGTATAAATGGTTGAAGTGCTTTAAGTTGAGCACTAGCCATCATATCTTCAAAAGAACGTGTTGCATGTGGTTTACTTTTTTTCTCGCCCATTTTATTTTTTCTCCAATATAAGCTGTATTTCTGCTGGGGATACTGAAAAATCCATATCTCCTACCGATACTTGAAGTGTAGGGTATGTTAACCCTGTTATGATACCTTGAATTTCGTTTCCTTGTCCATCTTTAAATTTACCTACTTTATTACACCAATGTTTAAATTTAGTTACAAACTTTAAGGGATCTTTCATAAAGTCTGGTTCTGGCAATTGAATAGAGCGGCTAGCCGCTGATTGTTCAGTAGGTTGCGAGTTTGGTTGTATTAATATTTTAGGTGTTGCAGTTTCAAACTGTTCAGAGATTTTACTTTGAGCAAAGTTTGCTAGGGAAGCTACTATTTCAGTTTCTAACTCTTTATCTTCCAGTTTAAGGCTTTGAACTAGAATTAAGGAATCATTTATTATAGTTTTATAAGCCTTTACGAGATTTAGCTTTTTTTCCAGAGACTTTATTTGATTTAGGTAATTCTCTTGGCTCATCTTGTACTAACCCCATTATTCCAATTTCATAGATAGTATGTGCTATGAGTTTAGGGTATCCTACGTGATCAATAATTCCAAGTTCTTTTGCTTCCCACGGAGACAAATATTTATTTCTTGCTAATAAACCCTTTAACTCTTCAACTCCACCTTTTATTTTGCATTTCTCATTAAGAAAAGTCAAGACTGTTTCATTTATTCTTTTCATTTCTTCATACTCAACACTTGCGTCTGGCATTGGCCCATAAATATCGCTAGAAACTTGGTGAAGCATAATTGAGGATAGGGGGGTTGCAAAACGTATACCGCCCGCCGATAAAAGAACTGCGCCGGCCGACATGGCTGCACCCATGCAAGCAGTAACGAAACAGAAATGTTGGGTATCAGCTATTGCGAGTATAGAACCCATAGTATCAAGCATCATAAATAACCCTGTAGCAGATCCGCCGTAGGAGTTAATATTTATCACTATGGGTTTTTTAGGATCTTCTTCAAATTTTCTAAAAACATCTTTTTTAAATTGAATAGCTGCTTCTAAGTCAAAAGAAGTGATCCAAATTTCATCATTAGACCTGTTAGGGGGTAGGATTATATCCATATACTCTTGATTTTCATCCTTATTAAGTCTACCCGCGGAGTTTTTGTTTGATATAATCATCCCATTCCCCTTTTCCCATATAAGTGTTGTTTCCATTCAATCCAAGCCGCCAACCTCTAGGTAATTGCAATATAGTAGAACACCGTTCATTTGGGTGTATTGCACCTATGCCCGGTAACCAATCCACTTGCTTTTTACCCACATTTGAACCATTAGACAGAAGTGTACTAAGTCGATAAAGAACTGGACTTCCATCATAGTCTAGAAAGAATTCCTTGCATTTGTCGCAAGCTTTAGTGTCGGGTACAACCAATCTGTAAACGTATACTTCTCCGAGATCATTGTTTTCGTTCTCGGAAGCTATCCTATGCAAACCGCCTAGACTGATGGCATTCGATATTTCAGTAGTAGCGACTCTTTGCCAATCTTTAGATAAATCTTTTGAAGCGTCTCTTAAACTTTGTTTTATTTGAGCAATTGTTTCTTCTTTAAAGATTTTGCCCACATCTTCTTCTATCAAATCTTTGTGATAGTAGTTAAGGTTTGCGGCTCTTATAATCTCATCGAATTTTGAGACGGCATTTGATTTTATCTTGTTAATATAGTTAGCCAAATTATCGTTAAGATGCTCTATGAACCTAGCCTGTTGCCCATCAGGTTCTCCATTTTGTTGAGCTCGAAGCCACTCTTCAGAAGTGGGAGTTTGATGTTTTCCATCTACTTTATTCAAAAAATGATTTATGTATATTAGTTTTAATAATGAATCGGAATATTTAGATATATCGATATCGGACTCTTCAAGAAGTTCAATTTGATCAGTAGTAAGCGATCCTTTACCAGAAATTTCAAGTAGTAAACGAGTGTAATTTAGCTCTATTATCTTTCGAATTTTAGAAATTTGTTCTTTAGATAAGAGCACGTAATTATTACCTTATAACGGTGTATACTTCTTCTAGTATCTTATTAAGAGTCTTTCGGTGCAGGTCTTCCATCTTAGCTAGGATATCTTCTGCTGCAGAATCATGAAATTTTTCAGTATGAACAGCTTCTGGTGAAGACGCTTCAATAGCTTTCTTAAGGTCTTCTTTAGCTTGCTCTGGAGTTTGATCTTTGTCTAGAAAAATCTTTATTCTACTCATTAATTTTATAATACTCTATTTTAATTGGTTTAATAGATTTTTTTAAAGCAGGTCTAGCCTTCGCTTCAGTTTTGATCTGTTCGAGTTTATTCTCATGATCTTTATCTTTTAATTCCAAATCTCGTTCATGATCGTTTTGTTTACTTTCTTCTTCTCGAGCAAACTGTTCATCCGGATTTTCCTCAAATTGTCCTTCATCAGCTTCTTGCTCCGGTGGAGCAAACTGGCTTTGCATCTCCATTTGTGCTTGCTGATCTTCCATTTTAAGATTACGAGCTTCTTCGCTGAATTGAGACCAAGCTTGGAAGTAAACCGGACTTAGAATCATATCACCAAGTTCTAGTGGTTCTAAGCCACTTTCTGCTCGAATTTCATTAACAGTTTTTTTGTAGATGACTTCCTGTGCTTCCTGTTGCACTTGCTGAACTGGATCATCTTCCACTAATCCTACCCATTCAAACTTGAATTCAGGATCTAATCTAGAGATTATATTGTCGTTTATATAGTTTTCCATGAAGCGCATTAAAGGAATGAAACCCTTATCTCTGGAATTTTCTAATTTTTCTGCAGAGTTGTCACGACCCATTCCCCCACTACTACCGCCAGCGTCTTGAATACCGAATCCAATTTCTAAAGGATCTATTTGATAGGTAGAACAGATCATTTTAATCAAATAATTCATCCAAAGACTGAATTCCATTTCTGAATGATTTTGTGTGAGTGGTATCCATTGAATATCATCTGCACCAGAAAATATTGGGGTTTGAAACGTATTTCTATTACCAGAAATCAAATGTTTCCAATGAGTTCTAATTTCTTCGAGTTTGCTTCTATTTAGATTAGCTTTTATATGCAGGATGCCTTTTGCAGAGAAACCTTGACGGAAAAAAAGGATATTAAAGTGTTCGGTTTGCATGTGGGAAGTTACCAAACTTAGTATTACTTCCAACTCCGATAACCCGTAACCATTGAAAGCTATATCGGTGATGGGATTTCTAACCCCCAATGCTAGTTGTTCTTCTGTAAAAGCTCTTTCTACTTTACCTCTTATAAGCTGAACATATTTATAGGCGCCTTCATCTAGAAGTTTTTGATCTAATTCAAGTTTTCCGCCTTCTTCCTCTAATTGTCTAAGCTCTTCTTCCGGGTAAAGAATGTTGTAGTCACCAATTGCAGTACTATTTATTGAAGAGCTCAATTGATAGGATGCAAACCGAATCGTAGAAGCATCAATAGGCCTTATATAGGATAAAGTGGAGGCACCTTTTATCGCCGCTTCTTTTTCTATAAACTCTGTTACCATTTGATCATACACTAGGGAATCATAGACTAAAGCTCTCAAATATCTATCAAAATTCCATCTTTTTGCTTCAAATGGTTTATGTTCTTTTTCACCGCAATTGGCTATAAAATCTTCTACGTACCGTCTTTTAGCTTTAGCTTTTATTTCTAGTTCTTTTTTGGCTTCAATTTTAAGTTGTCGTTCATCTAGTCCCTTTTTTTCTCCATCTTTACCCATTTTAGCTTCGACTAGAGCGGCAATTTTCTCCCCTTCATCCCTTATACTAATCCTCCAACCTCTATCGATACCTTCTCTACATAGTAGGGCGTAGGATGCGACTAAATTTTGGCGAGTTCTTACAATGCCTGAAACTACGGATGATCTAAAAGCCATCATTTTAAGAAATTCGTATCCTACAGAACCTATCTTGTCTTGGTAGCCTTGAGAATTGACTATCTGATATCTATCTTTGGTTACGGCCGTCCCAAAATCAAAATCACCTTGCTCAGGTATTTGCATAATGGCACTACTTCTAGCTTTTGCTATCTGCACATCTAGAAGAGCTTCTCCTGCCTCTAGAGCTTTTTTAAAAATATTAGATTTTTTTTCATCAGCCATTTTGCATTTGTCTCAAACGATTAAAGGATTATTGTTATGACATCCAAATTAGCAATAGAACCAGAATTATTAGTTATTGATAAAGAGCTAACCGTACCTTTATTTAAGAATACGATTGCTTTAGTTCCCGGCATTTGTGGGGTTAATGTTACTGGAGTAACTGAACCATTTAATAAAGCTGTAACTTGTTGATCAACTGCTATAATCAAATAATCAACACTAGCAGGAATCAATGTAGCATTGGTCGCTGAATTGGCTAAAGGGATTTGAATTCTGGAGATGTCCGAAATTACTTTTTCTTGGATTCTATTTTGAAAACGAATACTGTCTGGGGGATCATTCAAAAATAACTGGCCGTCATATTGCGTGAGCTTCAATAAAAGATCTAACATAGATTTATCCCAATTTTAAAAAATTTCAATAAAATTATACCATTAGAAGGGTTAAATTGCAAAATTGAAGCCGTCGTTATCCCCTTCATTTTCTTGTTCTATTTCTGATACCCTTCTCATTTTGCCAGTTTGGGAATCCCTAATCCAATCTTTAGTGTTATCAACTACCCCTTCAAAGCCTTTATATGCACCCAATAACTCTGGATTAGGAGCTGTAAAGGTTCTCCCAAACATATCAGTAGGTTGCTCTGAATAAGTTGTAGTTCCTGCGGAAGTCATCTCTCCAGTTCCTGATTTTTCCATAACCGTATGAACTGCTATAGCTAAAGCACATGCGATGTCATCGTGACCACCCCTTAAGTGACCTATTCGAATCTGTCCCATTCCAGTTTGTTCAACTTGAAGCTCCTTTATCTCTTTTATCAGAGTTCTATCATCAAGTAAATCTAAAGTATTGTTGTGTATGGCTCTTCTTAAAGTAAAAAAGATCTTCTTTTTGAAAGTGATCGTAAAGGTTTGTTCTACAAGAGAAATATTAAATTGTTGAAAAATCTCTTTTAATGGCTGAAAAGCATATTGATCAGCAGATACTTGGTTTACTCCATAGTCTTTACAAATATTACTAATAAATTTAGCCACTTCGAAGGCTTTTACTGGATCACCCTTGGATCCTTCCCACTTTTTGGATACGTATTGGGTAATTCTGTGTCCATTATTGCCGACTAGAACAAAAGCAAACCTATCTGATTTAAAGGCGGCATCAATAGCGGCTTCATACCTCACTCCTTGCCGTTTTTCAGCGGGAGGTAAGAAAATGGTGTCTTTGAGAACACAAGTATCCACGAATTCGGATTGGATGAAATTTGATACAGAGTCGGAAAAGTTTGCTCTAAATTCGGTATCAAAACCCTCAGGATCATCTCTAAATTCTTTGGCAAACTCCTGTTCAGGAAGTATCGGATTCATCATCCAAGAGGGTGCCTTCAACTGAATATAATCTTCTTGAAGCTCTTCTCTACGCATCCACTCCTCATATAAAATTCCAACTTTTGCCCAAGGAGAAGAGAGTTTAAATTGAGCAGCATGTTTTCCAAACTGCAAAAGAGAGGGACGAAGTGCTCTAATGATATCTACATCTGTCTCTTTACTTTCGTCTCCTGCACCCCAGTGAGCGATTTCGTCTGCGATATAAGTACATACGGCACGACCACGGGTTGTTCTTTTAGAAGCTGCACCAACCTTGATAGCTACTCTAGAGTATTCTATAGTTTTTCCATCATCTTGCAGAAAAGGAACGGCTAAATGAAATACTGATTGGGTATTTTTACGTTGAAGATCTCGCAATCTAGTAAAAATAGGAGAGTCATCTATTAAACCTTTGATAACATCGAGTACTTCTTGGGAAAATTCAACGGAGTGAGAGAGTACGACTACCGATGCGACGGGGGTTTTTGTCAAAAAGGGTTTCCAGTTTACTCTTATAGCTTGAAATAAAGAAAGTATCGAGGCTGTAATTGTTTTTCCTGCACGTCTTCCCAAAATATTATTTATACGATTTCTAGGTTCTGGGGTATATCTATATACTAATCCTGAGAACAATTCATAGAGTTCAACCTCTGTATAATTCCTATATTCCAGCTTAAAGTCTTCAGATCTCAGTCCTTCAGAGGTTTCTGTTAAGACCGGATGTTTAGTTATATAATCTAGTTTTTGACCAAATATTACCTTAAAAAATACAGATTGTCCCGGCCCCGGTTGAAAATTTATAAGATGCTCATTCTTTACAAAATTATTAAGGGGATCTTTAAGAATATTTTCTCTTATTCGTTTAAAAAAACGAGCGAACTCTAATTCATTCATTTTTTCTACGAATTCTGGATCGAACTTCATTTTTTCTCAGCATCCTCAAAAATAGCGTCTGCTGCTTGTTCCAAACTCTTAACCTTTTTAATACTACTATTAGAGTCAATGTTAATTATTTCATCGGAAATATCTATAGGAAGGCGTTTTATAGCTTCAGATAATAGTTTTACATTAAGTTCTACGCTTGCTTGTAGTTCCCGCCGTTCTTGTAGTTCTTCTTTAGAAGATCCAAATTCCATTTTTATAGGAAGTCCCGTTATCTTGTTTCTCAAAACATTACCGTACTCATCTACACAGAAAAGATGATGATGCTGAGCATAGTGTTTCTCTACTTCCTCAAGTTCTTGATTTCTTTGATCCATTTTTAGACTTTGTTCCCGTTGATCAGCCGTCATATGATCTAAAAAGCTGTCAGCACGTATATTGAGTGCCGTGAAAAGTCGAAGTCGATCATGCTCTTTCTTCAATCTAAACCATTCGAAAGTTTCAGCATATTCCATAAGTTTAGGTAAAGAAATGAAGAACTTTTGGGAGATGCGTTTCGGAGTCATTCCCGATTTTACAAATAAATCTTTAAGAACGTCTACTGGGTAGTTTCTACCCGCGACTTCTGACTGAATAATGTCAGATTCACTTATTTGTTGTTGTTGGATTCTTCTTGCCACTTTTTAGTTCCTCTACTGTTTTCACAGCTTTATCAAATAAAACCCGGTCATAACAGACTCTAATTTTAAAATTGGGGATTACAGATACTAACATCTCCATTACGGATCTTTCGATGTTTTTCTTATGAAAATTTTTTCCGAGCCAATCTAATTCCAACCAAATTAGCAATCTTTTGTTATTTTGATCTGCTAAAAACTCAAGATTCTTTACCCTGTTAGAGAGCTTAAAGATGTTTAAAACAATGGCATTTAGGAGTTCCGGATTTTGCAATAATTGCAATTCCAAAAGCCAAGACAAACCCTCACCATATGCTGCTCCTAAATCTTCAACTTTCATTTTTTTCACCCAAAACATTAGTCAAATAATGCCAACCCATACCAATTGCATCACATATATCATTTTGTGATATATCTAAATGTAGACTAAATTGTTTATTAACGAAATTACAAGCTAGTTGTTTAATATCTAACAAAGGTAACTTTTTGCCTTTTTTAAGTTTATTGTTGAGTTTCCTTATATTTTTGTTGTTCAAGCGATCTACTTCCGATAATTGAAGCTTCAGTCCTGATGCTGATCTCCAACCCTTTTTTCCGTCTGAATCACAATATACTGTTTTTTTTAAGAAATTTCTCGGAAGTGAACTAAGTAAAAGAAAATGACCGCCATCAAGTACTTTTTGCCCGATTCTACCACTTCCAGAACCTTTATTTATTTCTTCTATCACTATTATTTGTATAGAATCTTCTATCAGACTTTCTATTATTTGTTCTGCTAAGCGTTCTAATTTTAAAGTCTGATACTCTGGGTATTCAAATTCAAATTTACCTTTTATTTTTTTATTTTTAAAATCCGGATATATCTCCCCAAAAGAGACCAATTTTCCAGTTTCCAAATTAAATTTTGCCCAACCAGTGCACGAGGTCGAGTAATCTAGGGATAGAAGGATTTTATCCATTTTTTTGATTCTTTTTATAAATCATCTATTTTTTTCCTTAATCGACCATCCACAATCCAACCCTGTGTTTCAGCATTGGTATGTTCTTTATTCATTTCTACCAAATCTCCCATTTCATGGTCTCTTGAATATGCCCTGCTTCTTTCTAGGTAGATCTTATCTGCATTTACCAAAGTAGACTTATCCGATCCAGCTTCTTTCTCCATAAACTTGGTTGCTGGACTTGTTAAAAGGCGATTGGATTCAACTCCACAATGTTTGGGCATGGTTTTCTTGGTCTTAAAGGACTCTCCACAAATTTTGCAGAAATAGCACCAAATAGCCATAATAACCTTTTAGTTTGAATCTTCAGTACTTATACCGTTCTCTAATTTTATCATAAAATTTTGCTGAATCATCGGTTGAATTAATTCAGAATGATCAACTACGATTGTTGATCCAGGCAATCTCTCCAAGATTTTCATAAAACGTTCAATAGAAACAGTTGAGAGATCTTTGCTAGCTTCATCAAAAATTCTAAATAAAATTGGGCTGATAGCTCGCTTTGAAACTATTTCGGATAGTGCTAGATCTGTAGCTAACTGAACTCTCCGAGATTGTCCGCCACTTAGCAATCCAAGTGATCTCTCAGCTCCATCAAGAGTGATCCTAGTTTCTATCTTTGATAGATTACTATCTTCTGAAATATTTGTAAAGTTAATTATTATAGGAGTTTCAAAGAGTTCTAAGGCATAATCTGTTGCTTTTATTGATAAATCTACTAATATGGAAGCAAAAATGTAAGATTTTATTTCTTTGAAACCATCTTTCAAAAGTTCCAAATGTTTTACTAATTCTTGTTTAAGATCTATTTTATGATTCAACATTCGTATTTTTTCACGAAGTTCTCCAAAACGGAGTTCTTCTTCTTCAAGTTTAATGTGTTCTTTCTCTACTCCTTTAAGCCTAACTTCAGCCTCTTCTGAGAAAGTCTCCAATTTCTGTTCTAAACGGAGTTTTTCTCGTTCTTGAATATCTAAACTTTCTAGAATTCCACGCAAGCTTTCAATATCATTTTCTAGTTGTTCAATATTTTGAAGAGGATCAATACGTGGGGCGCCACTCTTCTCCAGTCTGATAATCTCCGTCCTATAGCTATTGAGGGCTTTATAATCTTCGTCAGAGCCTTTCGGGTAATGCCCACACTTGGTGCAGGCATTCGGAAGATTGTTTTCATGAAGCTCTTTTTGCCTAATACTAGTTTGAAGCTTAAAATATTGTTTTCTAGAGTCTTCTAGAGACTTTTTCTCTTTCTTAGCATTTTCAAGAGCTATTAAGACTTCACTCTTTTGAGAACTTACTTCTCCAAATGCTTTAATTTGAACTTGAAGACCTTCCTTAGTTTCCTTAGATTTCTTAAGAATTTGCTGATTCTTTATTTCAGTGTCTAAGATAACCATCTGTAAAAATTGAATAAGTTTATTAGTTGCTTCTAAATCAGAATTATTGGTTAATTTTTGATTATTGAGGCTGATAATCTCAACTTGAGCGGCTTTTATCTGTTTTACCGCCGAATCTCTAGCCTTATCATATATGCTTAAACCTTGAATATCTGATAAAATTTTAGCTTTTTCCGTTTCATTTGCTGTTATGAACTTTTTATCATGATTTTGAGAAAAATATATCGATTGACAGAAAAGGTCGAATGTTAGCCCTAACTTTTTTTCCAATAGTTCTTGGGTTTCCTTGGAATCTTTTCCTTGTAGCTCTTTCTCATTTTCATCAAGTACAGTAAATCTATTAGGATTTCTAGATCGATAAACAGACCAACCATTTAGTAGATCAACTCTACCCGCACAATACTTTTCTCCTTGTTTTATAACTTCATCAATTCTTACATCTTTGGGGATTTTTCCAAATAAAGTCCAACAAAGAATATTGAAAATACTGGATTTTCCGGCACCTTCTCTAGTACCATCATCCAAATTGATTCCAGATATTTGAGACAGTCCTGATTTTACTTCATAATTGAGACTTTTCCATGAAAAAATGTTTTCTGCAGAAATTCGCTCAAACATTTTTTAAAATCTCCATTCCAAGTTCTAGGGTCTTACCATCATATTTTTTGATCAATTCTGACCATTTTCTAAATTGTTGCTCATGGGTGAGAGTTTCGTCAATATTGAATTTTTGGACTTTCGAAATAGTGGGTTTCTCGATATATTTGATTCCTGCTTGTCTTTGAACTTGACTGATATTATAAGAACTTCCGCTAAGAATTATCCTATTGTAATCATTCATATTTATCTTAAAGGAGTTTTCCATTAAATCTTTGAATTCTAATGAGTTTGGAGTTACTGCATCACAATTTATTTCAAAAGTTCTATGTTTAGGGAAAGGTGTTTCTAATAATTCTAGTTGATTTATTTCGATATCTAAGATTCCTATGTATTTAGTCTGATCTGATTCGCCAAAAGAGTGAGAAAAAGGGGTTCCTAGGTAAGTAAGATTATCCTTTGTTTGGAAACAATGGTAATGTCCTAATAGTACTCTTTTAAAACCTTTAAAGTCTTCTAATTTAAAGCCCTCTTGAGAAATTATTCCATTCCCATAATTAAAATTTTGAATATCTAGATGACCGAATATAAATTTTATTTCTGATTCTTTAGCATGAATCACACTTTCTGAAAGTTCTGATAAACTCTTATTATAGGGTAGAAAAAGGTAGTTGGTAGATATATAAGGTTCATCGACTATTGTGACATTTTTTAGAGCACAGAGAGGGGTGAGGGCATGATCTTTCCTATCGATATTTATCAAATCGTGGTTCCCAACTAACACAGTGAATTCCAATTTAGATTTAGAAAAACACTCATAGTAAAGATTGAGGCATCTAGCTCTAACTAAATCCTTCGTATCTAAAAGATCCCCAAGTAGAATAGTCGGGTTACCTAAACTCTCGATTATTTCGAATAAAAGTTTAACTTTATCCAAATTTTCAAGTTTGCAATGTATATCCCCAACTACTGTAAATTTAGACATTTTAAATTCCTGTAATTTCGAAGTCCTTTAAAATTTCTAAAAACTCTGTTTCAAGCATACTTATTAGTTCCGTAGCACCCCCCTCTGTAGATCCTACCAGAGTATCAAGCTTTTCCAACAACTCTTCTATCTTTCTGTTAGAATACCCACTCTTACGGGCGGGTCTAAAGATCTTTTGTCTTATCTCATGGAGAGCAATTAAAGCTTTTTCACCATTTAAAGCAGCTTCAAACGCTTCTTTTTCTTCTGGTAAATCAAAATTAAGGCTTGCTTTCATTTACTCCTCTTTCCCTATTATAGGACTGATGGTACAGCCGTAAGCCCTTTTATCATCCTCTTCTGTTCCTTCCCGAAAATTCTTGTAAGAACCAGCACATAAATGGCAACTTTCGTATTTTTTGATGTGTGGCCTTTCCTCACCAAAAAACTTTTCTTGTTCTTTTAAAGAAAGTTTATCAAAATATTCATTAAATTTAATGACTTGCTCTTCCGCTTGTTGTCTGGAGACTTTATAATGAATCCAATGGCACTTATTACAAATGGCGTAACTACTCATATTACAAGCTGCGTAGCTACTCATCTGAATTCCCATCAACTTTTTCCATGCCTGATGCTGAAATTCTTAGGTTAAGTTCTTTTGGTAGCATGCGTCGTTTTCCCTCAGCATCAGTAGCGATTTTTTGAAAATGATTCTTAATAGTTTTAAACTTAACAAAGGCTCCAGCTTTGACCTTTTGTTTATCTATAGTTCTAATCCAATCTCCGGTTCGAGAAGACTCCACAATGATCATTGAATAAAATTTCAGCGCGTTTCCTCCCGCTTGGGTATTACCCGGAGATCCCATATTAGCATAATGATAATTAACAATCAAAACTGCAATAGGGTATTTATCCATCAAAGTTACCAGCCTACCCAAACCTAATCTATTAGTTTTTGCTGCACCACCAACCTTTTGATGACCTTCAAGTAAATCCACAGCTTGGTCGTGAAGGGATGTGGTGTTTCCAAAACTATCATAAATAAATAGGAGTTTTTCTTTAGGGTAAGAGGCAAAAAAAGCTTCGATTGATCTAAAGGCAAGTTCAAAAGCTCTTTCTGTAATATTGGTTTTAATTAACATTACGTCGTCAGGATCAACTCCCCAATCTAACAAATCCTGAGGAGAAGTTTTGCTCTCGGTTTCGATGTAGACGATTCCAAAACCTTGCTGTTGTGCTGCTTTCATGGCTGTAATGGCTGTGGAAGTTTTTCCACTGTCGCTAAGTCCCGCTATCTGAAACATTTTACCGAAGGGCAAGCCAAGAACTCCATAAGACTCTTCAAACCAAGAAGGCATAACTACGTAGTCTTTTGGATCTTTTGATGCTTCTACCATATCTGAACCTAAAGCTACTCCATCTAAAAGTTCAGATTTTTTGTCTTTTTTCAAAGAATCCTTAATATCTGTTATCACATCTGAAAAATTAAATTTACTCATAGAGACTCCCTCATTAATCCGCGATAGCAGATGTGTCCGTTATTAAAAATTTCAACATAAGACTTGAGCCAACTAATCTTTGCTTCGCACTCCCCTAAAGCTTCCCTAGCTTCAATATACGATAAATCCCGCTCTGCAGAAAGCTTTTTTTCAGTTATTCCACCAGAAGCTTTTCCAACAGCTTCCGAAAATGAAGCTTCTACTAGAGTCGTTAATTTAACTTTATCTTCTTCACTTTTTCGTTTTTCATCCACTAAAATAGCTTGCATAATCAAGAATTTAGTAGCTCTATCAGGAGATTCAGAGATACTTTTAGTGGAATATTTTATTAATTCTAAATGCTCCCAAATTTTTTGTTTCAAGATTTCATCATTTGTTTGTTTCACCATAAATTGAATATCCTTCCTAAAATTGGTAAATATAGTATGACTAAAGTCAATCCAGAAATTAAAGCAGATAAGAAAGTTATTACTGAGGTTTCATTAGTTCGTGCAGCGCGAATACCAGTCCAAAGTATCTCTAGAAAAAGAGCAAATGCAGTATATATTTGAACTTTATCCAAGTTAAACTCCCTTAGAATCTAGAAAAATTTTTAATGTTGATTTAATATTTTTTTCAAAAGCATCTATAGATGTTTCGTTTTCTATTATTAATGCTCCCTTTTTGAGGGTTTCTAAATGTCGTTCTGAAGCATGATTGTCTACTTGAGCAGCCATTTCAGCATGGGTATTTTTTATATATAACATTAGAAAATCATTATAATTTTTTTGAAAAAATTTTGCTTCACTTGGGAATCTGATATCTGTAACCACAGCAGACTTTTTGCCATTAATATTCTCAGATGCTTGTTCGCAATGAATATTTTCGTCTATACTTCTGAGTATTTCAGTACCTATGTATTGCATGGCTTTTCTAGGAGTAGTGAATATTTTGCCAATATGGTGTCTAATATAAGCATTAAAATTAAGCACTTGACCAAATGAGATTAAAATAGCCTCAATTGAATCTCTAGATAGGTAGATTGGGATATCTAATGTTTTTTCTTTAAGTTTAGGATCATCAAATATTTCAAATGGTAACTCAAATATATTGGCACAAGTTTCTTTCAGCTTTTTAGCGAGAGTGATTTCTACTATTTCTGGATTTAACTCCTTCATAATTTTAAAGGCTGTTGTTTTACCAGCACCTTTAGCTCCGATTAAACCAAAAACTATCATTTTGCATCTCGCATATTTAAGGCTACTTTAGGTTCAGCAATCAAAGGCACACTAATTAACTTAGCATACTCATTGTGTTCCATGCAATCTTGAATTATTCTTTCACTTTCTGAAATTTCTGAAGCATTTGCATAGGTTACAACCTCATCGTGGACTTGCAAGCATATCCAACTATCGAGTTTTTCTTTTTTAAACCTACGATTTATCTCAAGCATCGCTCTATTGCATACATGGGCTGCAGCTCCTTGTATAGCTACATTTATGGCGTTATTGACCTCATTTTTATAAACATTCCTTACAAATAACCAGTCTCTGGCTCTTTTCTTCTTTTGATCCCAAGAACTTACTCCGACTTTCTCTAACAATTCAGTTAGTTCAGTTTTTCCCATCTGTTTTTCATAATAAAAAGTTTTTAGATTTTTAGAACTCTCATCCAAGAATTTTTCATAACTTATTCCTGCTTTTTTTAAAACTTTATAGACTTCTTGAGTCCACATGAAATGTCGTCTTCGAGCAATAAAAGTTTCCACCCATCCGTCTTTGTGAGCTTTCTCTATTTGCTTAAGCATAAAAGCATGGAGGTCTGGATAAGCGCCTAAATATTCATCTATGAATTTTTGACCTTTGTCAAAATCTAGAACTTCTTTTTTAGATCCGTCAAAATTATAAATAGTCTTTTTGTACCCTCTAAGGTTGGCTACTTGCCCTCTTCTAGCTCCATAAGGAATCGCAAGAGCACAAGCTTTGAACTCATCTCGAATGTTTTTGGCAACCTTTTTAAGGTATCTAGGATGGTTTGGATCTTTGGAGTATCCGCTATTTTTACCTTCTGTATCACAATACAAAGCAGAATAGAAATCCCAACCATTCAAAAATATGGCTTTAAGTCTAGAATCAGTTGAAATTTCGCAGAAAATTCTAGGCTCCAAGCTAGAATAATCAGCTGCGATAATTTTTTTACCTTTTGGAGCTATAATACCTTTCTTTATGACTGAAGGGCATACTATATCTGTATGAACTTTCTTACAATCTTTACAGGAAACTGTGGCTAAGATTTCTATCTTATTGGTAACTTCGACATTTTTACTTCCACAAGATCTGCAGCTAGTTAAATCTTCCGCTCTTGGAAGGGTTTGAAGATTATATCCGCCACCACAGGAAAATCTTCCCGATATCGTACCATTTTGAAACATATCTACATAAAGGGTTCCATTGTGGTGTAAATTTAAGGCACCTTTTATATAGGTTCCACTCAACTTCTGAAGTTTTTTATAAGTTAGCAATTTCTTAGCGAAATCATACTTTGGAGCAAAAAACTGTTCAATTACTTCAGCGTCCATGCTAGGAATGGGTTTAAGTTCAGTAGCTGAGTCAGTTTGAGGAAGTTTCTTGGGATCATGTTTTAATTTTTCACAAAATAGCCACCTAAGATGGAAAACTGAGTTTATATTGAAGGCATATCTATGTTTAGTCTTCAGTTTGAATATATAGGCTTTTAATTCATTTACTTGTTCCTCTGAGTAAGGACATTCTACTTCCCCTAATATATAGCCCCAAATCCAATGACCTGTTTCTGCATATTTTTTTGCGACTAAATCTTTTGATAGAGATTTTTTACCTTTAACATTTATTGGGATCTCTAAACCTTCAATTTCAAGAAAAACTTCTATTAACTTCTTTTTATTTGCGACTTCTTCTACTGATTTACCTTTTTTAAAGTCTGAAAGATAATTATCTTTTTGTAAGGCGTTTATAATTTCATCTTCTAGTTCAATTAATTTGGCATCGGTTTCAATATTCAGTTTATTGAAATAGTCAACATCTATCTGCATTCCCTGTCTCTTCATGGGAATGACCACCTCTTTACAGAGGGGCATAACTTCATCTTCGAAAAACCATTTAAAGTGTTTAGGTTCATATTCTTTTTCAAGTTTAGTCATACCAACTTCAAAGAGACCGAAAGTCAAAGCAGTGTCAGCTGCGGCGTAATGTCCCAAAACTTCTAGGTCAGCCCTCCATATATCTTTTCGACCTTTTTTATTAAATTTTCCCCCATTTTTTATGACTGATTTAGCCATATCTATTTGTTCTTGATTAGCTACCTCATCTACTGGAATTTTAAGGTCTTTTTGCCATAAAAGAGCCGTTTCTTTTAGGCCACAAGAAGTGTTCTCATCTAAAATATGCTTAAGTAACAGCGTGTCACAAAAAAGGTTATCTGTTAGATCCACTCCAAAATTAGCTCGAACCATAAGTACGTCAAAAGGAGCATTATGCATAATAAGTTGAAACTGTGAGTTATAGAGCATTTTCATAAAATCTATAATAAAATCAGGAGGTTTGTATCCTTCTTGAGTTATAGATTCGGGATATTTCTTTTCGGGATTCCAAAAATCTTGAAATTGACCATCCTTCCAATCAAGAAGGGGGATATAGTAGCCATCTTTTGAACTTGTAGATATAGAGAAACCTATAACAACATTTTTCCAGTGAGCTAAACCGTTGGTTTCTGTATCAAAGGCTAGTAAAGGGTGAGCAGGAATTTCACCATCATCTTGTAGCAATTGTTCTTTTAATGAAGCTAAGTCCCATTTATTGGTTATTATCTTGTACTTCGTGTGATTCATCTTGCTCTCCTTCTAAGTTTGCAGAACTCAGTTCAAAGTCACCATTGTGACTATAGAAGACGCCTTTCTCTTTTTCACTCATTTTTCTCAATTGGGTAGCTTCACCATTTAAGTGAAGAAATTGCTCGAATTCTAGATCCGTCAAATCTCTAAATTTTCCATTATCTAAGTCTACAAATAAAACGCAAGGTTCGAAAGGTTTAACTTTATCGAGTTTGTGTTGGTGGCGATTTTTACATAATTGCCAAGCTGTTACTGCTAAAGTGCTTTTATGACTTACACGCTTCAGGGGTCTCCAAATTGTAATTATGAAGTCCATAGCTTGTTCATATTGACTGGCGCCGAAAGCTGCACCTAAACCTAGAGGAACATCTCCATCTCCGGCCTTATCTTTCGTAGTTTGACTTTGAAGGATCACGAATATATCTAATTCTTTTGCTAAAGCTTTAACAAAGGTTGGTTTATCTCTATCTGACATAGTCTTTTTAGTGCCGTAACCAAGATCTTCTCGTCCTTTTAAACCAAAAGAAGGTTCACGACTAACATCTATAGTTGGATTGATCAAACCTCCATGATCTATGGCAATAGCTTTAACTTTTTTTCCAGAGACTTTGCTGATATCTTTTGTATAACTATAAATATCTTGGAGACTTAAAAATTTTCCTTCTCCTCCATCTGATTCATTGGATACTACGTAAAGTTTTTCACTTAAATGATCTTCCCCCTGTGTCAAGTTTTGCCATTTTTCAATTATTTCACTAGCCGGCATTTCAAGACTAAAAAATATAAAGATATCATCTTCTTGTGGATTATTTTTGATCATTCCATAAAACATATCAAGTGTAGTGGTTGTTTTCCCTACTCCTGGGGAACCAATTAAACCTAATAATTGGCCTGTTCTCCAACCATGGTATAAGCAATCCAAATATGCAGGTCCCCTCACTTGAGTGCCTCTTTTCTTGGTTAATAGACCATCTCTAAGCATTTGAGCTGCAGAAGGGACATAGTTTTTGGCCTTATTAGCATAAGCCGTACCCACAACTGTAAGGGCATAGGATTTCTTATGTGCACCTTTAGCCAAAGCTTTATTGGTATTCATAATAACTGCCAAAGCTTCATCTCTTCTATAATCTAGATCAAAAAGAACTTTGGCCAATTTATAATCAGCTTCGGAGCGTTCACCCTGTTCTGCCCCCCATAAATCCTGAACCACTTTACTTTTATTGAGCATTTCAATAAATTTTTCTGGTATCTCAACTTCTGTTTCATCAAAATCAGCGAACTCTTCTAAACCTTTTACTTTATTCAAATGAGTCTCCATTTTTCTTTTGTCCTCATTATTCAATTCCGGTAAAACTGATTTTAAATCTAAAACTGAATATTTGTCACTATGAACTTTTAGTTCTTCTACGAATTTAAAATTATTTTGATCTTTTGTATTATAAAATCCAGGTAAACGCATAAGTTGAAGAACTGTCCAAATAGACTTATCGGTTTTGTATTTTTTTATTAGCCTCAGTTGTAATTCCACGTAAGACTCAACTGATAGATTAGCAACCTCCCAATAGGCGTGTACTCCATTACCAGAAAAAACTACTCTATTAGGTTTAGGAGATTCAGTTAGAACAAGATCAACAAAAGTTTCTACTGATTGATAGATGCCGTCTTTAAGATCCATGTCAACAAAACAATAATTGAATATATTTACATCTTTGCCACTTAGAAAGGGTTTATCTAGTGGGGTAGAGTTATGATTAGGAAAATAATAGATATTATAGCCTTGTTCATTTTTTCCCTTAAGAAAAGCTTCTGAGAAATTGTCATCTTCTATAACATTGGGGCCAACAATTAGACCGTCTTTGGCCCAATCAGGTTTTATTAATCTGTAGCGCATCTTTTATCCCTCTTAAGAATTGCGTCCTCTAGAGAGTATCCTTTTGGGAATCTTTTGTCTAATTTACTATTATTACTTTCTGCTAAACTTTCTAAATCCCAACCGTATAAGTTTCCTAGAGCAATTAAATAATGAAGAGTATCTCCTAGCTCTTCTTTTAAGTTCTCGGTGTTTAACTGTTCGCCTCTGAAGGCTTTTTTTATCTCTCCGGAAACTTCCCCAACTTCACTGACTAAACCTAGAAGCGCCCAAGTTTTTAGATCTTGTGTTCTGGGTACTTCCAACCATTCATGTTTAACTCTATTTTGAAGTTTATTTATTTGATTCACTTTTATTTTTCTTTTCACCCCATTTAATGGGTTTTGCTTTAGTTCTTAACTTACCCTTCATTTCTAAATATTTACCATATGCTTCTGATTTAGGTTGAGAAAAACCAAGACCTTTACAATTGATATCATTCCGTAAAAGAGTCTTGCAGACTCGTCTCCAAGATGGTGCGAAATGCAGATTTTCCACGTTGTGATCTGCTTCATCCGGCATATGTGTGTACCCTCTTTTAGACCAGCCACCAAAAAATCTTCTTATACGTTCTGCGTAATGTTCGGCGGTTTTTCTAGGTAGACTCTTAAGAAGAACCTTTGAGTATTGTTCCCAAGTCAAATTTTCTGGTTTTGATATGCTTCCATCCCCATTATATTTGTTAGTTTCTTTTGCATACAGTGCATATGAATTGGCACCTATCACTCTTGCTATCAATTTACTCCAAGTATCAGCTTCTAAAATGGAATATAACCATAATCCACGTCTTTGAGTATCTCCATATGGTTGGCAAAGTCTTTGATGTTTCAAAGGTACGCCGGCCATCTGCATTTTATCATAAACTTTATTATGAGGTTTATTTGGATAAACTGAATGATACTTCCATAAATCAGAAGCCTTCCAGTCATAAATTGGATATATATTATAGCATGTTGGCGACATTTTAGTTGACCAAGATTTTCCGTATAGAGTGTTTTCTTTTTTGAAAACAGCAATCGTTTTATATCGATTTAAAGATTCATCCGCTCTAATTCCAACAAAAGCGGCTGAGGTTTCATTACCTCCATACCACTCTCCAAAAAGAGGTACGAACTCCTCAAATTCCATTTCGGGTTGGTAAAAATCATATTGAGTTAAATCAGCTGCTAGTTTAGGTTTTGGGCGAACCCATTTATCCTTTGCTTTTTCATCCCAGCATACCCAGAAAGGTTCAAATACCGATGTAGCATTTCGTAATCTTAGTTCAGCACAAACCCAGTGTAAGTTTATATGATCTTTGTACATTTCTACCAGAGTTTCTAGATTGGCGATAGTATCTTTGTATTGGGCTTCTAGGTCTATGATCAGTACTCCAACTTTCTTATTTCTCTTAATTGCTTCTTCCATGACTAAGTGAAGCATTAAAGTACTATCTTTACCTCCCGACAAAGAAACATATAGATGATCAATTTTGTCAAAAGTTTTACTTATTCGATCTCTAGCGGCTTCTAAAACCGATATGTTTAATGGTATTATCATATTAGAATAAATCCGCCTCTCTATGGCTGACTGCCACTTCCATTTCAACTGGTTTTAAACCTCTTTCTATCATCCATTTATTTAAATATTTTAACGCCAAAGCATTAGCAGCATCTTGTTTTTCCTGTGGGAGAAGAGCGAAACCGCCCCTAAAAGTTGAAGGTAGCCCTATGCTAATGCAAGCAGCAGCTTGTCCTAGCCATGCTATTCGGTTCATTGAACTATTTGTAAGGTTGTGCTCACTGGAATTAGGCCACTCTTTGAATACCCGTTCCATACCTTTTCCAAAGGCTTCTAGATCACCTAAAAAAGCACAGCATTCATTTTCGCAATCTTCTTTTGATCTACCTTTAATGCCGGGTGCAAAAAATCCAGCCGGGACTGCTTCCCATTTATCAAAAGTGTGAAATATTCTAGTCTTATCATTAGTATTTTGAGTAATAGCCTCAAAATCAGCCGAAAAATCAAGTTCGTCATCATTAGAGGCTGTATCACTTTCCCAAGCAAGAGAGAATTCCACGTCTGAAAATAACCCAGATAAACCAGTTATTTGGCAAAGTCTTAATACTTCATCTTCCTCCATACCTAACTCTTTGCATATTCTTTCTGTTTTCCAATTTCTAGCTTTTAACTCTAACACTATTTCTGACATAGCGTCGATTGCATGTGTGCCACGTGCTCTATTGTGCCTAATAGTGGATGCCATACGATTAGATTTATCTGTTTGAGTATCCCTAACGGTTGTGACCGGCAAAAAACCATTGAGTGTTTCGGCTACTTTTTCAGATTGTTTGGCTACTTTTGATCTATGGAAACCGTCGATAATCTCTCGGCCTTTTTCTTCACTTACCCATGTTACGATTGGTTGGGTATAACCATCAGAAATAATTGATTGTTCCAATAATTTCAATTCTAGAGGGGCTACGGCGTTGGGATTATATTCATTCTTATGAACTTCTTTAATTGGAACCCATAAAACTAAGTCGATAGGATGATTTTTCATCGGTGATATTTTATTTAATGCAATTTTGACTTGGTTAATAGCTTCTACTAATTCATCGCCAGAATAATTAGAACTCAAAAAACTAGTTAAACCTTCAATCTCTTTTTTCATGTTTATCTCCTCGTAAAAGAAACCATAATTTTCTTTGTTCGGAAATTGAACGAATTTTAATACCATTTCTTACCAGAGACTTTCTGATTTGATTCCATCCATGATTTAGTTTTTGAGATATCTCACTAATACTTTGTCCTTCAATGTATAAAGTAGTAATAAGAGCTTCATCATCCAATTTTTTAGAGCTATTTAAACTCACCCTCTCCAATCTTTTATCAGTTTGTGCAGTTAAACCCTTATTCCAAGGAGATAACTTTTGCAATTTCTTAGTTCTAGAAATCTTTGCGATCGTTTCTTGTGAAAGGTGTTTATCAACATTACCCATTCCTATTTTTGCTCGAGTTTCTTTAGAATGTTTAATTATCTGCCGCTCTCTAGCCTGTTTAATCTTAGCCCTTGCTTCTATTGTATGAGTTTTTCCGAACATGGGATGCTGTTCTCCCGTTACCCTGTAAGCACTTTTGAGACTATTATATAGTAAGTTAGAATCGCGAAATAAATCTAGAAAAAATTGCTCTCGCTCCTCTAATCTATCAGTTTTTTCTATGCAGAAAAATTTAAATAAATTCTCTCCTTCTTTATTGAAGGCATACTGTAGATATTTACAAGCGTGTTTATTATTTCGGAGATAAGCCAGATGATTATTTTTTCGTTTACGGCAATTTTTAGACGAACCTATATAAAACTTACCACTTTTGCTGTTAATGATAAAATATACCCCTGATATATCCTCCATACTAGTTGATAAATAAGAAATTGATTCCGAACCTACATTTATAACTTTATGTTCTATCATATTTTAATCTTGGCCTAAATATTTTACCTGATTTTCATCTTCTAAATCCACTATAAATAAGTTATCGGCTTTATTTATAGCTTTCTTTAGTTTAAAATATTTTCCAGTTACTTTATCATAAAGTGCTAATTCTGCAGAGAAGTGGAACTCAACCTCACCCTTATCGGATTCGACTATAGTTCCTATCTTCCTGCAATTTTTTTCTGAAGTTGTTATTTCTTTGAAGCTCATTTTTATTTGATCTTACTGCGCCAGCGATCTAGTAATTCTTGATTAGAGCTTTTTTTACTCGTATCGACTGTAGTATCTGATGCAGCATGAGCAATTTTTCGAGGCTGCGAAGCTGGAATATCATCTTGTTCATAAAGAGGGTCTTCTGGAAGTTCTGAAAAAGAAGAATCTTCTTCTGAGGGCAATTCTGGAAGACTTGCTGCATCTGTTCTTCGTTCTTCATCTACTTCCAACTTGAATTGGTGTGCTTTTTGGCCTTTGAAGTCTCCTTTTTGAATACGTTCCATACCTACATATGTAATTCGTATTTGGTCACCCACTCGTACTTGACCAACTTCTAAAAGTCGTTCTAATTGGCCAGAAGGGTTGAGAGAGACGGTTTGTCCTGCTTCTTCTGCTACCAAGATAGAATATTTTCCAAATTTACTTGGAGTGCGATTCCGCCCTCGATAAGTACCTTCTGCAATCACATCCCCGGGTTTCGCTTCATCGCTTGTTGCTTCACGAACACCTCGTGGATCGGGAAGTTTTGGATACTTGTAACTTGCGGTAACTGATTTGTAAGCCATTTTGTTTACGCTCCGTAGTTTAATAGTTTACTGTTTACTAATTTGAATCACTCTTCTTAATTAGTCAAGAGTTTATTCTAAAAAACCTTTAAAAGGTTTAATTATCTCATCAAATCTAGTTTCTTTATCTGCTGTTCCAACTTGAATAAAACGCATATCTCCCACCGCATGTGCTTCCGTGACTTCAAAAAGTTGTTGGGTTGGGTTATTTCTAAAAATACCTATGGATTGCGCAAAACTGTCGGTACCTGACAGTGTCCCGTTAATAATCATCATTGCTCCAGACTCAGTGAGTGTGGCTAATGGAGTATGTACGTGACCGCACATTACGGCTGCAAACTTCCTATCACCTCCTAATTCAGAAGCGTTTAACTTAGCTATTTGAGTGTTTATACTTTTCATATTAAGAGAACTTCCTACATTGCCGGTGGAAAATACCGTATCGCCATGAGTAGAAAACAACATGTGGCCTTGAACCTCAAAAATATTATAGGGTGTCATGGGGATGTTAATTTTAACGTTCTTGCAGGTTTTTTCTATAATCAATTTAACAGCTAAACCTATAGTAGATTCGAGGGAGTCCCATTTTTGGGCACTAGCTCTACCCTTATCAGCTTTTGAAACCAAACGACCATGATTCCCGGTTCCCCACTCTATCACTACCTTACTGAAGTTATTAGCTAGGTAGGATATGGCCTGAACCATAATATCTACCGCGCCAGCGAATTGTATAGTCCAGAGATCTACCGCCCATTCTTGGTTATGAATCAAACCACCTATTAGATCGCCATTAACTACTAAAACTAGATCCGTCTCATTACGATAATGACGTTTATATTTAGCGATCTGCTCGGAAAAAAGAGCCATTCTACGAGAAGCAATTGTCCAGTTATATTCATTTACCCCACCTAGTTCTTTGGTATCTATATTAGTTCCAAAGTGTGTATCTGAAATATGAGCTACTATAGTTCTACTCTTTTTAACTTTTTTCTTGGAAGAACTTTTTATTGGTTTATGCATTTTTATGGGGTTTTTTTCAAGAACCTCTTTTAAAGTTCCTAGAATCTCATCTTGAATAAAATCACGTTGTCCATATTCCTTTTCTAATTTTTTTCTAAAGTTTCTTACTATCTTGGAACCCTGCTTCACGGTTGCATCAACTTGGGATGGAAAGTATAGATCCTTTAATGCGGCGAAACTTCCAAATTTTCTAATAGCCCAATCTGTCACATCTTCTTCATCATTTGCATAAAATTCAATCTTGGAAACCTCCGAGGGTTCCTTTTTTAAAAGTTTTGCAGTTTTCTTAAGAGATTTACAGAAAAGTTTCTGTACAGTGTCTTTTTCCACTTTTTTCATTAATAATCTCCTTGTATTTGAGCCATTATGAATCCTGAAATTTTCCAAACTATCAATCGCTTATTTTTATTGGATATTTTTTTAACGTCGGTAAAAAGGGCTTTAGCATTTTCATACCACACTCGATTAAAATCATCTAAAACCATTTCATTACTATTAACCAAATCAATAGCTTGTTGAAGATCATTTTTGAGTATGATTGAGCCTATTTTTGCACAGATAGCTGATAAACTTTCTTTCTGGGTAGGTGCCAAAACTTTATTGACAAAAAAATAAAGAATTAAAGCCTCTAACTCTGCTTGGAGTTTATAACCTAACAATTCTTTATTTTGTTTTGCGAATAGAAGACATCTTTCTGTCGCACTTTGTAGGCTAGCCTGAACATGATTAAAAGATTTAAGTGGGGCACTAATAAAAAATTTTTTATCTACGATAGGATGGGTTAAAAAAGCTTCTGTTTTATCTTCTGAAAATCCTACTACCTCATAGGTATTGGCCGCTGTTGAATACCTTCCAAGATCGATAGTTACCAAATCTTTGATTTTTATTTCCATCGCTCACCCTTATTCAACTTGGTTTTTTTATAAGTGCAATCTTCGCATATATCTAGTTTATATGACCCCAAAGCTATTTCTTTTACTGATTGACTTCCACATTTAGGGCAATGCTTTTTAAACTCTCTTGGTTCCTTCTTCTCTACTACTTCAAACTCTGTATCAACCTCAATATACTCTTGTTCGATGTATTTTCGCAATTCTTTTCTTAGTCGTGCAGCTTCCTTTCTAAGTTTATTATTTTCAGACCTGAGCTCATTAAAAGCTTCTTTTTTATCATTTTTATCTGAATTATTTATTTTTCTTTTACCCACATTTTGCCTCATCAAAGAAGTTTTTTTCTTCACTTTAGCTAGTGGTGGTTTTTCTTTATTCATGAAATATAATGGCTCCCCCAGCTGTGCACATCAATCCTGCTATTGATATGGCGGCTGACAGAGCAGTTTTAGTAACCTTTACCGGATCTATAACTCCAGATTCTATTCCGGGCACTATCAATCCTTTAGTGCCGTCATAGACCAATCCACGCTCATCGATAAAACCTTCTGCATACGCTGCTATAGAAGTTTCATCAACACCTAAGTTCTTCAATATTTGTTGAAAAGGAGCCCTTAAAGCTTTTTTAAGAATCATATTCCCAAAAGTGTCCTCATTTAGACCTTTAGAAATTCTAAGTAATGCCGAACCTCCTCCAGCTACGATACCACCTTCAATGGCTACTTTAGCAGCATTAACAGCATCTTCAATACGGTGATAAGCTTCTTTTATTTCTAAGTCTGTTAATCCCCCTACCCCTATTTTGGCTATTCCCTCACCTAAGTAAGAAATTCTATCTGCTATAATACTGGCGTCATAACTACTTTCTGCTTGAGTTTTTTGAACTTTAAGTTGTTCTATTCTAGCTAAAACTGCTTCTTCAGTTCCTTGGCCGCCATAAAGCGTTGCTGTATATTTGGTGATTACCACTTTATCTGTGAGTCCTAAATCATCGAATTCAGCACTAGCTAAGTTTCTATTACCATTGCCGAATCTATAACCACCCAAGAAAACAGCCATATCCTCATAAAACTGAGTTCTCACCGTGGTTGTGTGTGGCCCTTTCACCGCACAAACTCTTAACCCAAGTTCTGCCTTCCATATAAGAAGCGTTTGAATTATATCGGGAGTAAAATCATTAGCCACTAGGACTATAGGTGGCATTGTTTGTCCTAATTTCTTTTGAAGTTTATCTAGAAGATCCGCTACTCCTTTAGGATCTTCTAGTCTACCATCATAAAGTAGGATATAGGCATTTTCTGCTTCAAATTTGGTATTAGTAGAGTCGTTAAAAAACCGTTCTTGAGCTTCTGCACCACGTTGAAACTGATAACCTGCTACTATATCTAATGTATGGTCTTTGCCGGTACCTTCGTCAACTGTTACAACCCCCTCTACTCCGACTGATTCAAAAGCCTGTCTAATGAGTTTTCCTATAGCCTTATCACCATTGGCTGATATAGAGGCCACATGCTCCACCATATCCATGGAGGTGCATGGAATTGACATTTCTTCTAGTTTTTTAGAGACTTCTTTTAAGGTTTCTTCTAATTGATTTCTCACTACTTGTGGGTTTGCATGCTTTGCTTCTATCAATAAAAGGGCTTCTTTAAGAATTGCGTGACCTAGAACGATTGCTGTAGTTGTGCCGTCTCCAACCATTCTGTTGGTCTTGCGACATATATCTTTGATGGCTTGAAGTACTACATCTACCTCAGCATTAGAGTCATAACACTCATTAGCTACAGTTACACCGTCTTTTGTTATCATTGGGCCTAAGGGGTCTCCATTTGGCATTTGACCTTGGCGTTGAATTAAGATTGGTAGTCCCCCTGGCCCAAGGGTTTGAGCCACTATATCAGCCATTTTAGTAAAACCTTCTAAAATTGGCTTCTTCATTTCTTCTTTGCTTAGAATTTTACGTTTTATCATTATTTTTCCCTTTTTGTTTTTCTTCATTTAAAAATAGTTTATGAATTTTCGGTATTTGCGCTAATAACGACCTCTTTAAGAGTTTTTCCAATTTAGACTCTTCTTTTTTGGTACTTGGAAAAATCAATAACTTCATATTTATCCACCTTCTCCAAAATTAAGAATTCAAAATTGCCGAAAGTTGTGTAAAAATCTAATAACCCTTTACAATCATTTCTAATCTCTTTAATCGAGCCAAATATAACCTCTATTTTACTTAAATCATCAATAACAAGTTTGAGTTCGGAACCTACTTTAGGTATTTTAGGGCAAGTTCCAATAATACTCATAGCCTTACCTTCTGAACCTAACCACAGTATTTTCACTTTGAACATATTAAAACTTCCTGTACATTTCGAAAATGGATTCATTGAGTCTAGTTGATTCATTCAAATTCAAAGAATTTAGGACTTTTTCAGATTTATTTAGAATTTTCATATATTTCTTCAAAAGCTTACCTCTACTCAATTTACCTTTAATTTTTTCTTTATTGATTTCTACCTCTATAAACGCGCCAAGTTTATTGTTTTTTGGCCCATATACTGTGTAAAAAACATAGTTAACTTCTTTAAACTTGATCACATGAAAGGTTTTTATTATAGAGAAATTGAACTTATAACCTTCTATATTCATTAGACTTTCTACTATTTCTTTTGAAATCCTTTTTTCATCTAAAGGTAGATCTACTTCTATTCTAACCCAGTTATTTTTTTTTCGTAACTTTATTTTTTTTGTGAGTTCTGGGTTATCTCCTGCCCTATATCTATAAAACTCTTCTGCTGAAAATCTCTTAGAATAATAAAAATCAGGACTTTTTCCGGTGATTACTTCAAATTTTCTAGTTTTCATGAGATTACTTAAAGCTTTTTTGAAATCTCTAAGAGAGATCCCCTTTGCTTTATGTTTAAATTCTAATTCTAGAAAATGCATCAATTCACTTTCATATATTTTTTATACCTTAGCAAGATCAAGCAAGAAAATCCAGTCTATTTACTCTATCGGTATTTTTTATATAAACCTTTACTTTTATATCAATTTTATTATAAACTTGTTATATGATTAATATTCATATAAAAAATTCATTTTCTCAACTTTTGAATGTGGATTCAAAGACTATTTCTTTGGTTAGAACTAAC